TATACACCAAAGTGTCCTGTACGATATTTTTTTCTTAAAAAGTTGTAAAGTCGTATATATTAGATGATGAAAAATCATGTTCACCCTCTTCTACAGTTGCCCAATAGCCACAAGAGAAACATTGAATTTTAATTATTGTTTTATTTGTTGAGATATTATGCCCTTCAAAGCGTTTCATATAATCTCTTCTGCAATTAGGACACCTTATTTTGCTCAATCTACCTCACCCTCCTATTCCCTTGAAATTCACGTTTCCTATTAAAACCTTGTAATTAAATCCTCTATCATACCAGAATAAGCAAATGGACTATCAATAACTCTCTTTGAGTATTCAAACCTCTTTAGAAACTGCGCCACTTCTCTTATATCTGAATGATTTAATGGCACGAATTTTATAAAATCCATTTTTCCATGAATACATACAACTGCCCAACTATGATATTTATCCCTGGCAACATCAACACCAACATCGCATATATCATTCATTAGTTTTCTGCAATCGTCAGCAAGTTTTACTGTATTCTCTGCTACACTTTCTGCCTTTAAATAATTACCATATGCTTTATGTAATAAGTCTTCTGCTCTTGCTACAGAATCTTTTAACTCATTATATTTACTTTCAATATCTTGAATCTTCAGTAATTCATCAGCAAGCAGCCATTTTTTCAACTTGTCCTTTATCTTAATAATTTCACTTCCCTTCACACGAAAGATTTGTTTCCTCATTTCCATAATCAAAAATACTTTACACTAATATATCTGAGTACTCTAGCCATTCCTAATCCACCATACCTCACAGGTTTCATACAATAGAGCCAAAGTCTTGGGTGAGTCTTAAGTAGTCGCTGAAATCGGTTAACACCTTTCTCTAAATTACAACCATAGGCGCAAAATACACATCCCGTTCTAGTGTATCCTGTGCAATAATACTTACCATCCTCATCAATACATATTTCTCCATACACTGATGGATATGGTACATCAAAACGATATAGATATTCCAGGACATCATTTTCGGTCCAAAAGCTAATCGGCTGGCTGCTAGATTCCCCTTTATCAAAAGCATTGCAACCATTGTGTAACCACTCCGTTTTACGTTGTTTGCTCTCACAGGCCATGGTGCCAATTATAGGTATTCTCCTACTACTCTTGTTAAATCTTTTGGCCGGATTCTTCTTCATAATCTGACAGCACTTATTGGAAATATTAAATGGAGCATTGATAAGATACTTCCATTTCTGCATATTATAAACGCCTGTTTCACTGCCATTGAAACATCCGTAAGCCCAACAATCTTTACCAAGCTTCTTGACATCGTGAACCTGGCGGCTGACAGTTTTAGAGATAAGCGGATATCCTTCAGTCAACACCACATCTCTAAATGATATACGCTTACCAGATTTATCTCTCGGATAATCTACCATCACTTCAACTTCAATACCATATCTGTTTCTTAAATAAGTTGGAAACTCTTTGACATGTTTTTTGACTTCTGGAAATTCAAGACCTGTATCCGAGAACCATAGAACCAATTTACAGTTTAGTACTTTACATACCCTGGCTGTCAAATCAGCCAATACGCTACTATCCTTGCCTCCACTAAAGGAGACGTAACACATATTCTTATATATTTTATATGCTTCTAATATCCTGGTCTGGCTTACCTGAATTTTTCTTTCCAGACTCCAGGACTGCATAATCTTTAAATCTGTCCCTGTATATTTGCTTTCTACCAATATGTACTTTCCTCACGCAATTTATTACTATTGTTCACCCAGTTTGTCAGCTCCTCTTGCACTCCCACTAACAATCCGTATTTTATCTATAGTATTATCTTCTTTTGTTACTGTTGCAATAATTCCAATGCACTTATTCATTAGTAATGGGAAATCATTAAAATCTCTCCCACCAGCCACAATAATCCTTAACTCTTTCATTACTCCTCCCATCATCGCTGAAAACTCGACTTCATACCTATACTAATCTGGCATAAGCCCAGTAACATAATTATCAATATCTCTGTGTGCTTCTTCTAAAGTAATGTCTCCTTCTACATGTTTATAAATCTGACACATAAAATCATAAGCATTCCACCGTAGAAATAGTGCCAGATATGTATACGTCTTTGCACTTCCTCTTGGTTGAATAGGACAACCATTGGGAAATAAGCTATGACGTTCTTCCATAAGTTGTGCTATCAAAACCTCATTCATATATTCTCATCACACGAAACCGAAATTTCAGCCTATATCAGAATTCTAACTGTACTAAAATCCGAATCTTTAAAGGTTTTATTCCTATATTGAGCCAAACACATCCTATTACTATATAACCCGACAGTAAAAGTTTGTTCATCTTTTAACTTTGAAACGATGTTAATATATAAATTTGGATAAAAAGGTTTATCATTTTCTTTGCACCATGCCAATACCTCATATACATTTTCGTCTTCTAAAAACTCGTCATCTACCACGTCACCATTGGCGTCTTCACCCTCAACGATTTCAAAATACCTTTCAAATTCATCGTATGACATACACCCTAAATGAACACCCTCACCAAATTTAAAACTAATAATGCCATCTTCTGAAATGTCAACTATATCGCACACCTCACCAACATTTGTGAATGCTCCCATAGGTTTTACTAATCTAATTTTATCTTCCTTAGTCATGCTGTTACCTCTTCTTTCTTGTTTGAAAATTTCTTGTTCCAATTATCAATTACCTTTTGTTCTTCATCCGTCACATCGTTATTAAATCTTCGTTTTGCTTGCACAATTCTATCGTTTCTAATTTCTATCGTTACAAGGCTTTCATCTGGAGCGGATTTCTTTCTTAAAAACATAATATGACATTTTCCATCAATAACCTTATCGATGTACGATGATACGCAATTATTTTGCTGTACAGATTCATCCTTAATATCCTGTATATTTTCTGGATAAATGAATTGATAATCCCCAAAAGTACATTCGTACTTTTTCATAATTCTCTTTTTAAAAAGATCTTCTGAAAATTCTTTTTTCATTCTGTTGTAATTTCTACAAGCAATCTTATGAGTCGTAAGAAAATGACGAGGATATTTATCAAATTTATCGCTGATAGTGTTCATCATTTTTGCGTAATCATATAATTCTTTGATAAGATACCCCATATCCTCCATAGCTTCATAAGTTTTAAGTTGATCAGCATATAAGAATAATGCTTTCGCAGTATATCCAAAATAATTTATAAGTAAATCAAAATATGTATAATAATCATAACTTAATGTTTCTCTATTATATTCCAACTCATCTCTTGTCCATAATTTATAAATATCTCTATCATCTAAGCTCATATATTCAAGATGGTATCCTAAAATAATAGCATTTGGATTTTTCTTATAATATTCCAAGATACTATTTGACAACTGGATTGCATGCGTTCTACATAATTTAATTAACGCTTTAGGAATATCATTTATTTTATACTTAAAACTTCTTCCGCTACACAAAATATCATCAATCCCAGCAGAAAATAGCTGTTCGTAATTTTCATATCGTTGGACTCTATCAAGAATTGTTCCTATGTTTTCTATAGGATATGGCTCTTGTCTCTGAACAAAAGCTAAGAATTTAGCATATTTTTGATCATCACAACAAGCAAATAAATTCTCGATTGATAGTCCTCTTAATTGTCCACACAGTTTCCCCACTGGCTTACCCTTAATTCCAATTGCTGTTTTAGTAGCAAAATCATATTTTGCAGTTCTTCCATCTTCAAAGTCAAAGATGAGATATTGTTTCTCTTTATAAACCCTCGTTGGTAACGACCTCCTTCTGAATATTTTTTGAAATACTACATGCGGTTGTGAAGCCGCACGTAGCCCATTACTTTTTTATTCAGTGATACTTATAATAGGAGTAGAGCCACCCTGAACCTTTGGAACCTTACCATCTCTGCCTCCCTCTATACTTTATTCTCTTAAAACTCAGTCTAAATGTTTGTTTTAACTGCTCTCTTCATTTTTACTATCTTGTTCGTACCAAGCATCCAGAACTGTCAGATACATATCCCCTAATTTGGTCAACCAACATCCTCCGATTCCACTTCCATGCTCTAAAATATCTTTTGAATCTAACATGTATAAAATGAACTGTAACACTCCATAATCCAGGTCATTTGCTGTATCCAAGTTAAGATCGCTATAATATTTTTCTTGTACTGATTCAAATGCTACTTTTTTATTTTGCCAATCCTTCCTGATATGAAGAACCCTCCGGATCACCTCATGAGTATCTTCAGGAACACCACAACCGCACATACCTACAATTTCGTATGAAAAGAAATCCATCAGTTCCTTAATGAGAGATTCTTCATACCATTCTTCTCTACAGCCATTTATCACAACATTGTTACATGATATACAACTGCCTGGATATTTCTCTATTATCCATTCTGCTATTTCGCTTAATTTCATACTTCTCCCTTCTTTTCACGGAAGAAATGAAAATTTCATTGCTCAATAACTTTTAACATACTAATAGGAATTTTTCTAATCTCACCGCCAGCCAATTGAACAATTCCATATGTACCCCAAAAATTACTCGTCGTATCAATCCACTCTCCTGTTTCGTTATTGCAGGCATGACACGGTGGCAGTTCATTACAATATACCGCCATGTCAAGACACATTCGACACTCACTACTTGATTTTTGAATCTCTACATTCTTCATTCACAATCTCCTTGAATCTCTTTCTATTTCCTGCAACACACATAGTGCATAAATCATTTTTAGGTTTACATTTAGGCGGTTTGTTTTCAAACCATTCCATGTATGGACACATTATTTAACCCCTTTCCGATCTGCTTTTGTCTTCTTCCTTGCTTCCTTCTCGGCTTTTAACTGATTGTCCAGTTTTGCCATAATACTCGTCATCTTTGCAAATTCTGTTCTCGGTTTTCTTTTACTGTTGTTCTTTCCCATTGTTTTATTCTCCTTTATTAATCCACTCTTCTACTTTCTTATCGTTTAACTCATCATAGAAATACTTATACCCAAGCAACCTCGGATAATCGCAATTATCCATGCGTTCCCACATTAGATATTCACACCAGTTTGGTTCATTGAACTCTATTTCCGGATGATATTTCTCCAATTTCTTATTCAGTTTCCAGTTATTGTGATTTTCCGTCCTATACCATGAAGGATTTTCATGCATATTACCATAACAGTCATTATTATTACGAATGATTGTACTTTGCTCATAATCTTTGATTTCAACAAGTACATCTTCTACGGATATTCTTTTTGCCAAACGACATATCCACTTCTGGAACTGTTTATAAGTCTGTTCAAATTCTCTATCACGCAAAGAACCATCCACAACTAAAATGTATTCAGATTGAACCCGCAACCAACCTCGTTTCCGACTCCTATCGCCGGAACTATCTCTTAGATTGTTCGTTACTCGCCCAAACTCATCGCAAGAACATGAACTATCAGTTCCTTCTTTTTGAATCACATAAACATTCATATCTCGTTCCGATCCAGATACCACCGGAAGATGTTCTAAAACGGTATCAAGTATATACCTCTTTTCTGCTTGAGTCCTTCCCATTGGACTGACTACTATTGTCCCATGTACATATGTCCACCAACTCATACTTATCAATTCCTTCCTATGTATTTAGAATGAAAGATTCAATTCATGTCTCAATTTCTTCGATTATCAACATATTAGATATATGTCCAGGCGTCCCACATTCAGTTGCAAGTGTCGGCGCATAATCTGTTATTTCTCTGCAATTATATCTGCTGCTCTATTTTTCCATCTGAATTGTATCTACCACGCATAGCGGCACCAACCGCAATATAGCAATCTTTTTGAACAGTCGTTATTGTATTGCATAATCCATCTGTCCTAAGAGTATATTCTCTCATATTACATCGTCTTTCCTTAATTTCTCCGGCTTCGTATTGCTTACGGATTTTCTTTGCGTATTCTGTGCGTTGATATTTAAGACATGCAGGTAAGATATCTCCACAAGCAGAACTTACTCCACTTGTGGTTTGGTAAAATTTTCAGAATTCATTTTCTCATCATAACAAACGTATGTATTATCGTACTGAGCCTTGTAAAGATGTTCTGCTATAAGTTCAATGCAGTTTGTAACTATTGAATTGCCCGCTTGTTTATATAGATGTGTATCTGCAATACCTATATCAGTACATGATCTTACATCATTATCATTAAATCCCATTAATCTCCAACACTCCAACGGAGTTAATTTACGAATGCGAATTCCAGTTTTATACCAACCAGTTTTAGCACCACCGCCCCCAGCTTCAGATTTGAGCGTTCTTGCAAGATTGTCAGAATATACTCTGTTTGCATCTCCATTATAATCATTTATGTAACCAATTTGTTTTAGCTTATTATCATTTTCTAATTCTAGGATTGCTGTGCCTTCTGATTTTCTATTACTAATACCCCTATCCTCTCTTGTTGTTAAACAATTTGCATATTTTATAAACGATGTGTCATTAATTGATTTATCTATTCCACACAGTATCTTAGGCTGATTATTGTGACCTGCTACCAATGTTTTTGATATACCTGTAGGATCAACAACCACACCATCTTGTGACGAATTAACGCATCCAACTGTTATGATTTTTACCGGTTCTTTGTAGTCAGTAGCTCTTAATCCTTGGCTAATACCTTCACTATCAAGCACTCTAACTCTGTCTTGAACTTTTTTATCCGGATTAATTGAACCAGCTACTAAAATATCATTTCCCTTATTTTTATCAAACAATTGAAATTTTCTAGTAGCAACATCACTTAAATAATACTTATCTTCAACAGTATCCTCTAACATATCTTTTAACCTTAATCCATTGTCAAATGGAAGAGGAAATTTAAAAGATTTATTATCAATATCTTTACGAATCGAAATTACAAAAACTCTTTCTCTATTTTGAGGTATCCCACAATCTTTACCGTTCAAAACATCCCAGTATGTATTAAAACCAAGTTCGTCCATAACATCTATTAAGTCATTAAAATCATTAATAAATTTCTTGCTAACAAGATTTTTAACGTTTTCAAACATAACATATTGTGGTAGCGTTTTATTATTTTTTGCTTTTTCAAGTAATTTTATGTTATCCCATAATAAACTACTTCTTGTACCACTATCTGGTTTTAACCCCTTCATCTTTCCTGCGACAGAAATATCCTGGCAGCAAAAGCTGATTGTCCAAAGGTCTGCATATGGTAATTCTTCAACTTTGCTAATATCCCCAAGATTATTTGTTAATTTACATGCTAACCAATATTTTTCTAAATCATTTTTCTTCCTTTTAACCAACTTAAACCAATCAAAATACTTATTTTTCTCCGGATCATATCCTAAATTAATATCCATTAGATATTGTGCCATCGTGTCTCTTGATGGATAATCTGTATAACTTTCTACCATTTCATTTGTTAGTCCACAATGAATGGCTGCATATGATACTACTGCTTCTTTTGAAATATCTGATGTGCTTAATACTTCTATGTCAAATAAGTTACTATTTCTAAAACCTCTCTCTTGTGCTCCTATTCCAGAAAATAAAATATTAGCTGTTAATTTTACTTTCTCTTTTAAACTATTTCTTTCTTCTATACTCATTAAATCCTTAAATTACAAGGATTGCGCAATCTCTAATAACCGGTATTTATGTAATGTTCCCTTTCTTCTGTTTTGTGTGCTATACAAAAATGTTTGCAACCATTGATATATAGTCTGTTTAGTTATTCTCTTTTTTCACTTCCAATAAAAGAAATATTTATTATCTTTTATATATTCTCTTTGTTGTCTACGCATTCTTCTGTTAATCAATTCATTATGGAATCTCTTTGAGTGGTCTGAGTCCATAATAGGTTCTAATGACCCGTCTTTTCTTAATTTGAAAACTGCGTAGCCATCCTTTATTGGATCACACTGTTTATAACAAAATTTACCAACTTTCTGCTTTATATAAACAGAGGGGTATGGTAAAATCCGAACTCTTTTCTGAATGAAATATATTCCCAGTATGGATGATTCATTTGTAGCAAATTCTCTCTTGCTGTTTTTCTTACTTCTTTTAATTTCAAAACTACCAACTCCATTTTCGACTTGAGTAACATTTCTTCTTATTTAACATCTACTTCTCCGAAATCTAATTTATTGCATATGGCAATCGGAATCCCATAAAATTCATCGAATGTCCCTTCACTCCCTATCTCCTTACTAACATGTCCATCATTACACTTGGTCATTAACGCACATCTAGTAGCTGAACTCATAACCAAATAAGAATCATCTTTTCTGTAATTTGTCATATTTGTATAGTCTACAATAGCAGCCATCAATTTACTTACATCTATACTTCTTTTAATATCAACTCTCAATTTTTACCTCCGCTACGCCGTCTCTAACACGTTACAAACGCCCTCAATAATCTTGTCTCTCAAGTCCTTGCAAAATTCTTCAAGTAACACAACATCTTTTTCCCAATCATGAATCATCAGTTCATCCCACGAAAAAATTGTCCCTGATTTATTTAAATTTTAATTCTCCTTCCTTCAAAATGGTTCAACCACCTTTTCAAAATCCTCATTACTAATTCCAAATGCTTCATAATCGTACATCCAATGAGAGATGTCAGCCCTCTTACCTCTGATAACAGGGTCGTTTTTAGTTGGTTTCAATATATCTATATGGCTACCATTTTTGAAGTTAATTACCGTCTTCCCAACTTCTGATATTTCTCTTTTAACAATTTCATATTTATTAATAATTCTCTTAATTTCATCAAAATATTCTTTTGAATATTCCTCACATGAAAATGCTATTCCGATACAAGATTCAGGATAAAGGATAGCTCTAAAAACTGCTTCTATTCCTTTAATATACATACAATCGCCATTTTCTTACTCAAAATGAAAGTCATATTTCATGACTAACTATTCTATTTTTACTCCTATATATTCTAACACTTCTCTCATACCAAGGCCGCCATCTGATACAGGTTTCATGCAAAAATACCATAGTTCCGGATGAGTTTTCTTCAACATCTGAAATCTATTTGGCTCTTTTTCTAAATGGCAACCATAGCCACAGAAAATACAACCGGTTCTTTTATATCCTGTCGTATACCATTTACCAGTTTCATCCTGTTTAATTTCTCCATATACTGATGGATATGGTAAATGGTATGTAGCTATGTATTCTAATACATTTTGTTCAGTCCAAAATGACATTGGCTGACTTCTTTGTTCTTTTCCTTCAAAAGCATTGCACCCATATTTTATCCAATTTAATTTTCTATTAACGCTCTCTTCTGTCATTGTACCAAATATTGGTTTTAATCCTGTTCTTTTAGCAAAATTTTTGTTAGGAGTTTTCTTTAGTTTTGTACAACAATAGTCAGATATCTTAAAAGGTGCATCTACAAGAAACCACCATTTACCATTTCCTCCAAACAAAGTATTTTCTATTTCCCCACTTAAATATTTTGCTCTTGTACACGTCTGATCATTTTTTGCGCTATTGACATATCCAGATATTCTCTTACTAATAATTGGATAACCGTAATTCAAAACAACATCTTTAAATAATATTCTTTTTCCTTTTCTGTCTCTTGGGTATTCTATTATTGTTTCAACATCTAATCCTTCAAATTCTTTTTTCAAGAAATCACCATATGTCTTTACGTGTTCTCGTAATTCAGGAAATTCTAATCCTGTATCTGAAAACCACAATACTAATTTACAATGGAACATGTCACAAACTTGTGCAGCTATATAAGCCAATACTGTACTATCTTTCCCACCACTGAATGATACATAACACTTTTTATCATTTCTCAAATACCACTCCATCAGTCTTGCTTGTGTGACTCCAACCTTTTCACCTAAGGTCATTGATTGAAGTGTTTTAAGTTGTTCAAGAGTGTGCTTATTATCATATGAATTAAAATTTTTATCTTCTTCTCTATTCAAATCTCTTTAATTTACAAGGAGAATATTCTCATCTTTACCGGTAATACTTGTATTCCCTTCCTTATAATCATTGAATTTACAGCGTTTGCAACCGCTAAAACTCTGTTGAAAATTTTATTTTCTACCTACTTATTCTCTTTTTCTTCTCTAAATTTCTTTTCAAAATACTCAATGCCCTTGCCTTTATACGGAACCTGGCATGTATCTTCGTACCATTTCAGTTTATCCCAATATCCCGGCAGTTTCTCGTAAATATTACGAAGCTCTTTCTGATTCTTATTCCCACAACACCAACAAGAAACCCTATCCAAAAGCACATATAACTCATATCCATTTTCCTGCCAGCTCCATCCGTTTTCATAACAATATTGCAAACAGTCTTTCTCCGACATATTTCATTCAGAAAGTGGATAAACTTTTATATTCTTGTCACGCTTAGTTCTATACTTCTCTATTCGCTGTGGTTCATCAGCAGCTACGCCAACATATTCTACAATTACTTCATTACCATAATTCTCTTTGTAGTGTTTTTTAATTGCAGATAATTTTCCAGAAGTTCCCCATCTAGCCATTCCACCACACCAATTATACCCGCGTTTAATAAGTCCACTTCTGGCCTTTACTTCTTTTTCAAATGCACGATATGTAAAAGGAAGAACATCTTTTAACACTGTAAACTTAATTTTCTTTTCTTCTAAAATCTTAGATAGTTTATCTCTATTATTATAAATTGCCTGGAACTCCATTTCCGTGTCATAAAAGATAACCTCATCTAACGGATATCCTTTTTCAATCAACAATAGAACCATTGCTAAACTATCTTTCCCAAAACTACAGCTTGCTATATACTTCATACCAGCCACTTACCTTATGGTGCGTGGTAAACGATATACCCTCCCATGCCCACAATTAAGTGGGCGCTGCTATTATCGTCTTTATGTTGAGTTATGCAGTCTCACAACAACCGGTTTCACCGTATAGGTATTACTCCTTCCTATTTTTTATTTTCATTTTCAACTTCTCTCTTAAACCTTTCTTCTAGTTCAAACACTGATTTACCTTCGCCTTTCATAGGCTCGTCAATCCTGCTTTGCAACCCTTTCAGCATCTTCCAATATTTAGGAAGATATAAATACATATTTTTAAGTTCTTTAAGATTTTTGTTTCTACACGACCAGCAACTTACACGGTCTAATATAGAATACAAATCAACTCCGTCCTCTTCCCAAGTGATATCGTGCTTGTAACAATAATCAAGACAATCCTTTTCAGACATATTCCACTCTGATAAAGGAGCTATTTTGTTGTAATCTAACTTCTGAAGTCTCTTAGTTTCATCTGATGCTATACCAACGTACACAATAGAATCTTTCGTATATTTGTTGCATATTGCTTGTTTTTTAAATGTATGCCATCTACAAGTTCCACCACAATATCCATCTCCATATACTATTTCTCCAGTTCTCTTTTTCTTTTCACGAATAAGCATGTCTATCCAAAACGGATTTTCGGGTTTTAATTCTGTATATTTAATGTTATTCTCTTCTAACACCGGAATAATTTTATCTCTCACATCATAAACTGCTTTAAACTCCATGCCAGTATCGTAAAATATCACTTCGTCAAGAGGATATTTTTTCTCAATTAACATCAATATCATAGCTGTGCTGTCTTTCCCCCAGCTACAACTTGCAATATATTTTTCTTTCACACCAACCACTAACCATATTCTAGTCAATGGTAATTATCTTCTGCTGACAAATCGGCCAATTGTTATACTTTTACTATCACACACATTAATCTGAATTGTGATAAACCTAGTTTCACTAGGATAAGGTGTTACTCCTTTCTTTTCTTCTCATTGTCTTATTCCTACTTTCTTACTTTTCCAATTAAATTGAATTTTTATCTAATATACGTAAATAACTTTTCAACCCTTATATTGTTTTTATCATCCTTATTTTTGTTACTATCCAATAATGTCTTGGTTTCTTTTTGCCAAATGCAAGTAAAATCATCAGGCATTGAATATTCACTTATCAAAACTGTATTATTCATGCTCGCTACTTTTACCCATTCATAAAATTCTTCATATGAGAACGAATTAGTAGCGTATTTAGTAGTTCCACGATAAGGGATATCACAATAGATTACATAGTTTTTGATTTTTTTAAGTGGTATCGCTTGAAAATTCAAATTTATAAACTTTACATCTTTGATGTTTGGTATCTGTTTTTTTAAGTTTCTAATAGCACCAGCAGACCATTTCCTGCTATTATCACCTTTAGAATCTCTTGCATAACCACCGAAATATTTTGCACCGAAACTTGCACAAAATCCTACAAGACCTAAGTACCAATCTGGATAATTTTCTTTGTTCTGCTGAACTTCCTTATATTCATTCTCTAAGATTCTTTCTGGCAATTCAGTTTCATGTTCCTGTGCATATTTTAATAATTCGATCAACTGTTTATGTATGTCACAACCTATTCTTTTCTTATGCTTAATCTTATCAATCATGTTTGCACCACCAACAAAAGGCTCTAGATAACCATTTGTGTCATCAGTTATATAAGACTGAATAATTGGCGCTAAATCCTTACTTAATTTGTTCTTACTTCCAACGTATCTTATTTTTTATTTCCCAGAAAGTGACATGTCCTTAGTAGCTACCTAACTTTTTCCTTTCTGATTTTCTTTTATAAAGACTTAAAATCAACCTTTTATCTAGTCATCAACGGTCTTTCATATGTAACCAATTTTTCTACAATGAGATCCTTTGGCAACAAATCTCTGCAAAAATATGCAGTCGCAAAAGGACTACCTTTTACCACACTATCCATATGATTTTTATCATGGTAACAAACTCTTGCATCAAAACTAAGAATCTGGATACCTTGTTTGAAATATTTGTATCTCGTTTTGCCTTGTAATGAGTTCAATGGCAACAAGATAGCAAACGGTTTGTTGAAAGAATATAATCGTTCTAATACCTTGTCCTTAATTGAAAAAGGAGGATTACTGACGATAATATCCCACTCATCCGGCTCATACTCAAAGAAATCTTGTCCTTCTGCCAATGAACTTCTTACTACTTTAAATCCTTCTTCTTTTAATCTCTGATAAAATGCTGACCATTCACAATCCCACGGGCACCAAATAATCTTATCTTTTGAAAGATATTTAATAATCGGATCTACCGCATAGGCAGGCGTAAATAAATCATCCTGCTTTTTATTTGAAGTCAAATACCCTATATTTAATCCTATAAATATCACTCCTTTGCTATTTAATTCTCTTTTATTGGAAATTACACACTAGATTAAGTATGTTTAGAATTATATGATAACCTTAATCGTCGGATTATCAGTCGTTATTAGGAGTAGAGCAGACTATCTACTTTTTAATTCTCTACTTGATACTCACAAAACGCATAGAACCAATCAATTTTTCCATCAAGTTCCTGTACCTGTTTTCTTAATTCGTTTTCTTTCTTCTTACTGTCTGTTCGCTGGCACCTCTTCCACAAATCGTCTCTCTGTTTCTTCAGTTCAAGGTATTCTTCCGTCCTGTCTTCCTCACCAATCACAACAATCTCAATAGGTTCTCCACAATGAGGACAGAACTTAATCGGATAATAATATTCATTCTCCCATTCATCTTCCCAATCTTTAACTGTTTCAGAAAGCCAAGAAGCAAAATGAGGAAGTGTAATATTGTCATCGTCATAAGTGTCGTAGAAATCATACGTAGATGATTCTTCCGTAAATTCTATTGTTCTGTTTTTAGTAATTGCTTCACAGCAATATTTGAATGGTTTGTACTTATATGATACAGAGCCATCGAATTTTAGTTTAATCAATTCAATTTTTATCTTTCTCACCTCCAGTAAGTATCTCATCCAATGTTACAGGTTCATAATTCCATAGCATACACCCGACATTGTGAATTTGATTTGTAAATCCTTTATCATTCAGTTCTTTTGCTATCCTCAATTCCTCATAATGCTCTTTCGTATTATGTGAATGACCATGAAGTAAAATGGAACCATAATAATGTGCGTTATAGAACGGCATAAAATAATGACTCAAGATACATCTCTTAACTTCTCCGTTTTGAAGAGTTACCTTAATGTCATCATAATCTTTAATTGCTTCAAACAAATCCTTATACTTCCTACTTGCATTTCTAAAATCATGGTTGCCAAGAACTAATCTCTTATGTCCATTGAGTTTCTTTAAGAACTCAATATGTTCATCACCTTGTTTCCACGTATAATCACCTAGAATGTATACAGTATCATCTTTCGATACTTTACTATTCCAACGTTTTAACATTTCATTACACATGTCTTCCATTGTATTCCACGGTCTATTATCAAAACGCAGCACATTATTATGAAAGAAATGAGTGTCACTAGTAAAAAGTACCGCCATCTAAACACCTTCTTTCTATTCCTTAATCCAACCGTCTGTAATTCCAGTCATATAATAAATCAAATCATCTTTTGTATTATTTAATTCTCCGTCTATGACTTTATTCAGAATTACATCTAACCAAAAACCGATGTCTTTACCTTCTTTTATCATCATGGCTTTCTTCACATCGTTTCCATCAATTGCTAAATCTTTCAATGAAAAACACGGCTTCTCCGATAGAACTTCTTCTAATAATGATTCAATATCAAATACTTTCTGTAATCTTTCATTCTCATAATCAGAATTTTGACCTTTAATATCCGCTTTCCGTACTTGAAGAAGTCTTCTAAACTGTAATTTTCCTATCTTATTCAGCCATCTCTTAATATATTTTTTGCCGACTTCAAAGGTAGCATCGTGATAATGAATCAGTTCTACAACAGCATTTCTTGTGTCATTATCAAACCTCATACGTTTCATAATTTCATCAGTCATATCTGCACTGACTCTACCATGTCCTTTAAAGTGTCTAACACCATCTTCTCCATCCTGATATGAATGAGGTTTGCCAATATCATGAAAAAATACGGCTAATTTTACAATTAATTCTTCATATTCACAATTTTCAACCGCATGGATGGTATGATCCCATACATTATATTTGTGGTGTGGGTTATTTTGCGGAAAATCAAACATATCTTTTAACTCTGGAATAAATAATGCAAATACATCACGATACAATACCATTTGTATGCACATACTGTTTGACGATAAAATTTTACAAAATTCACTATTGATTCTTTCAATAGATATATTCTCTAAATTTTTATACTGTTGATGAATTTCCCAATCTGTTTCAGGCATCATTACAAAATCAAGTTGGGAAGCAAATCGAATTGCTCTTAATATTCTTAATGCATCTTCTGAAAATCTGTCTTTTGCAGAACCAACACAGTTTATCTTCTTATACTTGGTATCTTCCATCCCACCAAACGGATCAATTAGACCAGCTTCGTCATTATAAGCCATTGCATTGATTGTAAAATCCCTGCGCTTCAAATCTTCAATGAGATTATCTGTAAAAGTTACGATATCTGATCTTCTATGATCAGAATAATCTCCATCCAGTCGATAGGTTGTAATTTCATATGGTTCGCCATTCGCAACAACTGTAATTGTTCCGTGTTGCAATCCAGTTTCAATTACCTTCTTATTTTTAAAAATGTCTAACATCTCCGAAGGAGTTGCTGACGTACAAATATCCCAATCACTAGGTGCTCTACCTAAAATACTATCTCTAACACAGCCTCCGACTACATATGCCTCATAGCCATGTTCTTGTAAAATATGAATCAAATCATATGCATCTTGCGGTATGCTTATTTTAAAATTCACCTTTTACCACCCTTTCATTAACACTTGCAGTAAATTCCTTAATTCTATCATAATCAGGATTGTCTGGTAAACTTGTATTCTCTTTTGCATATTCCAATTTCTTTTCAAAATCATCTACCATTTCATAGAATTCTGGAATAGGTTGGTTATTGTCGTCAAGATATTTGCCATTACGAATATCCATAAGCACGTCATGATCTGCTTCTCTATATGTTATTATTTTCTCTTTTTCAAGAATATCTAAGCACATAAGATATAAACGAATTAGATGCATCATATGCTTTCCGAGTTTACCATGTTCGATTGCGTTTTTATTTCTCTTTCCAATCTTGGAGTAATCATTAACAACATTATTCATTTCAGACCACATGGCTTTGTAATCTCTCAATGGATAATGATGTAAATTCACATCCATAAAGATTTCAGAATCATATTCTTCCTGTTCTGACTTATCAATATACAATTTGATACTGTCTTCACTAAACGAAAAATACTTTTCTGGAAATGTATGATAAGCGTTCATAATACTGTTCAGTATATGTTTCTCTCTTTGTTCTTGATTTACAAGTCTTACTGCTTTGTTATCGAGTCTACGAAGCTGCGCTGTCGCATATCCTCCAAATGAATAAACCGCTCTCTTAGATAAGAATAAATGTGCATTATCAAGTAATTCCTGACCTATATGAGATACATAGAAATAGTGTTCTGGCTTATTACCAAGCATCTCAATTGTATTAGGATTTACATTACTCAATAATGCAACAAGTTTATTGAATGAATAAATCGTGGTATCAGTCGCTTCATTTACAAACTGCTCAAAATTCTCATTAGTAAGAATCTGCATTTTACTATTCAAAGAACAACCACGAATATCCAAATCACTATTCTCATTGTTTGTTCCATAAGCATAACTGCCACCTAATGTAAGAAGTATGATGTTATTACCTAGATTTCTGTCAGTTTTAAGGAATCCATACTCATCTGATCGTAATTTTTCTTTAATCTTTTCTAATGTCATATTCTTTTCTCACTTTCTGCTTGTATTGTTATCTATTTTACATTATAATTATCATTAATGGTAGTCACCTAGACATGCTTTACTTATTAGAAACGAGCCTCCCATTCAGCTTACAATGCTACTCATACAAAGGAGGTGATAAGACATGGGCAATGTACCTATGGCGCATGTCCGTGCGTACTGGCGGTTCCGCTGTTATCAGTGGGAATTCGTACATGAACACCTGCGTCACTATCCAACCCGATAGATGATTGCAGTGGTGACTATCTATAACATGGTTCATTTCCCATATTACGAATCCATCTCAGGACTTAAAATGTGGCTTTTAAGGTACTAATAGAAATCTAAGCGAATTAATAATGTTTACCACTAATGCCAATATGCAAACCACTAAACTATAAAGTGTTCCTATCCATATAGATTCTTTTTTAATCTTTTTGTACACCGGATATCCAATGAGCCAAATTATATAAATCAATACACTAATCCAAAATATCACCTGCATTTTCTTTTCCTTTCAAATATATACAAAATCGTTAATTCATTCCTTTAACACCACCACAATATATTTGTCCATCTCATGTCCCAATTTCACACAATTTCCATGAGATATGTGATTTTTCCATGCGTTATATGATTCATCAAACTTTTCTCTATTTAATTTTCCTTTTTTAACTAAATAAGCCATTCTCTTAAATCTCTTTTTAGCAACTCTTTTATTTTCGTTTTTCAACTTTCGTATAACCTTACCATCAACCGTAACGTATGTATGAAATCCACAAAATTTAATGCCATTCTTGAAAGGTATAATCTGTGTCTTTCCATTTAACTCAAGTCCAAGACTATGAGCAAATTCATATATTGTAGACAGACACCATTTCGCATATTCTTTCGATTCAACAATCAAGTAGAAATCGTCCATATACCTTCCATAATATTTCACACCTAATTCTCCTGTGATAAAATGGTCAAGTCCCGATAAATATAAAAGTGCAAACACTTGACTTACTTGATTTCCTAATGGAAGACCGACTCCTTCTGTACTGTCAATAAATTTCTCACACAGCCAGTATACATCGTCATCCCTTACAAAATATCGCACCATATCCTTCAATATGTCATGGTCAATACTGTAAAAGAATTTGTTAATATCAGCTTTTACAAACCAACAATCGTACCCATACTTATGATAAGCTAGATACATTTGTGCTCTAAGCCAATCCAAACCATACAATGTACCTTTTCCTATTTGACCAGCAAAATTATTAAGTATAAATTCAGCCTTTAAACATGGCAAGAGTACATCGTCGCATAAACTATGTTGCACTATTTTATCTACAAATGAACCCGCTTTAATAATTCTCTCTTTTGGTTCATAAATCGTAAACTCATTATACTTTCCAACTTCATATGTCTTTGTTTCTAATCTTCTCTTTATCTGATGAATTCCATCAAGTGCAGCAATTTGAAATCGTTGTCTACTTTTAGAAAATCCTTTACCCGATTTAGATTTTATATATGCTTGATACAAATTTCCAAAATCAGTTATCTTCTCGAAATCAGTTTTACTTTCTATCATAATATTGTATTCCTTTATATTTATCCTGCCTCTTACGAGACAGGAAGGGTTGTCTATTCTTTTGATGATGGGACTCTAATTTCGGTGTTTCTCCTACTCTCTCTCGTCTTCCATCCCAGAACGGGCGAACACTCCTATCGTTCCAATCGCAGTCGTTGTAGTTCACGTTGCCGTTGGAGTTGACATACTGGACGTAAGAAGCCATACAATAGATAACCCGCAAAGCTCATCTCTGTTTATCTTTCGAGCGCCAAGCTATGGTCATGTACTTTATATCATCAATTTGCTTTTGCCAATATGACACCGTGTCAGTTCCAATCAAATTCATGTTCATTGATAGTTCTACATAACACGATAATTTGTCACAGCAAGATATTGCTTTAGTCTGAAGCTCTAGCCGTTCTGATTTTGTGGTTTCTAATTTCAGTCTATTTGCATCAAGCAAGTATTCATAAATATCCATACAACGATTTTGAATACGTTTTATTAAAATCGAGTGTTTGACTGGATATCTTTTTCTGTTTGATGTAATTGTCATAGTATATTCCATAAGCTTTATAGATTTTACAATGACATCAAGTTCTGCCATGAATAAGTTCCTACTTCCATTTGTTATTGTCCAGCCACCGGCATGGCGAAGCCGTGCCTAGTGTACTGGCACCCCGCTAGTTTTTCTCGATGCAAAGATTTAAGATTTAATGATGCAAAACGGGCGAACACCCCAACCGTCCCAATCGCAGTCGACGTAGCACACGCCGCCGCGGGAGTCGACATACCGGACGTAAGAAGCCCCAGTACCAGAAGGTGTACTGTCTGGTGTAGCAAGCCACCACCAGTTATCACTCTTAGGAATACTCTTCCTACATTCCCTATATAAATCCAGTGTTGGAATTGCAAGAATATCTCCCTCGACAATGCCATAATCATCTAACCCATCAAGAGATAATAAATCCAAAGCAATTGGCACGAGTCTGTCTCCAAACTCTTTTCTCAATCCTTTAGCTAGCTCACTATCCACAAGCTTATTGCGAATATTGGATTCTGCATAATTGTTATTTTTTCCAAAAGTAGATTTCTCAATAAAACCATCAAGCAAATAGTATGTACCCTTTTCATCGCTCTTAATTGGTGTCCATGCATGTCCACACATAACAACAAATTTATCTTTAAGATACTCTTTTACAGCTGCACGAAAATCAGCCTCGTATCTTCCAGGATCATTGTCGTACCAATCCGGAGTAATATCCTGATCAACAATATATTTCCATTCGCCAATATCGACTGCCTTGTTTCCATCAGGTGGTACAAGTTCAGCTCTTACAAATGTCTTTGAAGCGTTAAGGTGGGTATCTTCAATATTCAAACTTTCTAACAAATCTGAATGACTATTGTTTCCTTCTGGTGCTAAAACTACTCTGTTCTTTAAAATAACTCCGCTCTTAAATCTACACATAATTATATTCTCTCCTTTTTCTATGTGATCTGGCCGGATATGAAGCAACCAGCCCTATTATCTTAATCTCCAAGCTCTGATAACATCTTCTGTAAATCTTCCATAGAAGCATTCTCCAGTGACTCATCCTGTTTCTTTGCCATAATTTCCATGATCTTCTGTCTCTGCGCCGATTTCTCAGCCGCTTTCTCTCTAGCTTCTTTTTCTGCAAGTTTTACTGATACGATGTATTTCACAATCTCAATCTGAAGTTCCAATACTTCATCAGCTTTTGACTTTGTGCTTAAAAGACTCTCTTCTTTTACCTGCCTCATCTGTGAATTCAGAGCCTTAAACACTGAGTCCAATGCCGGAAGAGAAAGATCCCACATATCTTCGACTGAAATCTGCCCCTTATATGGAAATCTAAATTTGCTCCTCGTTGCTATCTCAAACATTTTTTCGTTACTCATAATCATATTCTCCTCTTCTCCTTAAAATTTTATTTTCATAATTCTTTCTGTTGCACCTTTGACCTTTACAATCAAATCGGCACGTTTTGTCATACTGAATCCAATGCCTGAAAGCTGATCGTCTGTATCCTCTACATGGCATTTTGCGCCAAGAGCCTCAAATACTCTCTTATGTTCTACCAATTCACTCTTCAAAAATTCATTATAGAATCCACTCGGTTCTTCTGGGTTAACACATCCATTTAACATAAAGAGCAAATGCCTATGACCTATTCCATCCTGTTCATCAAAGTAGTTCGGGCTATAGCTAATCACAGATACAGGAACAAACTGGTTAGTATTAACACCCCAAATTTCTCTGCTTGTTATTGCTGATGTTCCAGATAGTTTTTCTTTGATGGTAAAATTACCATTGTTGTCCATAGTCACATCTGCAACTTGCACATCATCTCTAACAGGATGATTATACTCAAACGAATAAATCTCTCCATCAAACTCTACTTCAGCCTTGAATCCCTTAGATCCCCTTGATGCATACTGGTTTACAAAGAATTTGTATACACCTGATTTTATTCGTGATTTATCCATCCATGTAATATTTTCTACAGATGCTTTTCCTGGCATCTGAGTATTAGGATGAGTAATATCAATGTCAAGCTGTCCACCCAAGTTCGACATTTTGGGTTTTCTACAGTTGCCAAAATAAATTTCATTTCCATCTGGCTCCTTGCAATGTGCATCAAGATCACTATTATCTTTTCCGTTCTCATTCCACTGAATAGAAAATCTCAGAACACCATCAACATTTCCACCAGCTGCTTTTACATTTTGTTTCATATCTGAATCGGTAATATTCCCTGTATAAGCCCAGCTCAATCCATTACTCCATTTGAACATGGTCTTTGCATCCGGATTCACAGGGGCAATCATAGATACAAAATTCTTATCATGCTTATTCTCTACGAACACATCAACTTCTTTCGCTGTAGGAAGAACACTTTTAATAAAATCATGCACAGAAATTTCTTCAACCTTAGAAAATTTCTTTGGATTTACATCTACTTCCTTTTCCATTTCTCCGAAAATATCATCTGTCCCGTTAATTCTCCTAGCTGCATCCTTATTAGAAAACAGAATATTATTTACGGTAATGTCATCCATATTAGCAAATCGGCGCTGAAGTGCATCCATATAACCAAGTTCTGTAATAGTTTTCTTAGCCTCTTTAAGCATCTTCTTAGTAAATATTGCCTTTGGCCTTTTATAGTTACTCGGAGCTACAATCTGCTCATATTTCTTAACTGCTAAATCAAGATCCATATCCTCGCTTACATTTACAAGCAGGGTCCCAATACTATGATTGCGAATTCTACCAATAGCAATCCCAGCTTTTACAGAATTTTCCCAGGCGTAAAGCTCTTTCTTTTCACCATTTGTCAATTTGTCATATTCTTTTTTATATCTACGGAATTCTGACAGAACCGTCTTCCACTCTTCACCTTTATAGAGTGTATTAGAATTGATGAGTTCAAGAATTGTATCGAGAGCATCCATTGTAATTTCATCAAGTGAACGCTTGAATACATTACGTGTATCCCTAAAACCACCCTGGATATCTCCAATAGACTTGTTGCTTCTATCAACAAACTTATTCGGTAACTCAAGATAGAAGTGATCCCATTTATGCGTCTTCCCATTCATATCTTCATAGTTAAAGTCAGTACCGATTTTCTTTTCTTTGCTAACCCAAATACCAATGACTGAATGAGATTTAACAAATGCTGATAATGCATCACATACTGGCTGATAGGTAGTGTCATTCAAAGATAAGTCCCAGATTGTATGTACCTGTCCATTTTTGATTACAACTGCGTTGCCGATGTTTTTAATGAAGTGTCGGCAGCAACTACAGTCATGCCACGTTCTTTTTCTGTAAAGTTCATTCGTACCGGCGGGAAAACTATTGAGATAAGTATTCCACAACTCATCCTTATCAACATTGACTTCAAATAAATGTGTAGCATCCTTTGCCATCTCCGCAAAATTCTTCTGTAATACTTCTTTAAATTCAATAAACTCCATACTTCTTTATCTCCTCTTCTTTTATCTTCTATATATTTAATTCTCTGTTTTAACCAGCAAATCCTGACTTCATCGGTTTATAATTTACTCAACTGTTGATTTAACTCATCTAATTTCTCTTCATAGTGTTCAATCAAAATATTTAAGCATTCTTCTTCAAGTTCGCAGGTTTCATTTCCTCTATAGTAGATTGTAAATTCATCATTATACGAGCGCCCCTTTAAACATCCGAGAAAATCTTCACATCTACGAATCTTATTAGTAAGTTTACAAATATTATCTGCCTTGCCTCTATCCATACTATTTTCCTTCCTTTGAAATTAAGTATTTATCTCCTCTTAGTTGCCCTGTGTCCTTGATTTGGATCTCCATAACTCGGTTTATCTAAATCTTCATAACTACCTCTGAAAGAAACAGAAACAAGCTTTAATGGGTATTTCAATTTGTCAATCTTCTCATCATTATCACCTATTACTCTGCCTATATTCCTATTGTAGTTTGTAAACTCATCAACCGCTTTCATCAATGGCATATCACCATTGTATTTCAATTTTTTACTTACAGCGATTCCCTCAGAGGGTATTATGAAGTCTTTATTCCACAAAGCTAACAATTCATACATATCATATTTAGGAGTTCCATCTGGCTTGGTTCCCAAATCTCCGTAGTTCTGATATTCATCTTTAATAAACCCTCCGCCAAATTCTTTAGGGATTAGAAATTTGAATGGCATCCCAAGTGCTATGTTTTCTATGTTTGTTAAATCATCTGCTTTCAACCAACTAAAACTTCCCATCACAATTCTCCCTTCCGACCATCATTCTGTAAACTTCCTGAAATATTCGACTCATTTAAACAATCAACTAATCATCCTGTTTAAAATTTTTTACATCATTAATGAATTATTATTTCAATATTTGTGATATTATTTTATTTATGATACAATTACGATAACAATATGATGGAGGGCTAAAATGAGTGGTGTTTTATTAGATAATCAATCTATACTTGAAGTACTAGATTCAACCTCACTTTATTCACCAAAACGGTCTGATGAAAAAGTTGTCGCTTTTGCAAATTGTATATATGCGCTGGTCTTGTGGGAAAATGTTTATTATTGCCCCAGACGCACTCATACATCTAATGAATACAAAATTATCAATAGTATTAACTCACCATTTATTAAGCTTGAAAATATTGATTCAGAAACTATTTATGTTGAAAGTGCATACAAAATAGCAATGGATTATTTCAGTCAATATCAAAATCCAGCACTCCAATTTCAAATACAAAATGCTATTTATTATGTCTTACTCTCCACCAATCACAATATTGATGTTTTGCTATCCAAAGATAGATCTGATTTTTTGGAATCCTCAGATATTTATAAATTTCTCTTTTCAAGAAGAGATATCATATCATTAGTCGATAAAGAGATATTGCAACTATATAATGAAATAAACAATTCTCTCGATAAGAACATTTTAAAAATACAATGTCCTCTATTTGTCGATTATATTTGTGACAATTCGGCAACATATAAAGAGGCATTTAATAATGCCCTGGTACTTAGGAACGAGCCAATGGTAATTGACTTTCGAAAAGCTATGTCTGATATGGAACATTCACTTAAGACTGGAAATATAATTAGATTTAAGCAGTATATAGATATCATTCCAGACATAATACATGACTTGCAGTCATCAGGTTGCAAAACCACTACCATCAATATTGATTTATCCTTAACTCCAAGCATAACTATTCCATATGTCTTTAAGAAGAGACCAAAGCAAATGCTTCATGTTAAGTTCATAACTGAGCTTGCAAAATACGGCTTATATGGCAAAAGTTTATATGACGATTTTAAAAACCGCATTCCACCAATGAGAACTTTTTAGTCCATCATTCGGCGCTGCCTTCAATACTATTACCTAACCATAATGGGGATATGCAATTCTGGTTGTCGATAAACAAATAATTGTGTTGCATAGCACAATATATTACACTCTTTTGTTGACTCTTTTCCTATTTTAGTGACAAGTTCTATGTATATGCGCATTTCAAGGTTCATATATCTATAGTGTAACCGCCACTATTAGACACGAAAGGAGACAAGCTTATGAAAGATGTCATAGTGTTGTTGTGTTTGTATATTGTCTATATTTACTTATCTTAACTCAACTTTGGTGCAAGTTATTATGGCTTGCACCATCTCCCTTTAGTCGGAAGAAATCTGCGATTCTAGTCCTTATTAAAATTCCCCCACCATCTCTTTTGTATTGCATTTTTTGCAATACTGCTCTGTCTCTTCAAAAGTTTTAAACAAAGTAGTTTCAGAACGATTTCGCACATTTGCTTCGGTGCAATCTACTTTATATTTAATAGAAATCTGTTCATTCCAAATAGAAGCAATGATACGTTGTATTCTTACCTTAACAGGTTCCAACAAAAATTGATGAGTGTTATGCAACTTTCCACTACCACAACAGTTATTACATCTTACCTCATAGCCATTATGTAAAAACTTTCCCTCACCATCGCATATAGGGCACTTGTACTTTACTGGCACTCGAATACCAGTGTATACTTCTTCTCCGATTTCAAATTTATTATTTACTTCTAACATATATTCCCTTTCATAACTGGTCGTGCAAGACTTCTCACCTACTCCGGTTTAATTTATCTATCACCTGAGCTTTACATAGTGTGCTAGTAAGTCCATTATTATATTTAATAAAATATCCACCAGTAGCAAGTAATGCGAAATCAACAACCTTCATATTTGAAGGAAAATCTGACCGAACAACATCAAATTTAGAATAGCTGCCAAACCATGTATGGTTTGGACTTTCAATAGTTCCGATGTTTTCTCTCACTCGACCACTATCTTCAAAACCTTTAGATTCCATTTCAGCTTTATGTTTCTCTTTTTCTTCCTTGGATTCATAATAATACTGTTTTATCGTTTCGATTAAGATATCAAAATCAAGATTGTTATCACCATATCTATAAGTTTTAATTATATTTTCTTTAACAATTTTCATGTTCTCATTTACCTCCTGATGAAATAACTCTTTCTTTTTTATTTTGTCCATATTTGAGTTGAGTCGTATTTGATATCTTGTTTTAAGAAATCGCCACGCAAAGAGTCTCTCATTTGCGAAAACATTTCAATTTGCATAAACGATGTCGTCATAACAATGGGGCTTGTTTTATCCTCTTCTGGAAAATAGTAATAATACTGAATTGCGTCTTCCCAGCCTGAGAATTTTGCCCACAATTCTGTTTTAGCATCATTGTTTTGAGTTGATATATATTTAAACTCACTATCTAGCAATTCTTTCTTTGTCATCAAATTTATTCCTTCCCCTATGAAATAGATGCTTCATCTTTCATCCGAATTACTTTCAATAAAATTTTTTACCATTGTTCTTCCACCACCTGACTTGACGATGGCCTGAGCAATAACTTCATATATTAAGTTAGAATCCATATCTTCCATTATCAAAAAGCTAACTTCTGCTTTATATCTTTTCCCCTTCTCCAGTTTGATACCGCTATTAATCAAATTTATCGGTTCTTTCACTTTAGTTCCTCCTAGTATCTATTATAAAATGCGAGTTTCATCCGATTTTACATTCTTCCAAAATCTCCTTTGTCAAAATACCATTGTTGGATGTAGCCATCAAATGTAGTTTATCTAAATCAAATTCACTTTTCTGGAATTTAAATTGAATCCATTCAGGTTCACGTTCTCTGTAGTCAAGCCATGAATCTGAATTATCCTTTCCAATAACTTCTTTAACCATCATCAAAAGTCTTTCACCAGCCTGTTTTGATTTTACAAATCCGCTTAAATCATATCCAATTCCTCTTGAACTCCAGTATTCACCATATTTTGGTCGTGGATCTGGAAAAGTATATGGATGCCATGGAATACCCTTTCTAGGATGATCCTGTAATTCCGGATACTCAAAAACTGTTTCACCAGTTTCATCCTTTCGATTCATTCCAAACCCAAAGCTTGCCTTTCTAATGCCATCCGCTAAAATGACAAAATCAGAATCACACTCTTTGCAAGTTCCACTTGATGTACCACCACCGCTTACATTTCCACTCCGTACATAATTACAGCCACAAAATGGACAGCCATATTTTAAAAAATCTGAATAGCTAATTGCCACCATTATATTTTCTCTCCTTTTCCCAAATGAAATCACGGTTTGGTTCGATTTCAATATGTCAGTTTACTGTAGCAATGTGTGCATCTGCTGATACCAACCCTCTACTCATTCTTAATTCCTCAAAATATTCCTTCCGCAAAATCACATAACCGTTATCAAGCAAAAGACAATCGTCTGAACATATAAACGGCTTTGTCCGTAAATTCTGTATTACCTTTTCGGCATCTCTTCTATCCATTTTCCTTAACCTCCAAACCCTAATTTTGTTTTCTACCCGTATATCCGGCGCTTTGCTTCGTCCGCCGTAACTCCACTACTCCTCAATCGGTCATACTCTTCTTCTTTTCTCCAGTTCTCCTGCGGGGATATAGATGAATCATAATTGTAAAATTTTGTGTAAGCATCATGCGACTGCTGGATTTTTAAATCCACTTCCTCGCTATCGTGATTGACATATGGGCATCCGCCGCAAGATGGACGAGTAAATAAACAGATACCTCTCCCACATAAATTCGAAAAAGCAAAATCTTTATCTAAACTTCCGCAGTTAATGCATTTTTGTGTGTAGTCAGGGTTTTTGTAGCACTTCAAAGCATGTGTTTCTATTTCTGTTTTGTCTGTCGATACGCAATCACAAAAAGGACATTTATATGCCGTAATCTTTACAGCCTGAATCATCTTTGCTCCTTCCTCTGTATTCTAAACGCTAATTTTAAAGAGTTACCTCTACACCAAATTTTGATATATCCCTATCAAAATGTAAGAATATTTTTCCTCGTTCCGCTAATTCCATAATAAGTTCGTCTGCATTTAGTTCCTTGCCATCGAGAATATATGCACTGCTTTTATCACCGCACATTCCGGTACACTGGCATAGAGTAGATGGATCTATCTCAAGCCATTCTGAATATCGCTCATCGAATCCGTGATCAAGATCATATACTGGAAGAATGTAATGATGCCCTCTGCATAATACATAAAACCCTTCAACCCACTCCTCTTTATATATCTTCTTTGCCTTGTATAAATATCTCTTATTCATACATACACCTCCAAATTGTTAATTCTGTTCAAGTTGTAACGTCACATAATGCCCATCACCGGTTATATCCTCGATAATATACTCACTCAGATTTCCATTGGCATTAATTTTAATAACATCTCCCAGTTGATAGTATTGTTTATATTTCTCCAGCTTTACAAAATGCTCGTTAAATATATCATCTGGGATGAAAAGCAGTATGCCTTCATACTTGATAGATGTATACCCATGTGGGACAGAGTAATATGGGGCAATCTCAAATTCTGTACCGACCTCATTAATCATTAATCCATTTATAGATAACTCGGTTATCATTACCCATTTTTCGCCTTCATTTCCGTGCATAATTCACCTGCTTTCTACGGAATATCCTAATAGTGCATATAGTAGTTTGTTTCATCATTTCTGATTTCGACACTTTCTAATAATTTTAATAAATCGCGTTACAGTAGAGTGATCCCATCCTGATATCCATTCAATTAACTGTCTCTCCTCTTCAGTTAAGTCGATACCCTCCAGTGCTTTTTCTAACTCTTCCATATGCAGTGCCTCCATTTTTGAATTATACTAAAGTTCAGTTATTAGTTACTCTTCCACCCACTCCAGCGGCTCACCGCAGTCCTGGCAATAATACTGTCCAAGTTCAACATTATTCCCACAGGCCGGGCATTCGTAGAATATGCCTTGCTCTATATTGATCTTTATTTTCGCCATCTCATCCTCCTTGATTGCTTGCTATTTAACCATCCATGGCATTATTGATACTATATATGACATTCTGCGTATCTTGCTATTTTAAGTTGTTATAATTTGTCTATCAAATATAAAGGAGGCCATTATATGCCAATTCAAACAACAACTACTACAGGTTACTCAGTAACAGAAATACAGTATGGTGGAGGTCGTAGACATCATGGACCCGGAAATCGTGGTTTTTATATTTCCCCACCAGCTGACAGCCCCATTAGAGGAACATATGAATATCCATTGAATCCTAATCCTCATCATGATTCGAATTATGCCGATGGAAATAGTCACACCCAGGAAGATTTTTATAAGACTGCTGGTGATGCAGCAGTTGCCGCGGCTCTCGCTGCTGTTCCTCCTGCTTGGCAACTAAATATCGCATTTACTTGGCAGGGTACACCATATACAGCGAATGGATTTCCATATCGTCAATCATAACTAATGATTTTCCCCTTTAGGCATTCCAGCCTTAAGGGGAGATTTGTTTTAATTGCCACATTGCCCATACAAATCAAATCTTTCCAACCAAAACAAATCGTACACCAATGTCATTATGATAATTCGCTCTTTTACGATCTCCTCTTGATTTTTGATGGCTGACCTGTGACCATATGTTGTTAGGAGTAGTGCCAAATAGTTCTGCCAAATTTTTAGCGGTATCTGGAGGAGCCAGAGGCAATTCATATTCGTCCGGGGTTACTGCCATATACATTTTCATTACAATGCCTCCCGTTCTAACTGTCCACATTCAATCATACAATCCTCAGTTCCACTACACGGACAATTTGTTTCCCTCTGTTCCTGTTCCTTAGCATCACCATAGCATTCACAATAGCCACTGTGACACCATTCGCAGCGAATATCATCATGATTAATCATGCTGCCACCACCTTCTTCTTTAAATACTTCTCCAAATCCTGTCTCATATGTAAAAAATTCTTCCGCTGGTCCATAAAATATGTATTGTTATCCCTGGCATACTCTAACATCCATTCATCTAAATCAATATCATTTTCAATTGTATAAGCCACTAGCGTCAGCAATGATAATCTGTTATCCGGATTCAAAAGTTTTGAGCCATCTTTAATTGTTCTATCCTCCAGGTCGTCAAGCATCTGGTTATAAAAGTCCATATCATTTCTAACTGATTCGATGTTCAGTCCAACATTTTCAGCTATAAACTGTTCTGGTGCTGCTTCATGATTCTCCTTTTCTACTTCTTCAATATGTAAGAAATCCCTCATCAACTTTTCAAGTAACACCAGTTTTCTTTTGATTACCGCCTTATCCTTAGTGGCTCTGTTGGTATTAATTTCATCAAAGGATACACCATCTACTACTTTACTGTGTAACTCATTTACGAAGGCATCGAGAAATGTTGTGAATTTATCGCTACTAGGTTCAATATTGTTGAATTTTTGAAATAATGCAAACCAGATAAACGCATCTTTTGCAGTAAAAATCTGATCATATGACGCAAGCCCCATATCAAATGCTTTATCCAAAGTCCTATTCACTATATCAAACTCATTGTCAGTGGCATGTTCATTTAAATACATTCCCATCTTTTTACTTTGCTTCTGCCAATCATCTAAATGAAACATAGTCATAGTTGTTTCGCATACAACACGTTCATATACACCACTTCTCTTTTCCTTTTCAGAAAATCCATCACACTCTGTAAAAAATTTATGCTCTGTAATATTTCTAATCCGTCTCGCAAATTTGTCAACATATGTAAATGCTGTTTGCGCAGCATTCATTGCCTTATGGTTATTATAGCGACGCACTAATTCTGATATCTTCTCCATTGTGCAATGCTGATGAATGACTGTCTTTATCTGAAATCTATCAAACTCCTTCTGAAGCTCCTTTGGAAGTGTATCAAAAGTTTTTCCTACCAAATTACATGTTCTAGTTTCATATACAAAATTCCCATCTTCATCCTTAATAAATTCCCCATCTTCATCTATAGCTCTTACCTGATAGTCTACAGTCTTGTGAGCTTCCGATATTGAAGAGGTGATTTTGTGATTTCCAAAGCGGAATAAAATGAAACTAGATGTCCTCTGTACACCATCTACCAGCCATAACTGAGTCATCCCACCTTCCAAATCCTCTTCTCCGATAATAATTGGAAGAATGTAGTCCCTGGTAAGAACTGTATAGACCAACTCATTAATCATACTTGTATCCCACTGTCCCGATAGCCGTTGGACATCCTGGTCTTCCCGAATATCTTCCTCCTTGGTAGCGTCTAAATACGCAGAAAGTGAATAAGTGTGCTCCCTAATAGGTTCTACCATATATAAATCCTCCCAATAATCTATAACAATATTTTTATGTTTTTATATGACCGGATTGCCATCATGCAATCTGAATATTCTTTCTCTGAAATATGTAGTAACTCTTTGATCTCTGACGGTTTATATCCATCAGATAGATAGCCAGCAACTTGTCTCTGTTTTTTTGATAGCTTTTCAAGGTATTTTTCAATCTTACTGTCCGACGAAATACCAATTTCTTCAGCCAGTTCTGCCTCTAAATCAAAACCTGACGGAAGCATATCAGCAAGCGTTGAACCGTTTTCATCTCCAATTGGCATATCTAAGGATACACACGTCCTGTCTGCAATTCTCTTATTCCGATTTCTACGAGTCATCAAAGTTTTAAATTTCCTTGAGAGGCACCCTTTGAGGAACTTTTCAAAGTCATCCCCTTTAGAATTGTCGAAAATTCGTACCGCACTAAGAACTGTTTTATTTGCTTCGCTGTAAAAATCATCATAGTCTTTAGATGTAATTCCCCCATATTTAATAAAGATTGGATAAGCTATCGTCCTAAGCTTTGCCATATTGTTCTCACAGTAATAACTAATCCGCTCCAGCTGTTGCTCCGTCAAGTCCATAAGAAAAACTCCCTCAATTTATGTATTAATAACCTTTTAAAAGTTGCTCCATCATGTCATAATATTTAGTTCTCCCTTTGTAGGGTGAGTATTTAGATTTTGAGAGTTCCGCTTTGGTCTTGCTTATTGACCATTGCTCTTTCAATGCCCGTGTCAGAACCTCTATGTACACCATCGACTGTTTAATGTCTCGCCGCTTTTCCTTGAGTTCATTTCTAATCCTATCAACCTTGGTCATCACATGCGCTGGTGGCCTCCGGTTCATCCTGGCGTGATCAATATCGGATAGTGCACTATCGTAAAATGATAGACCCTGTTTTAGCGCTGCGTTGTATGCATTAAGCTGAGTTATATCCCATGCAGCCAATCCAGTAATTGCGCCAACCTCTAAACCTACTGCATCCAATACGGCATTATCAAACTCAATACTCTTTTGGTCTGTAAAGATTCCCTCATTGCTGTATTCCGGAACATTGGTTTCTTTTTCTCCATTTTCCGTATCAACCATATAAAAATGTCCTGATTGAATCCATGACAAGCCTTTTTTGTTTGTACGAAGTAAATTTCTGGCTTGTTTAAAAGTAAACAGCTTTGCATGGTTGGGAGATGTCGATGATCTATAATCGCCGCACCTCATCGGATTTTCCATAATATAGTCCTTACCATTAGTTAAAATATACGTGTCTCATCATTCCTTTCCTTAAAAATGGGTACAAAAAGTTAATGGGGCTAGTGCGATTTGAACGCACGAATCTCGCAGTCAAAGTGCGATGCCTTAACCTCTTGGCGATAGCCCTATAAAGATATATTCTCTTTCAATTTAGTCGCGGAGTAATAGCAGAATCGCTTAGATATAAACAAAATACTTGACAATACAAATATAACTATGTAATAATAAAGCGTGGCTTCTGCCATTTTAGAAAAATTATGTAAGAGACTCGTCCGAGGTGTTGGAGCACCGTTTGAGGACGGGTCTTTTTATTTTTTGTATCTTCGAATTAGCGAAGATGTTTTTGCTATATGGTTATTATAATCCAAACATACGTTCGCGTCAACCCCAAAAAGAACGTTTGTTCTGTTTGCTTATAATTCACTCACGTAACATAATAGTTTTCATCACCCCCATAGGCTTAATATCATATATATTTGGCTGAAAGACACTATGGATGTCCACATGCGATAAGTATTGATTTCCCGAAAAAATAATACTCTTTGACTCATTTGCAATTAAGTAAATCCTCTTTTTACTCACTTTGTCCATATCAGATATTTTTTGCCCGGCATCAAAATCAATTGTGTGAACATTAAATTCTGCATCTTCCCCGTACTCTTCCTCAATCATATTTATAAGTTCTCTTTTTGTCATTCTTCTATGTTGCTCCATTAATAACGCTCCTTTTTGGCAAATTTCTCAAATATACTCCAATAACTTTATTACAATCATCTTCACTAAGGGAACCCAATTTATACAATACCATTGATTTATCTATTACCCGGACCTGTTCCCCCAATATCAGCGAATCGTTTTTTAAACCATTGCTTTCAGATTTATGTAAGATGTCGTGTACTGGCATATTTACTTTTTTCAATTCAGATGTGAAAGGTATTACAATAGTAGTAGGGCTGTATTTATTTCCAACATCATTCTGAATGATTGCGCATGGCCGCACATTGCCTTGAACAGACCCAGTAGTCTTGCCAAAATCAACTTGAACAACATCACCGAATCTAATATCCATACCTTTACCTCCCTTCCTCTTATGTAAGCCCTCAACTACTATGTTTTATATTATATATCCTTAACATTATATTGTCAAGAGTATATTGTAAAGAATATATTTATTTCCTTTAGATTATATGGTAGACTATATACTATCAAGACAATAATGCAATCTTCTGGAGATCAATATGAAAATAAATGTAAAAGACAAAATGATTGAAAAAAAATTAAATAAGAATCAATTTGCTAAATTAGTGCAGATTGGATATCCGGCAGCTTGTGCTATATATGACGGAAGCACCACCCGTATATCATTTGATACCCTGGAATCCATTTGTCGCGTCTTAGATTGTACCCCCAACGATATCTTTACCTCCGATGAGCCTAGAGTAAGCAAACTACTAGTTGAATACAACAAAATAGTAAAGTCGCACAAAAAAAATGGCGCTGCATTTTGACAGTACCATTTTCTTAATAAATTTTTTTATTTTACTTCATTGAAACTACATTCAAATGAGCCAATTTTAATACCGTACTCTAAAAGTACTTCTTTTATTTCCGAGAGAACACAGACCACTAAATTCTCTGAAATAATGTTATTTTTATATATCGTATAATAATTATGGTTCTTAACTTTCACCTTTTCTAAGTCAATATATTTCAGGCTAGTTCCTTTTATTTCTTGGATTTTATAGAAAATAACACTTACTAATGATCCGTCAAGTGTCCCATTATTAAGATTCTTTAGAACCTTATTTAAAGCACTCTTGTTTTCATCGATTATATTTATTATACGTTCAACGCATTTTATATCTACTTTTCTTTTATAAATAGAATCTACTTTATTTGAAAATAAAAACTTAGTATATTCCAATTCTTTGTTTTCATAAATTGCAATTTCGAAACCGCCATATTCATCACGAACCCCAAAAGAAGGTTGTGTTTTATATTTAAATACAATCTCTCTTTCCAAAACATTCCCCTTGCTCAAATCAGCTAATAAGAAATAGTTATTTCGGACTTTTTAGTCGTATAATGCTTTTGATATCATATCTCTCAGTTGAAAATGCTTAATTGGATATTTCATCCTATAATTAGTCAATTTTCTTTCATCATTATAATCATAATAATCTATTATAAGTGTATAGTCATTGATATATAAATATATCTTGAATTTTTCTTTATACTTAATAATTAAACTTCTATCTTCATCATCATGAATCAGATCGATGAAACGATATAAAAATGCACCTGGCTCCCTATATCTTATCGGACTTTTATATCCTAAAAACCACTCAAATTTAGTTGGATTCTTATATGAATCCTTCGCATATATCTCTTTCGCATTTTCTATCATAGTTCGTGATTCTATAATCTCTTTTATAAACTGATTTGCATCTGTATCTATTCCGACATTTTGATGCGTTAAATAGTAATCATCAAACTCACCATCTCTAAACTTTAAAGCCATTTTAGACCAATACTGTTTATACTCTTCAATAAATATTCTTTTATCATGTGCTGGCGCAAGAACACAGTACTTCGCAAAGGATTGTGTATTTGTAAATAATCTTCCTGTGGGATCAGAATATCTACACGATATTTCCCAACACTTATAATTGCCTGGATATTTATCTACCAAAACACTACATCTATGACTGCATTGCCCATATTCTTTCAATTTATATAAAGCCAAAATATCTTCGATTAGCTTTTCAACAGTGTCAATCCCCTCAACTTTTATATTTCCTTTAATTTCAATAATCATTCTTTGCAACAGCTCATTTTGATATTTAGTTCCACAATATTCACATCTTGCAAATTCTCCACTATTATCCATAACAAGAGTCCCACCACAAAGCTTACACTTTAACGATTCCATACATTCTCCTTATTTGACTTTAAAAAATCAATAACTCAATAGTTCTTCCATTACACTTCCATCAGTTTTAACTCTATTATAATATCTATCACCAATCAAAGAGTCTGTATTATAGATGTATAACCATTCATTACAAATTGATATTTTAGTCGGTGGATTTTCCAATTTACATAGTTGCTCTGTAGCTCCAGTTTCAATATCGTATTTTACTATTGTACAATGATATTTTGAATCTCTATTTCTTAACGAGACATAAAAACAATTTTCGTCGTATGTTAATGACAATACACTTTCGTTAAATTCGACCAATTCATTTTCAGTATTTGTAGAAATATTTATTTTTGTTAAGCCATCATTATAAATACCATACATTCCTCCATTACAATTCACGACATTCAAGATTCTATTGTCAACAAAATCATACTCTTCAATTTGATCACCTTTTATACCATAGAAACAACATCCAAAACCCTTAGGTCCAACATAGTATATTGTATCATTATCGATAAATGGTTTTGTACATAAAAGAGAATATTCCTCACGTATACCCTTACCAAAATCCACTTTGTAATAAATGCTTTTGGGTGCTGCATAAAAGATCGATTCTGAAGGCTTGACACTCAATATGGTTCCAGGACCAGATAGTTCCTCCTTTTTTTCATTTGAACCATCTGGTTTTATTTTAAAGATTCCACCATATGAGGAATAATATAAATTTCCATCTGAAAATTCCAGACACATCAAATCTTCCGGTAAAAAATCAAATGACTTAACAGTTTTCTTATTACCATCGTATTCTCTTATAATATCAATTTTTTTATCCTTAAAATTAGGTAATAAGTAATAATCATATTTACCATCTGTTGTTGCCACACTACCAGTTAAATAGTTTCCATTTGTCACCGCTTCAGCAGCACTGTCCCCACTATCACTTTTACATCCGTATAACAAAATAAAACTTGAAATTGTTATCATAACTACACTTTTTATTAACTTTTTCATATTGACCTCCCATATTCTTTCAATTTAAGAAACCAGACATCATCTTGCTTTTGATATTATCCAAATCTACTCCTCTCTAAAAACAGCATTTCATTCCAATATATCTGTTTTCAAAGTTAAATTGCAGTTGCATGATAGTAACTGTCCACCACATTTCGGACATATTTCAATGTCACAATGTTCATAATGATATTCTCCCATTGCTGCCGTACAATCTGGACAGTAAGTACGCATGTTTTCTGAATTATACCCCGGCTCATTTCCATATGGAATACGGTTAAATTCTTGACCACTTTCATCAGTAAATATTCCATGATACTTGTTCAATGCAATATCCTTTAAAAACTCCTTATAATTTGCCGGAAGCATTTCCTCATTTCGAAAAATAACGTACCCCTTTGCAAATTGAAGGATGTTTTCATAAAAATGGCATTGAACTTTTAACATGTTCTCGAATTCTGCCTTATCCGGTAATAATTCTTTATGAATTCTAACATATAGTTCAAATAATTTACAATAACTCGGCTTTATTGTTGTCGAGTCAATGCCTACATCATAATGTATAAATGCATTACGCTTTGCGATACATTCCTTAACAAATCCGACCATATCTTTTGACATAATCTTTACTTCACAATTATATAATCTATCTACCCCCTTAGTTCCAGATACAGTTTTGCTATTATTATTAATTGGTTTATCAATATCATCATATATAAGAATCGGTGCGATACTTTTTAATAATTCTTTCACAAGTAATTCAAACGCCTGTACTAAAGTAACATACGCCATCTTCCATTTTATTTTATTGCTGTACGAAGAGCTTTTTTCTTCATGGGTTCCAAATTCGTCTGCGATAACAAAATATCTTACAGACTCCTGCAAATAATCATGTGAGTTTTCCAATAAATTCAAAGCAATTTTCATAATAAAATACCCTCTTTACTTAATTCTCCATTGAAAGCAACAATTCATTGGCATTTATTCACGCCGTTTTTCTTCTTATCCTAATATTTTTAATCTTGTACAATTCCCTCTCAGGAATATAACACCCTCCACATAGAACACACGGATCAGAAATAGTCGTTAATTTTTCCCAGTTACAATCAAAACACTCAATGTCATCAGGAACCTCTGCTTCCCAACAAGGAACTTTTCTCTTGAGATGATTAAGTGATTGATTGTCTTTATGTCCATCTACAAAGCACCAGATTCCAGATTTAAAGTCTTCTAAGTGTTCTTTATAGAAAGCTACCTTTTGCTCATGAATCTTCTGAATCTGCCATCTCATGAGTTCAGGGAAATCATTGATATTAAAACCACCACAAAGATGATACTGAATATGTTCTGTATGATGTGTCTGCTCCTGTGGTTCAAACGCTGCTACCGAATAACGGATTACTTTCATAATTCCACTCTTATATTTCACAACTAACAATCATCTTCGTACACCAATACATCCTCATCCCAATCAGGATTCAACTTCTGTAACCAGTAAAATAACCTTTCACATTCCATATATTCAAATCTCTTTCTTGAAAAATCGTCATCAATATACTGCTTTAAGTATTCCATTCTATCTTCGCAATGAGACAGCATCAAATCATAGTGCTCTTTGTTTAAAAAGACATATGTTTCGTGTGAATATGGTAGTTTTTCTTCTAATCCACTTAATATGTTAATACATGATGTAAATAATTTGTTATTTGATTCCTTTTCTAATTCGTCAAAGGCTTCGTATGGCAAATCATTTATGTCTTTCTTAAAATATTTCTTACAAATATTATCAATAACTGTCTTTTTAGCCTTTGTTATGTACATATCATATCCCATATTGTTCTCCATTTCTGCCATGAAAACCGGATTTCAACTGATTATTGTTTTTTAGGTATCCACCTATTATACTCTTCACAGTCATTGCAATGAGAATCTTCTGTCACACCACAATTGCCGCAACATATTTTATCTTCCAATGTGAAACCATAAAACTTGCTTACAGGTCTTTTACTATTCCAAGCAGTAAATGGTAACTCATATCCAAGTTTTTTAAGCATTTCACAAAATCTAAAATCGCAAGCCTCAGGATATAACCGCTTATCTGGTATATAATCAGCATTTGAATTAACTGAAATTTCACTCAGCAAGACAGGTATATCATACTGGTAATTAATTCTATATAAAATCGTATGTATCTTAGAAGCTTTAACATAAACATGAAAAGTGTCACGGTTGCATGTGTATCCATATAGCAAAGTTCTATCCGACATATCAAACAAATCTTCCGCTTGAATTGGCGGATTATTCTTTAATTGCAAATCAATAAGTTTTCCATACTCTTCTTTATTCATATTCACCTCAAATTATTACGATACAATTTCTAAGATTCCAAATCCACCATCAATATTTTCAATAGCTCCCTCTAAAGAATCTGCCTCGCAGCAATCCCAATTAGATAACCCATCTTCATTATCCAAAACGATAACAACTTTAATAATTTCCTTTGTAGAAAATCTTCTGAGATATGCATGAACTTTGTTCTTACGCTCATAGCCCATATCATTTTCTTTAAATGCAGGAAGTCTTCTACCAAACATGTCATGCAATTTATCCATTACACTATAAATACTTATTCGGTTTCTTTCCACAAGATACTTATTTTCATTTTGATTATAGTCCCCATCGTACCCTTTGAGAATTCTACTAATCCAGAAATCTTTTGTATCCATACAAACGTAGACACCTTTAAATTTATCTTCGCCTGATGGATAAGTATCTATTTCCTCATTTGCTTGCATCTGATTTACTATGTCAGACACATCATAATATTTTGCAAATTCCATTTTTTAATCCTTCCATGAAAATCGAAATTTTATCGCAATATTATTATTTGATTATTCTCTTTATCAAATGATATATCACCTATAGCAAGTGGCTCTTTCTTATTACAACCACTATGAATCTGATTAATATATGCTCGTGCATCAGAAATAGATTTAAAAACTAACAAACTTTCGTCTACTGTCCAACAATAGACATTTTGAAAATTCCTTTTCCTCGATGTATGTATAATCCATTTCCAAAGTGCTGCATACCCTTCCCTCCAAATGAAATCAGACATTCGTTCTAGTCCACAATATTGAAATACCTAACAGGAACTGACTTTATCAGCCAAACACCATTTTCTGAAAGATAAAATTTGTTTCCATGTCTAAACATTTCACCGCTATATACCTGCAAAACAACTGGTTCCCCATGTCGCTTGCCTACTTTTATAGCTGTTTCTTTGTCTTTTGATAAATGCACATATAATCTGCTCATCGGTTTCAAACCTTCAGCCTGGATATTCTCCAAAAACCGTTTAGCCGTTCCATGATAAAGAAACTCTGGAGGCTCTTGCTCTCTTAGGTCTACATCAACAGGAATACTATGTCCCTGGTTAGCGCGAATCAGAGTCTTATCCGCACTAAAGCTATACCGTCCCTTTTCATCAGTAGCAACAATTTCCGCTAACTTCTCCATATCTAATTTTCTACCAGTAGAATTAATACCGTCAATCAGTTCCTCTACGTTCACCCAGCCATGTTCATCCAACTGGATTCCAGCAGCATCCGGTTTATGACGTAGAACAAGGCTTATAAATACACTTAATTTGTCTTTCTTGCTCAAACTACTTCCTCCAATCGTTCTTTACTTCTTCCAATGTCTGTATCCTACATTCCATGGCAGCCACTTTATATGCCTCACCGTTCATATTCTGTTCACCCCAATCAATACATCTCTGAATTTCTTCATCTAGTTCTCCGATGTACTCTTTTACTTTCTGCCTCATATCTGGCACAACAATTCCTCCAATCACATTGAGAGTAAATACTGTCCCTCAATTAATCACCCTCTTGATTTCAGAATTTCACTAACCTGTTTCACAGTTATACAGAATATTTTCGCCACCTTCTTCTTGTCCTTGATTTTATCATATTCTGCAATTATATCTTCTTCGGTCCAGTCATAGTCAACTGGCTTATTCATATATTTCTCCATAATCTAAATCATCCTCTCACCTATAGTCACTTATGACCTTCCTCTATTTTACCATACAATCCTTCTGTTAAACAGACCATTCTTTGCTTCGTCTTTTTAATATTCTCGCGTTGTATACAAGAATATCTACGTGTAGTGCGCTGATCAACATGCCCTAGATAATCAGACATATCTTCCGTAGCTAGAGATTTATCATCTGACAGCATTATATATTGGTGAACCATCGTCTTTCTAAGCCCATGCGTCCCTATCTTATGCATAATTCCAGCTTCTTTCCTCGCCGCTTCCACAATTTTATACCAAGCTTTAGGGTCTACATGTATTCTTTTTTCCCCAGTCACCCTGTCTTTATGAGGTTTCTGGGCTGTAAATATATAATTATCTAACTTCTGCTCTCCAATATAAGTATTTTTCCAAATAAGCCACTCTCTCATTACCACTTCAAAATTTGACCCCCATATTAAATTCACTTTTTTCCCACACTTACTTGTCTTTTGCGGAATGAACTCGGCGCTCTGATTAAACGTCCAATCTGGATTACAAATATCACTCCACTTAAGCGAACAAAAATCTCCGCCTCGTAATCCTATCTCAATAGCACATATATACATAGTAAGATTGCGTCTGGCAGCCCTTTCCTGTGCAAAAGTTTTTGCCTCATCCAGATATTTCTTAAATACATTGCGTACAGCAATAATTTCTTCATCGTTATATAAACATTCCATTGCACTAGCTTTTTTAGTTTTTCGATGTTCTGATTCTATATTCACAACTTCCTCCTGATATTCAACTGGGAGCTTAATAATATCAGCTTTGTGATTATCTTCTAATGCCGCCTGTGCCATAATCCTACCTCCAATTTATATTCTAAGAAGTCAGCTGGCAGCGTTTGACGGCTACCAGCCACCAATAACTCAACTTGCTTTAGGCAATTCCTCTTTTTTCTCTCTGAAATACTCGCTATAATTCTTTTCCAACTCACTCATCCTCTTTTTGACAGCTTCTTTCTTTCCTGTGCCAGAACCTCCAGCTGCGTTATTATACACTGAAGAGATACTTGCAGACCTACTTCCAGAGAAAAACCCAATAAGCCACTGCATTACTTCTTCGTCTGACTTATTTTCAGTAATTGAGCGCAAAACCATAGGTGCCATACTAACCATATGCGTACGACCATATATTCTTTTAGCAATCTTGGCATCCTCAATAAGTCCATGAACTTTATGAATTCTATCCAGCACATTAGTAATTTCCATCTCTTGCGCAGATGTGATTTCAGTCTCCCGCATATATGGCCTGATCCACTTATTATCCATGGAAGGTTCCTTACTATATAAAGTCGCATGTATCTTACCAACAATATCCTCATTAGTATGTCCATTCAGCGCAGTCACACTTAATGCCTCTTTGAATACTTCATGTTTTCCTAATCTAAATATTTGATTTTTTGACTTTGCTTTCACACGATTCATAGTGGCTGCATTTAAACTTTGTCCATTGTTAAGATTATAGAAAGTGTCAGCCACTTCTTCCTGGTCTGCATCATCAGTAAAACAGATAGCGAAATTATACTCTTTTATTGCATTCTGAAAACACTCCGGAAGCTGGCTGTATGTAAGTTCATTGATGTCGATTTCTTCGGGCTCTCCCGCATCATTTATAACATCGAAGGCAGGTAAGCCGCTCAATGCAAATTCATCTTTCAAGAATTTTTCAAGAGTTAATGTCCTTTGTTTACCATCTTCTCCCTCATAGACATCTTCCACCTTATTAAAATAGAGCGGAGGAACGTGACGGTCAAGAATCAAAGAGCGGATAAATGCCGATTTTTTATCATTGTCCTTCCATACATATCCTCTCTGGATATCAATATTAAAATCCACCTCTCCATCATCTAACATTTCAATAAGCTTCCTTGCCGTCCAGTAAGTGTCTGCCCTTTTAGCTCCCTTTATAATCTTCATGTCACATTCCTCCTCGTATTTCAATTATTTAACAATCTTACACTTCTTATCATTCTCTATGTATATCTTCTTCTCTATTCCCAATCCATCACACACCAAATCTTCCATATAGAGTACACAGGACATGCGATGGTCACGCTTAGGATATTCGGTTCTGGCGCATGAACTGAACAGTCCAGGATCAATCTGTCGTAATTCCTTAGATAAATATTTATGAATAGCCTTTCTCTCATTCGGATGGGCAACCCATACTTCCTTCAAAGCCCTCATAATATATGTTGCATATCCATTAGTTTCCTTATTCCACCCTGCGTTAGCAATGACAGAAAAGATAAAGTCCAAACACTTCTCACCATGAACCCGCGCAATTGAATATGTATCTGTGTAGCTTCCAAGAATAGACTCTTCTCTATTACCCCTCTTGCTTACAAATTTTATTTCATATTTCTTAAGTAATCCATCTAGTATCGTTGCAGCCTTATCACCAATAATAACCCTGGCTAAATGCTTTTCTATTGGTTTAACATTCTCAACTTCAGAATCCTGCCCTATAAAGTACTCTGCTTCAAATTTTAATCTTTCTTCCGGATCTTCTGGAGCATCCATTAGAATTATTGCATTAAGCCGATCTAGTCCCTTTAAAGGTGCCACAACGCATCTCCCATTCCCATCTACAACAGATAATCTACATTCTTCATAATGTGGTACAACAACAATAGGCGTCAGTTTACGAATATCCCAATTCTTTTCAAGCTTTTTTATCTTTTTGTGCTCCCGCATCCCTTGGTATTGTTCATCAACATAACATAACGATAACGGAACCACGGCGCTGCCAATGATTGTTCTCTGGTTTTTCCTTTTCCCTACCGTACCAAACGGCTTGATATTAGCTACGATGTCATTAAACTGCTCCTCTCTCCTTGAATCGATTTTAATTACCTGACCTACGCTCATAACTACATTCTCCTTTTAATTAAATTTTGTATTAATAAAGCAACCATCCGTAACCTGATTGCTTAATTTATAATTTGTGAGCACTATAAAAGGCACCAGCTTTTATGCCAATGCCATCTATACTACTTACACTATTTATTTTATGGTCTATTAAATCTTGCCCACTTAACCCCATCCTGGACTTCGTAAAAAGTCATGCCGTCATTTGCACTTATTATCATCCATACATAACCATCATTTCGCCTTTTAAAAGAGCCAACAAAGGGCGCTCTGTCTGGTAGATTCTCGTTTGTAACTTGAATTAATATTTCCTCGTTAAGCTCTGGTAATTCCACTCCTTCTTGCCACTTATAGTCTTTATTTTTATCATATCCTTTGATTTCTTTCCAGTCTAACATCTTATCCTACCCTTCGAATTTCTAATTTCCTTTGGTCTTCAGATTAGTTTCTCATTAAATAACGCCTCTGCCATTGAGTCAATATCCTCAAAAACAAAATCAAATGCATCACATTGAAATCCAGCCGGTGTATCGCTAATATAATATGTATCTTCCATATCAGTATCTATAGCAAGCACAATACTATCAAAACCCTGTTTTTTGCATCTTCATAAGCATTATTGACTTCTTCAATAAAATCATCAACCATATATTCTGATGGAATTTCTACTTTTCTATAAGACGAAATTTCCACTGCTAAAATAATTCTCTCTCCATTTCCTCTTCTTTCAACAGCATCATCTTGCATTGATTTTTCATCATTCCACCAATAATAAGAGACACTTCTATCTATATCCTCAGTTAATAATAAAAACGGAGTCTCTGGTTTAGCAAATGTATTTTGATTCAATTATAGCACCTCCTCTTGAATCTTAGATTTCATGTCATTGCATACCACTTATCAACTTCACTCATAATTCCTTCAACAGGATTTACATTGATATATCCACCAGCAACCGCCCATTTATAATAAGCCAATAGTATATGAAATCTATGCTTTACAGTTGTCACAGCCAGACCAGCTCTTTTCATTTTGTGGATGTAATCTTTTAATATGTCCTGCGAAATGTCATTTAGATTCTGATTACAGTCACTTTCAATTTTTTTCAGTGTCAACTGATAATCTTTTATCGCACCATCTGATACTTCTTTTGAACTGATAAAATTCACAAACTCCTTAATCATCTAAAATTTCCTTCCGTTAATCTCAAATTTCATGCTACTTTAATACCAATCATGTTTATTGAACTCACCATTTTTGATAAGCTTTAATATATGCATTAAGCTGTTCCTGTGACATATCACGAACAAAATTAACTGTTCTAAGGAATTGCTCAAAACTCATTTTATTTTCAGTTAAAAACTCATGTAATGTTTTTTTCTTCTGCGTGTCTATCATACACTAACGACATTCTATTATCCCCCTTGAATCTATTATTTCATGCTCTTACTACTATATCAATAGCAGCATCATAAGCCTGCTCATATGTGTTCCATTTTAAATTGTCACCATCTCTCAACTGCATATCTCCAATATAAGCATAATAATGATTTCCACCATCAAACTGTTTAATGCGTATATCTGAATCTGTATAATTCGGAAATATAAGTTCCTTCCTACGGCACCATTGAGTATATTGAATATGAAATGTACTTCCACCAACTTGATTTATATATGTCTGACCATTACGCCGTATATCATTTAATTCCTTGAATCCCATTTCTATATTCAGAGAACGGAACCCATCAAAGATAGTGCCATTGATTTTTTCGGCTTGTATAATAGCCCCATACATGAGGTTAAAATTTTTCATATTTTTCATCATCAAGGTAAACCGTTCTTCTTGTGTCATTGAATCTAGTACTTCTAAAACAGATTTCTTATCAGAATTTTCGTGTCCTTGTTTATATAATTCCAAATATAAATCCAAAGCCCCTGTCATACGAGAATCTTTAGTTTGGGACATATAATCCAATAATTTTTCTGGCGTATCTAATTTTAGCCACCAGCCTTGACTTTCCTGATCATATACAAACAAATACTCCATTTATCTCCTCCTACTATTTTATCGAAACTAGCATGAAATAATCCTTTCAGGCCGCTTCTAGTCGTTTACTCTCTTCTTATATTTTCTCTCAGCAATAATAATACGATTATAGTCTTCTTTTGGCATAATACACGTATCTCCGCTCATACCAATAATAACCATCTTCTGGCCACCACATAAAAAGTCATCAATGATTTTGTATTTCTTTTCCATGAAATATCACTCCTATTATACTATTTCTCCATTACAAAAGCCACCAGATTTTATCCAGTGGCCTGTTCTAACATAACTTATTTTTTTCGAGACGGAGTAGTATGAATGTCATTTAGGGATATCATAACCTCCGTTATTTGTCTTAATATCAATATCCCTCTGTGACATGCCATTTGACCGATCAACTCCCATCTGAGTATAATCTAACCTTTTTCCAGGTGGACACAAGCGATTGTGAGCATCATGGCTTGGTTTCTTAAGAATGTAGATAAATCCAATAATAAGAATAATAGACACAAGAGTTTCCATAATATACCTTCCTTTCCAAATTAACCGTCATAATTTTCAAATATTATACCAAAACACAATAAATATTACAACTATCTACCCAACGCTTCAATGATAAGTTTAACTCCATCACAGAATCCAGAAACATAGCTCTCTTCCATCCCAGCTACTAACACCTCCATATGCGCTTCTAGCATTTTTTCAAACTCATCCCTATCACCAGGTGTAACTTTACTCATAAATAGCTTACCTAATTCATAAGCCGCCTGGCGTTTCTCTTGATAGTCCTCTGATAAATCAATATTATCTGCTGGGCGGAAATCACCCTCATAGATTTCGCGGATCATCTTTTTTACCCCTTCTTCATAGATTGCGATGTTGGAAATTAAAAACAGCCTACATTACTGTAAACTGCCTGAAAACCTATGTTTCATCTGTTACCATTGAATATCGTCTACCATTGCACTATAGTAAAGTCCTGTAGGAACATCCACAAACACTAATATCGTGTGTTCATCAGGCATATACATAACAGCGCAAACTACACACTCTTTTTGTACATCATCATTATTAAGTAAAATTCTATCTTCTTTATGTGGAATAAAGTCAATATTACCGATATTCTTTTTTGTTATCTTATCAATAAGAAAAATAGTCAAGATATGTCCTCCAATCGTCACGAATCTTGTGCTTCAATTGCCGTCAGGTTCCAACCACTCATCATACAGAACATATTCCCCGTCCATACCGTCAATTGTTCCAATTTTAACGCCAAAATCTATTCTGGTGATTTGGTATCGCCTTCCTCTTAAATTCCTTTTTACACCAACAACATTCCTTATCTTCCCCGTTTCGTTCATTACCTAATCTCCCCTCCATTTTCATCAAATCTCACAACTCCAGGGTGTAGTCTATGTAGCTCTCTCTCCAACAATTCCCGTGCAAATTCATTTCCTGTCAAATCATTTTTGCCCTGTGTAGCCTTAACAGAAAGCAACCTATCAAAATCATCATCCCCTAACCAAAATTCAAACATTGGCATAATATCTATCCCTTTCCTCTATAAGTCCTTACCCTTACTTCTGGTTCCACAAAATCAGCATCAATATACCGCTTAATAACCTCCAGTATCCACTCTCTACAGTCAGCCGTGTTACAAATCCATCCCCAATCGTCTTGACTCTCGTAGTCAAAACCAGCCTTATTCTTAACCATTTCAACAAATTCGGTAAAAAATTCTTTTTCAGCCAAGCTACCTCCATCACAATTCCCGGATGGAAAGTGCGCCTTACAACCGTATAACAGAGTAGGAAAGTCTGGATTATATTTCTTCTTACTATTCGATTTCCGCTGTGGTATAGGATACCTTACCCGTTCCGCAAGTAACAAATCATAAGCCCAGGCATACTCCTGAACCTGTTTCTGCTTTATCTGAAGCTGCCGCTCTGCAATCTTAGGAATCAAAGCAAGCAACTCTCCGATTCTGTTTGTGTCTGTCGCATAGCTCATGATTAATTTCTCGACAAACTCATGGACATTTTCCTTTTGTAATTGCTTTTTAATGATATCTGACTGTTCTAAAGATAACATAGATTAACTCTCCTTCCGTTTGTCTAATGCCGTCATAACTTCTTCAATATCCGTGACATACCCTTTCCATACTACTTCATCAGCATTTTCCCCACCATAAATCTCCATCTCACCATTAAACCATCAAAACTGTTCTGTCGTAATCTCATTTTTCATTTTTCTTATCCTCTCTTCCCAGTAAACATGTATTTCACGCTTAATTACCCAGTAGTTTTGTCATAAGATACAAAGATTTGAGATTTAATGATGCAAAACGGGCGAACACCCCAACCGTCCCAATCGCAGTCGACGTAGCACACGCCGCCGCGGGAGTCGACATACCGGACGTAAGAAGCCCCAGTACCAGAAGGTGTACTGTCTGGTGTAGCAAGCCACATACAACTAGGTTTTATGTATTCTCGATTATTTCTATACATATCGTATGTCATGATACCAGTCAAATCACCCTTACACACTCCATAATCTCGCAAACCATCATGACTAAACAGGTCAATTTCCAATGGAATAAATGCATTTGAACCATATTTCTTTAAAAGTCTCAATACAGGTTCACAGGTACATGAAATCGTCCTGGCATTACTGTTAGAGTAATTATTGTCATTACCAAAATCTACATTTTCAATAGCATATTCTTTATCTAACAGGAATACGGTTCCCCCATCTTGATATGTAATTGCTGTCCATGTTTCTCTTCCGTTTTCATCTTCAATTACAATTTTCTGTCCCAATCTTACATTACCTGCTTCAATTTTATTATTTGCTTCCGCTTCGATAACTTCTTTATAAAGCTGTTCAAGCAAACCTTTTAATTCCTTAATCATGTTATTTCTTTCTTCTTTCGACATCATTATCATTTTCCTCCATCCATTCTTGATATCATACAATTCTCCATTTACAGCCCCATCAAATCCTCCGCAACACTCACGCCAAACGTTTCCTCAAACCAATGCCAGATTTCTTCCCTGTGCGTTCCTGCCGGAAAGACGTTCCATTCTACTTCAATTTCTTCTGTATCTGGATTCATGGGAATATTAGCAAATTCACCCCATTTATATTGTGCTATTGTCTTAAATCCGCCCTGTCCATCATTTACCATTGTTTTTCGTTGCCATATTCCCATTCATTCCTTTCGTTTGAAAAGTATATTTCTTCACTGATTTTCTAGTTCAAATATTGCGCAGCGTAGTGCTGATAACTCTTTGTCTAGTTCTGCCCACTCATAAGTATGAGAATTAGTTTTCTCCTTCTCTCTCTCAATTTTGTACATTAATTTGTATAATGTATCTATCTGTTTTTTTATCATAGGCTTTCCTCCTCATAATATCCTCCCATATATTAATGCCTTCTTCCCTGTAAACGTGCATTTCATGATGTAACCATTCGTTTTCCATTTCTCCCTGTGCATGATAAAGGGTTTCAAGCATGTCTACAAGCGTATTTACTGCACTTTCCGTCCTACAAAGTATTTCATTTCCACTACTCCAAATTTCTCCCTCAGAGTAATCTCTTAATCTATCCGCAATTTCTGTAAACCAATCAATTCTACGTTCTTCCATCTTTATTTTCTCCAATCTGCCCAAATGGACTTGAAATTTGTATTGTCACACCAATAATGGGCTTTTCCATTCACAAAACCCAAACGCTTCACACATAACAAATATCATGTCTTTATGCTCTACAGCTTTATCCCAGCAATTTAGACACCATGTATATTTGATATCCGCAAAAGCATATTGCTTTACATCACTATCAAAGATTCGTATATTATCAATCTGGTAATCTCTATTTCCACGTTTGCGCATCTCATAACTGAAGTAGTCTATAAGACTTTCTTTCATTTTTTCTATGTCCATCTCTATACCTCCATTCAGTACGCCGCATTATAGAGGCTCTCCGACATACATTTAACCCGTGCCATTATGTAATCCCCCTATTTCAATAATTCACGTTTTATCTGCAATTATCACGATAATCAATAATTGCTTCTTCAACACTATCGTTCCAATCATTACAATTATTCGGAACTAAATTTGTTTCTGTATCAAATACAACAAACCCAAAATAATAGGAAGAATATGGATGTTCCCTTTTAAATCTTTTAAAGTCATAATCACAGTCGCCTGTAGTTCCGTCTAAATCTGCATATACAACGACTCTTATTTCTTACCTTTCATCAAGTCTCATATTATTCTCCAATCTGCCTATGTAACTTTGAAAATTATATGTTCATTCTATTTACTTAGGCAAACTTAATCCTCTTTTAGTAAATTCATGTTGCATACACATTGCTGCTGCATATACGTCTGTTTCTTCTAATGTGTTACCATCCATAGAGGTATACGGCTTATTGGATAAAACACTCATACATGCCTTCCAATAATATTTTAGTTCTTCATCATTCATCGTTTTTAAATTACGCATTTAGTCCTCCAATCTGTCACACAATGACTTGAAATTCGCTTTTCTTCTGTTCTCTAAACTTTTCTTTTACAATAACGCTCTTAGCTTTTCTAAAAACTCTTTCAATGCGTTTTCTTTATATTCCTCATTATGTACAAGGTCAACAACGCCAGGAATGCCAGCAAAACCATTTCTTTTAGCTTCTAACATTAAATAAGTTTCTTCCTCTACATCAAACGCCACATAACACTCATCTACTTCTTTGTATAGTCTTCCAATCAATTCCTTCTTAGTCTTTGGATTTTCGATTGTAAGCGTTGTACACCAGTCCTCATTACAAGGATTATTACCTTGCATATAGAGTATAATATCTTTCTTTTCTTTCTCTACTGTAAAAGAAAAATCTGTGCCTTCTGATACTTTCTCTAAATATTCCTCTATTTGTTCAATTTTCATTGTTCTACCTCCATAATATCTATAAGTTGAAATGTGAATTTCCTGCTATCGTTCAATCATATATAAAATTGTCTCTGCCTATATATTCACCAGCTTCATAATCTTCATCTGAACAGCCTGAATACCATGTACACTTACCATGTCTATCTTCCTGTTCTGAAACTTCTTCCATACAATCCTCTTCACTATTACCATGGAAATACAACCGTTCCCCATCCTCATAATCAGCAACAATTTTCCACGGTGTAACTAATGGCAAATATTCTTCTTTTGATATTCTAGCCATCGTAATTCCTCCATTCATCACACGAAATTGCATTTTCTTACGCAAGTCTCCGTTTCCGTTCTATCTCTTCTAAATACTCCTCAAATTCCGGAATGCACTCGTTCAATTCTCCAAAATCACAACGCATTTTTATGCCATTCTTTTGGAGAAGATAATGACCGTATTCACGTGTAACGCTAATTCCATTGATTTTTATTCCAGTTATTTGCATTATTTCACCTCCTGAACATCATTACCATGTGACGAGTGGCCACAAGCCACATCCCTATTACAATACATACTATAGCAGCCATTCCAGCCGTTCTATCAATTGCAGAAATTGCGCACCCTAAAACGATCATAATGACACCACACAATTTTTGCTTGATGAAATATACCCTCATTCGTGTTTTTGTTCTATTTCTCCTAGCCCTCTGCAAATCAATAATCTTTTCCGCTTCTGTGAGCGTATATAACGGCTCATAACAGATTGTCTCCTTTAACATATTTCCTTACCCTCCTGTATTTTTCCGATTATGAACACTATAAAAGGCACTACGGTTTTTTATTCTCCGTAATGCCTTCTGACTGTTCACAATAAATTACAATTTCTTCGGGTTTAATTTGCCTTTGGTAGCATTTCTCTTAAATCGTATTCTTCTAGTTCAATACCGTTGATGGATACGAACACGGTATAATCGCATATGTAACACTTTTCTTCCCGCTCTTGTTCCTCCGTTGTATCCAAAATATTACAATCGGAGTCTTCTATTTGGTTCCAAGAAACTCTATTATCTATAATAGATAAATCGGATTCTTTGAAGTCTGAATAATTGCATTTATTGATATATGCAAGTAACAGCTCACCAATTCTATTATTAGCATGAATATCTACATCAAAGTTCCCATTATAATATTCCATACCGGAGTACTGACAAAATTTTCCCTCTCCTTCTTTAGTCCACTCGTTAACCATTTTGATTCCGCCTTGAATAGACAATTTGAAATTGTTCTGAAACTTTGCTATATTTAACATGATTTTATCCTACAATTTTCCGTATTATAAAAGGAAGGCTGCTAAACCTTCCTTTTACTGACTCTATGTTGTTAAAAAATCATTCCAATGCTGCAACAAATTTCTCCATCCACGCCTCACTAACATTCCCGGCAAAGATGTTTTCTATTAAGCGGCTCGTTAAATTCTTTTCTGTCAGCCACAATTATACAAAATTCTTTGTAAGAACCTGTTTCTAAAACCTCATTAAATGTCATTCTTATAATGTCCGCCTCCCCTATTTGCTCCCATATAGTCCAGACAGTGACTTATAGTTTTTATCACTTATCCATGGTAACTGTGCAGCGTTTCCACCTCTGACAATCTCCGTTGTGCCGTCCTCATAGAAAATTTTGCCGACCTTGTTCCCGTTTTGGTCCATAGCGCTATGCCACTTCTTAACGGGTTTCCCGTTCCATACTTTCATATATGTACCGCCTTTCTTTTCGTATTTATACGGTTGTATGCCATTGTAAACCACGCTTATTGTATAAAGGAATCCAGTGTGCTTCATAAAAATCATATCCGGCACCATCTATTCCGAAGAAGTAACCAAATTCATTTGATTCATAAATCCTAAAGCCACAATCGGCCATTTCATTAAGATGATTTTCAAGCCACCAATTGTCACAAGAATCAGAAAACTGCCACATTGTTCCCCACATAGGAAAATAATCATCGTCTTCTCTGCTTAAATCCTCTTTTAATTCCTCGACCTTTTCGCCATTGGCAAGTTCAATAACTGCAATTTCTTCTCCATCTTCATTTTCTTTTATCTCTTTTATATAACCCATTTCCTGATTTTCATTGCTCCATACTCTACAACCTTCTGAAACTGGCGTGATTTCTCTCCAACCGTCAATATCTAAATTAAACAATTTTTCTATCATTCCCAAAGGGAAAGCGTTAAAAGTTCCAACCCATTCTCTACATGCTTCTAAAATTGTTGTAATTTCTTTTGTCATAGTCTCCACCGTTTTAACCTTTCTTATTCTTCAATTTTTTCTCTTCCAGTAATGAAAAATCAAAAACTCTCTTCTCTTTACTGGTTTCAACTCCATCTGCTAATATCAAGCCATTTTCTTTTGCTGTTTTTTTGCTGTCTTAAACAGTTTATATTCTTTCATCGTTTCCCCTCCATAGCCTCCTGGGCAAGCCTAATCGCATATCCTCCGGCCAATATTAATAATGCTACTACAAAATCCATTATGTATCCCTCCATAAGTAAATGAGCATATACACTGTGACGTGTATATGCCCTAATTATCGTTCCCAGTACCATCCTGTGCCATCCTCTGTATAAAGCATTAACCCCGTGTCTGTGACATCAAAATCCGTCACGCTGGACATATTAAAATAGTTGGAATTACCCATAAAAATAGACGCTGTGACAAGCGCCGTTGTTACTGCCGTTATTAAGATTGTAGTTATAGTTTTCATTTCTCCCATCCCTCCATTTGCTCAATCTCTATCAGCATACGTGCTGCTGATAATCCATCAATTAATTCTAAATCCTGTAATGCTCGGATGTATCCAGCCCTATAAGAAAGACAATCTCCCACTAAGGAATATGGAGATAATTTTAATTTTAGTAATGCCAGACTGCGCTGTTTTTCTGTTATTTTGTACTGTTTCATTCTATTTTCCCTCCCGCATTAATATTTACAATACTTACGATACTTCCAATCCCAATAACATCTTGAAATTTCCTGATCATCATCGTTTAAATAAATGACTTCTCCAAATTCTCCACGGCCATAAGTCATGGCAAGTGCCAAAATATCATTGCTATCTGTATTGTCCAGATCATAAACTCTATGGCTTGTGTTATCGCTTACTATGGTTAATGTTCTCATAATGTTGTTTTCCTCCTTTACGGCTTTGATTCTCTTTATCACTTATCCATGCAAGCAAGTTTGTGCTTCCTTGCATGGTAAATGGTAAAAGACAGCCGTAATTGACTGTCTGTAATATGTAAGTCATATGTATTTGTATACCGCTTTGTCGCTGCCTCTATAGTCTGTCAGTCTATAGCCTTCTAGCGGTTTGCAAACTAAGCTATTTGCAACTGTTAATTCCTTGTACAATACAAGAGGTATTAACTACCTACGGCGTTTTTATCACAGGCACGCCGCCTTGATTCCTAATCTAGTACCGCCCCACATGGGCATGTTAGTTTTCTGTTTCGGAAATCACCTGGTTATATATCTATACTCGTTTTCGCCGCCTATCCTCATTTCCCTTTGCCCTCACATACCAAACATACAAGTTAGTGTATAAAACTGAATCCATTCAGCTTGTAAATGATTATGCTACTCCAATTACTTTTAGCGGTTACTCACTTTTTAGAATTGTCAAGGTACGATATATTTGTTACTTCTCTTTTTGGACGCACTTAACACACGTTCTGCAAAGTGAATCACAGAATGAGAAAATGCGCTCAATTTGTTTTAGGGAATTTTCCATCAGATTTGACGGATTCCAAGAAATGTGATATACTCAATCTTGATTAGGGACTGAGGACACGTTAGCATTTCTTAAATGTGTTCCCTGGAATTGGGTGGAGTTGGTAGCTCCGCCCTTTTCTTTTGTCACCGTTTGTTACGGCAAATGGAATTGGGAAACTGAATTCCCCACGGCTGCACCGTCAATTCCTCTGTTATTATGCAATGTCTAAATGCTCTTTTATTTTCTTTATCTCCATGCGGAGATTGATTAATTCAAGTTCCATGCTCTCGCGTTTCTTTTCCATCTGGAGGGCTTCATCAAGACGCTGTTTAAGGAAATCGTGACCCTCACCGATAATGTCGATTTTCTTGCTAATCTCGTTTTCAATGGTAAGGTTGGTTTTTGTAACTTTTTCATCTACTCTTTCAATTTTCTGGTTCAATGCATCCAGCTTTTCCAATATCAATTTTTCTGTTTCTGTCATTCTTTGTTATCTCCTTTCCTTAACTTCTGAATCAAGTATAACACTTTACTTATTATGAGTCAATGGTTTTTTCTAATAATTATTGATTTTTTTCAATATATTTTATCTCCATCAGGGAATTCAAAACCAGAAAAATATTTTGCCCCCATAATTTCAGCAATCATTTTCATTTCCTCTTCTGAAAATTTTCCGGTTTTTAATCTTTGGGAAATAGTACCTTGTGTTACGCCAAATTTTTTAGCAATATCTTCTTGGCTGATTTTAGCTTTACTCATAGCACGCTTAATCTTTTCTTGCGTGTTTATTTCCATGTTTATCCCTCCTACCTTTCAAGTGATTCCATTATAGCATAAAGTGCATACAATGTCACACCCTGATAGGTTTACAGCTTAGTTTTCACTCATAAAGTGTACTTACGATACCGCCACGGGAAGGCGCTGTCATGGTATCATTCCCCTCGTTGTTAGAGGGATTGTATTACTTACCTTATCACTCTGCATATGGTCTATCCTGTTTAGTGTTTTGCAATTTTTCGCTAGGCTCTCCGCCTGTAATGCTCCGAGTGCTTAATCGCTACTTACATTAATCGCTTATAGTTGTTTTTATGTGCCGTTGGTAACGGTGGTTATTACAACGTCAATTTATGCTTTCGCCTACCCCGACGATTGTTACTTTTAACAGTTACCCAGATTAATCACTCTTGACTTCCTTTTCCTCTTGTCTCTGCCGTGCCATCCACGCAAGGAATTGTTAAAACAGTCAATTATAATAAATTAGACTGATAGACCATATGCAAGCCCTAAGGTTTGGGGATGTAACGCCATATCCCGTTTGCGTCCTATTCTACACGTAGGAACCGTATCACTGGTTGATAGTGCTGCTAGTACCATTTACGTATGGTGATAGCATTGAGACGGTACAGGATTGATAGCGACCGTTACATGCAGTTTGTTTCATGCAGTAACTTTGGAAACCCTTTGATTCACACTATATTACGGTTTTATGGATGCTCCGCACGGGGAGCAAACGACATTATCCGATTTTCAGTGAATCTCCGGAATTAATTTTGACTTTCACCCCGTCGCGGACTGATTTATTACGTGATTCTCAGATTCACGGGCATTCCCTTTTATACAGCGTGTATATGCTCAACTCGTTCCTGCGCTTACCCTTTACTGCATCCGTAGTCCTCATTTTGGTTATCTATGGTATTTCAGGTACAATCCCCTTACGCCTAGATTGATCGGCGGCGGTAATCATTGTAAGTGTGGTACCTGCTTTCACACACGCCAGCACAATTATATGGCATTGCTGATCTTGAGCCGTTGGAAGTATTACGCCGTGTCCATGCGTTTATCGGTTTCCTAGTTTTATTCTCGTGTGGTACTCTTCCGATAAACCGTCCACACTAGGCTATATAGTTCACTTATGACCCTTTGACAAGTAGCCCTCAATCCATAATAGATAGTATAGACACTTAAGACTTGTCTCACTGGTAGACCTCAAACCAATTAAAAAGAGTGTAAAACCCTTAATAATTCAATAGGCTTTACACTCCTGGTATGCTTGGATTAATATGTAGTTATGCGGTATGCTTTTTCGTGTCGTGGATGTGATCATCAAGAATCACATGGACACGTTCTACTTCATCGAGGATAAGCGATTCAGATTTCATAATCTGATTTTTCAGATTACGTTCTGTGGACTTAATTTGTAGTTCTACGCTATCCATTCGCATTTCCATACGCTCGTTCATGGCTTTCATTTGTGAAAGCAATAAGTCAAGCTTTTCACTGTCTGTCATTCTCTCACCACCTCCCTATACTGGGTTGATATGGATTGATTATACCATAGGCAGAGTGTAAAGTCTATTCAATTATCAAGGTACTTTTGTGTTGCTATTATGGTGTAGGGCTTGTGCCCTGTCCCTTGGGACACTTATAATATAGCATAGGTTTAACCTATATTCAATAGTTTTTACGCATTTTTTGTTGATTCGTTATTATGCACTATTTATATATCATCATAGGTTTAACCTATTATGTAATATGCACAATAAAGAATGGATTAATTGACAACGTACATGATATAATGTTATTGTTATATACTACCCTCGCATAAAAAAGAGAAGTATATACATAGTAATTTAGAAATGAGGGGTTAAACAATGGCATATAGTAAGGGCGCACAAGATAATTACAGAAAAAAATGTAAACAAATTGGATTGAAATATACACCCAATGAATTGCATGAATATAACAGGATTGTGGGGTATTGTAAAGTTAATCATATGACATACCAAAATTATATTAAATCACTAATCAAAGCAGACCTGGACGCTAAAGGCATACCCTACCCCATAGACGATAATATGCCGGACTAATAGTGTAAAATGGATTGTGGCCCATTGTAATGCGTTATATGGACATAGATTGGCTACGATGGATTGTAGACATTATAATGTAGGGATAGGATTGATAATGAACCAGGAACCAGAGGAATTATATTGATGGCATGTAAACGTGTCAATGTGTGTAACGCATTGTAGAGCATTTTAAGGCCTGTTTATGGTTATAGGTGGATAGTTGTTAGGGTAAGGGTATTAAATGGATATATGGGCATTGTGGTGCGTTTGGTGAGGTGTTAGAGGTATTAGGTTGTATGCATGTGGGAACTAGCATAGGTTTAGAGCAAGATAATAGACACAATGTTAATTATTGTGATTAGTGTTTATTATTGTGCATTTTATTGATTTATGTAAAATTATGTTGTGGCATGTTATTAGATTTTTGATTGGTAATAGGCATGTGATAATTAATGAACATAGTGTTGATTATATCAAAATGTTGTAAATACAACATTTACAACATTTCGTCCGAACTTGCAAGTGAGTACTTGCATATTGGGCAACGTTGTTTTTACAACATAATACTTATGGTATTCAATACTACATCACGTAGTCAGTATATAAATAAAAAGCGTACTTATAACAAAAGTACGCTTTTTTGATTTTCGCCTTGATATTCAATGGTTTTTTGCCGTTATGCGCATAGGTGGGGGGTAGGTTTACATTTCCCAATTAATCCCATTTTCACCAAATGCCCCTATCTGTTCCACCCATACGTCACCTTAAAATTTTCAGTTTCCGACATCAAAACACCATACAAAATTGTTTCAAATCAACACACAATTCACGTTTTTACTCAAAATCAGTTCGGTACCATGTTCGGTAAAACAACGTATTTACAACGAAAACCAAATTTTCAGACAATTATTTTTGTTCTAAAATACCCCAAAATCATTCCCTAAACCACCTAAAATCTCTTATAAATCAAGCACTTTCCCGAACTCCCTCTTTATTTAAGGAAATAACATCTCACAATCATCCTAGATCGTACTATAAAATCTCAAAAACCCCTTGTAATTCAACGAAATCTCCTCATTTCCGAATCTCCTCACCGAAGTCATTATTTTTATGTGTGCGCGCAGGGAGCATCTTACTCCCCTACCTGGCATTCCATCGGCAGCTTATCATCCCTGATTCCCTTCAGAACCGCCTGCCTTCTCTCTATAGACTCATCTGGCATATACTCTACAACGCAAACCAACTCCGGATCCAACCATACCGCTTTTTCGTTACCTGGAGGTGTATGTTCAAACGATGAATATATGATATCAAAAGCCACAAATATAGCAGGATTCATTTTTGACGCCAGTTCAATCTTAAATGGATCATTCAGTATAGACCTACGCTGCACAATACTAAATACAGGGATACCATCAACAATAGTAGCCAGCTCCCCATCAAGGATGCATTTATGCTTAATATTTTTGTAGATATCCTTTAATTCCGGAAACCTTGGTAATAATTTAAAATCCCTCTTATTTCGCAAATCTACACTACTATCATCAAAATATGCTACGCAGCGCATACCGTCAAGCTTCAGCTCATAGATATGATCATCCGAGTCAAATGGGTCTACCATTTCAGCAATCAGCATTGGCTTCGTACCCTTTTTATCAAAAAGGTCCATTATGCTGTACCAACTTTACCATTTTGCAGCATTTCTATCACCTGTCTCATAGCCTCCATAGGATCTATCATTTCACGTACAACATTATCTGTAGCCACAATCTTCTTACCATTAATCTTAGCTGTAATGGCCTCTCGCAGCCGTTGCTGGTATTCATCATGGTATGCACTGATATCAAATTTCTTTTCCAGAGATTTAACCATCAGTTTAGCTAAATCCAATTCTTCTTTTTTCACCTCAACTTTTGGTATTGACTTTGGTAACTCCTGGATTTCTTCTTTGTAAAACAAAATCTTAGCTATGATACATTCTTTCGTAGGGTATAACACCAGAAGTTCCTGTTTAGTCCCTAATACTGTCTTAGCGACAGCCACAAGTTTCTGACTCAACAATGCCTGGCGAAATAATTCATATGATTTCTCTGCGTCTGGCTCCGGAATCATATGGTGTCCTGAGTGAATACTACATAACGCCCTTTCTCGTACTCATACCCTTTAATTATATCGTCATTACTCTTAATCTCTTTATTACAAGATGGACAATATTTCTTATATTTTATCCTTTCATGTGAATCCTTACAGAGCTGATTGAACGAAATACTAATATCCCTGGTTGTCTTGTATAAGTCTGAAGGAATGTAGAGTACGCCTACAGATATTGCACTTTTTTGAGCTACCGCCATTTTTCATCACCTTCCTTTGTGATTAGTATGTACGGTATTTGTAAAACGTAATTTATGAATTATTTGGAAAAAGAAGTTTTAAATGGAGAATAACTATATATCACATAAATCAAAAGAAAGGAAACTATGATCATGACCAAAACACAAGTTATACCACAGAAGTTTGTATTCGCTGAGGAAGGAATGACTTTGTATAGTAATAAACCAGAGAATGAAATTGAATTCCCTGGCCTTAAGGTAACTGTTGAAATTGATGCCTATAAGACAAATAAACATGTTCTCAAAGAGAAATTGGAATCTATTTTTGAAGAAGTCCTTGGATACTTTGATTAAAAATGGGGGTGGTGTAATGCAAGTAAACGATATTTGTGATATAATTATACAAAATCTTACAAGAGAGTGGAAAAAACGTATGAACAAACAATCACTTATAGAAAAGTGGGAAATACCTAAATATTCTAAAAAGGAAATCAAAAATGCGGGAAAGGCCATAGCTACTCCTTCAATTAGTAATGAGGAACGTGATATCGCTTTAGAGATATTAAATAATTGGCGTTCTGCTCATGCATATCCACTTCAAGTTATTGCAAGCAATTTAAGATTACGAAACCCAACTGCTATTGTAGTTCAACGTTTAAAACGTTTAGAATCAATCACTGGTAAGCTAGAACGATATTCAACTATGGATTTATATAGAATGCAAGATTTAGGAGGATGTCGGGTGATTGTAGATTCGTTAGATGAAGTGTATGCTGCAATATTAAATTATAAGAATTCAAGAATACGACATATCCTCAAGCGTGAATATGATTATATTCAAGAGCCAAAGGACTCTGGATATCGCTCTTATCATATGGTATATCAGTTTCATAGTGATAAAAAGGAAACCTATAACAAAAATATGTTGATAGAGATTCAGTTTCGTACAAAACTCCAACATACATGGGCAACGGCTGTAGAAATGATGGGGATTTATACAAAATCACAATTAAAAGCTAGTATTGGAGATGAAGATGTATTAAGATTTTTCGTTCTTGTATCATCCGTATTTGCAAAAATGGAGGGAACACCTATTGCTCCAAATACCATTGATGACTTTAACACACTCATATCTGAAATCAGAGAAATAGATAAGAAGCTATATATCGTATCAAGATTGAGTGCTTTATCTGTAGCAATAAATCATGTAAATGAAAACACTAAAATTAAAAAAAATGGATATTATGTTTTACAGCTAAATTATAAGAAAAAATTATTAAAAATAAATTCATTTCTCAAGTCACAAGTTGAACTTGCAACTAATGTGTATAATAAAATCGAAGAAACCAATAATCCAAATTTAGATGTTGTACTTGTGTCGGCAACATCCTTTGAAACATTAAAAGCAGCATATCCTAATTATTTTACTGACATTTCAGGTTTCGTAGATATGATGCGAAGAATACTAGCTTAAAAACATTATTCAAGACAGGTGAATCATATACCTGTTTTTTTGTTACGTAAAAATAGATAAACTTATTCCGCAAACGGAGAACTATATATTAATAGCCATTACAAAACTAATATGGAGGATTTTATTATATGAATACAAATACAGCTTTACAGGTAACAAAATTTGATTTTTATGGGGATTCCCTCATCGCCATCCGGGATAATGCGACCGGTGAGATTTATGCAGCCATCAATTTTATACTTAGAGGTATTGGATTTAATAGAGAGCAAATCCGTAAAAGAAGAGACAAATGGCTAAATGATGTTGTTCTATTTAAAAGTATCGAAAATTTCAAAATACCAACAAGTGAAGGAGTGACCCAAAATGGCACCCCTATAAATTCACAAGATACACATTGTATATCCATTCGTAAACTTCCACTTGCCCTAGCAAAAATCAACATTACACCCAAGATGAAACGGGAACAGCCAGAAATCACATTAAAGCTTGAATTATATCAGGACAAATGCGCTGATGTATTAGCATCCGTATTTATTGATAACAAGTCAGTATCCGATATAAATCTTCAGCCACTAATTGATGTCATTACTACTCTCTCATCATCCATCGTGACCATGCAACAAGATATTACATCAATCAAACTAGCCCAAGAAAACATTCAGAAACAGATTCCAAAGAAACGATTCTCATTCTGGGCCACCAAAATGTTTCCTAAATATCAGTTGTTAATGGATTACTTCGGCATACAAGAAAACAAGGATTTATATAAGGAACTATATAAAGAATTTCATAATATGTATCCGGATATGGAACTTAATCAGATAATAGACGATTACTGTTATGAAAATAAATTAGATAGCTGTTATACCTTAGACGCTATAGAACATGACAAAAGTGTACGGAGCTTATTTGAGGCAATGGTTGATGGGCTTTTGGAGAAATATGAATTGATATCTAATTTAAATTCAGTACGGCAGAAAACAATTTTTGATGATGTAGTAGAGAATATATCAGTAACCCACCAGAAAGGACCCGTAATCAATGAATAACAATTTATTTCTCAATACAGTGTACAACCATACATACAACGAAATCTACAGACGATATCAACTCTTATCTGATCAGGTTCTAATTGATAATTGGAGATACCATCAACACCAGGTACAACGCAAGGATGATTATCACTGGATTGCATTTTCAGTTTGCGAAGATTTACTTAGACAAAGAGGGAATACATATCTGGACGATACTTATCCAAAAGACTGAAGGAGGAATACATATTATGAAATTATTCGTTAGAGGACCAGAACAAATAAGATATCGCCGGCAATCATATAGTTATCCATCAACACCTACATCAAACATAAAGCCAGGTGATACATTATATGGCCTAAATGCTGACTACCATGTAGACAGAGTGGAATATAGTAAATCTGATTTAATTGTATATGCCACTAAGACACAGATACAAGAGAGGATGCATTAACTATGGCACATGACAGGATTACACCATGCAAATTTTATATTTGCAAAGGAGAATGTAGTAAGGGCAGAGACTCGGACCACAATGGTTACTGCCAAAAGTGTAATAAGTATGAACCGAGATGCAAGGTGAAGAGAATTAGCAGGAAGAAGGAAAAATTAGAGAAGATACGATTGAGGGAATTTAATGATTAATGACAAATAAAATGTTTTTTAAGAGTACTTTTATATATGAACGTAGTGAATATATAAAAGTACGATATTGTCTGTCTTATTAAATGAAGTATATATTATTTCAGTTCGGCAAACGCTCTAAATAGAGCGTCTACTGAACGACTAACCTAAAAATGACGCTCTATTTAGAGCGTTTGCCGAACTCTCGTAAATATAATGGAGGTATTGTTATAGATAAAGTGAGAAGGGAATATTTCACCAGATTTCCTAATGAATATATACAGGAAAATATCAAAACCAAATTTGGTGTTAGCCGCAAATTTTATATAACCTATATACTCATCGACAAATATAGGTCTTATGAGGATTATAGCTGGATTACCGTACGAAAAATCCTTGAGTTTTATGGTTACAAAACAACAAGTAGAAAGCCCAAGGCGTTTAAAGAAGTATTAGATGTCCTAGAGTACATGATAAATAATAAAATGATTAAAATCCAATGTGATTTAGACTCTCTTAATTATGACACTGGAATAGAAATCAAAATCATTCCAGAAAATTTTGATTACCCAGACCACTTTTGTAAGCTCACATCATCTCAGCTTGACGTAATTATGATGAATGATTCTGTCATAAACAGAGAATGTCTTCTTATGGCGTTTCTTTACATTAACTCATACATAGGAAATCGGCCAAAGAAAGATGATGGCTCCGAAGTCATGTTTAATCCAGAGACAAAACCAGAAGCATTTTGGAGAAGTATTGAAAGTATGTCAAAAGAGCTTTCTATGTCAAAAGACACTATCACACAGTGTATTGACTTTCTTACCACATCTACTGGTGATAAAAAGGCATTACTCATAAAAAGAGAAGTAGGTAGTGTACAACCAGATCCACGAAAGCCGCCCCAAAATGTCCCAAACATTTATGTTCTTAATAAAGATGGCTATCAACAGGAAATAGAATGGGCATTGCACAAGATGTTAGAGGTCTATGGCGTTGATAGCTTTGACAAAATAAAAGGGGGTATTAAAAATAAGCCAAGGAATATATAGTATTAAAAATTTAAGGAATGGAAAAGTTTATATTGGAAGCAGTTTCAACATTGAAAAAAGGATAGCCGCCCATAAAAATGATTTAGCCAATTACACACATCATTCTTATAAACTGCAAGCTGATTTTAATTTAACACATAATATATCTGATTTTGTTTTTGAGATTTTAGAAAACACAAACTGATCAAGAGCTAATCTTTATAGAAAGGAGCAAAAATATATAAATGAATTAGATACATATCATAACGGATATAACTGTTGCAAATTCGCAATAAATCCAAAGTACACAAAAGGGAATCAACAAAATATACAACAGAAGTCATCTAATTGCAGATATGTAAAGATACCACGAGAAATAATATATGCCAAAGACCTCGGAGATAAACGAGTGATTATTTTTTCATACTTATGCGCAAGACGCGCCCTGGATGATACAGTAGCCTTCTCTATCACAGAGTTGTGCCACTGGTCAAACCTGAAACCTAACTATAGGGATGGAAAGATAAATCAAAAATATTATGATGTTTTATTACTCCTCTCCCACTACGGATATTTTGTAGAATGTCCGGATTTTGAGAGTTACCTTCATGAGTCTACCAATTCAGTAAAATACCAACGCGTAAAACTAAATATAGAGAAGTTTGATGCACTGGATAGTTTCGGAATAATTTACTTTGATGAACTACAATTTTGGATTTCAATGGAGAATTAAAAGATAGCGACATTGACCTCGCCAGAATGTCATCGGCATACATATTATTGCTCATCTCCTATCTCCGTGTAAACATGAACCGTAATCCCGATAAACCTTTATGCTGCTATCGGCATTATCAGAAGATTGCGGAGGATACCGGATTGTCAGAACGATATGTAAGTAGAATCATAGAAATTTTGGATACTATTAAAAAAATGAAACGTGCACGGTACAAGGGTTCAAATGATAAAGTTAGATTTAGTACAACTCCCAAGATTTTTGCCGATTATAGGCGGTTTATTAAAAATACTAATGGAGACACCATACTTGATACGGAATATGACTACAATGCTGAAATAAGCAAACAAATAGAATTAATGAGAAAAGAGAATATTACTATATAACTATTAGCCTATCACACCATAAGGAGTGAATGAGAATGAAATATATTTTAATCGCGAAAGGAATTTTAATACATGACAGAAACCACAACAGGGTACCTTGCTACTTTTAAATCACCACACTATCCATCAAGGCAAGAATTACATAGTACTTTTGGCGGAGTAATTATTGAATCAGACTATAGCACCGAATATAATGCTCGTTCGTCTAAAGCATCATTTATCGCCAGTCGTATTGATACGGACAGGAAATTCGATTATCAGTGTTTAAGAAATGCAGAATCCAGAGAAAGAGGTAAAAAATAATGATTAGATATAGAAATGTACCAGCAATTGAATTTGATTTAGAATATGATTACAAAATTAAGGCAGAATATGTCTTTGATAAGGAATTAGGAAAATATATAGTAACCTTCTACCTGAGACAATCACAAGTGGGAATGTGGGATCAGATTGACAAGGCCACTGATATTACTTTTGATTCTCCATGTGAGACAATTAAGACGGATATTGCTAAGTACTTTACCAAATTACTCATTAAAGGATTCTTTCAGTATTACATAGACCGCTACGTGTATCAGATGAAGTGTTTTGACAAGGGCAACGATTTATACGAGAAGGAACGTCTAAATGCTCAGCAAGTCAGACTATAGGTATTTCCATAAAGCACGTCAGGCTGCTCTCATCTCTGATTTCGAAAAAACTCATGTTGGCTGCATTGCAGTCTATCAGGGTAATATCATTGCCATCGGATGTAACACCCATAAAACCCACCCCAAACAACAATACTATAATCAGTTCCGGACGATACGCTATGTAGATAGTAAGTATCTTCCTAAAATGCACGCCGAAATACACTGTCTCAACGTAATCCAGAATATGGATATAAATTTCGCCAAAGTGAAGCTATATATCTATCGGACACGTAAGGACCAGGAATTCGGTTTGGCTAGACCATGTGCTTCCTGCATGGCAGCCATTAGGGATTTGGGCATAAGACAGATTTATTATACAACTGATGATGGATATGTTTTTGAGAAATTGAAGAATAGGTAATTATAAATTTTAAATGGAGGCGATAGTAATAAGTGAATACGGTATTAAGATAAAAAATATTAGTGCTGGCATGATATACGATGTCAATTTGGGTATACGAGATTATTTTTCATATACCGATGCCATGCTAAATAATAGTTTGTTTAGTTTTTTTCTACAGAAAAACGGTATGAATGTATATAAAGGAGAAAGCACGAGAGATATAATTTGTTTAGATTATGATTTCGGAAGTCGTTCCTACGAGGAAGAACGAAAACGCCTGGAAAAACTATTTAACGAGTCCGATGAGTCTTCAAGAAAACGAATCTCAGATACATTGAAAAAAGTAGATTCCAGAAAAGAACTCTATACTCCAAAGAAAAGAGATGAAATCCGAGAATTTTTTTATGAAAATGGTGTGGATGTTACTTATAGAAAAAAGAACAAGGATGGCTCTATAAAAGAGGAAAAAATTATACATTATGAAATGCTGTTTAGAACAAGTGCAAAAGCAAAGTTAGGACAAGTAATCTTCATCAATAGTAAATTATATGATAAAGCATATGACTGGTTAACTATTGGACTTGGGAACAAAATGCAATACGATAATGCAAGAATCGTAGAAATGTCGGCCTACGCCCCACTTACCACATCTACTATTGTTGGTACATTATACGTTCCTGTCGAGAATATATTAATTTTAAAGGACCAAGAGTCCTTTTTCAAAACAAAAAGTAAGGTTGTAAAAGCTGAAGAATATGAAGATTCACATGGGCAAAAGCAAAAAAAATGCATTGTTGTAGATGAAGAACGAGAAGTTAAAAATACAATATGGGATGGGATGATGCTAATCGAGTCATCAATACTTCCAGATTGTATTAATGGCATGGCTCTACTACGTAATCATTTATTTAAAGCATGTGGTTTTAGAAGTCACATTCAAAAATTCTTTGCAGATTGGTGTAATAAGAATGGCTATGATTACCAAACCTATCAAATTCAGGATATGTTTGGTAAATGGCATTATTTGAAGGATATCAAGATGATTACTACGGATAATGCTATTAAGTGGAAAAAGTTTGCTGATTTAATGGGTAATACGTTATCAGAAGCCTATGAATATTGGTGCGACAGGATTCATGCCGATGGTGATATATGGGGTATTGTCAAGACGGACCATCCTAGCAAACTAGGAAATTATCAACAATTGAGCTATCAGATGATCAATACTCTTCCGTGTACAAAAGATGACATTAAAGAAATTGCTCAGATAAGTATTAACTATGTAGAACTGTTAAAAAAAGATAATGATGAATTTGAAAGGTTTCTAAGAAAATATGCCAATGAAGTAAATCATTATGAGATGTTAGCTGACTTATATGCTCAAAACCATGAATTTGGCAATAGTACATTTTTTAGAGAAGAAAAAAAGAAAATAATATTTGATTATGTCTACAGACTAAGAAAAGGTAAGATTATAGTAAATGGAGATAATCTAACGGTATGCGGAAATCCGTATGCTCTCCTACTTTATTCAGTTGGTGAAGATTATAATACCGACCCAACATTAAAGCAGGAAAATGGAAGTATTCAATGTTACACAACCAGGTTTAATGACAACGAATTTTTAGCTGCTTTTCGTAATCCCCATAACAGCCCGAATAATATCTGTTATCTTCATAACGTTCATTCTGACATCATGAAAAAATATTTCCCCTTCAGCAATAATATAATAGCTGTAAATTGTATCCATACAGATATACAGTCCAGAGCCAATGGAATGGATGAAGACAGTGATTTTATGCTTGTGACAAATCATCCCACCATGGTGGGATGCGCAAAAAGATGCTATAAGGAATATCCTACCATTGTAAACGCATTAAAAGAGAGCGGAATTACATACCAGAACACAAAAAAAGATTACGCCGCCATGGATAGCAAATTTTCAAAGTCTCGTATGGCAATCGGATATTCCAGTAACCTTGCACAGCTTGCAATGACATATTATTGGACAGAGTTACAAAAAGAATCTCCTGATAAAGCCAGACTGAAAGAGTTGTATGATAATTTTGTTATCTTATCAGTATTAGCTCAGGTTGTAATTGATGGATGTAAAAGGGAGTATGAAATTGATGGCAACAAGGAAATAGATCGTATAAGCAAAATGGCTTGCATGACCATCAAAAAACCTTGTGGTTTTACAAAGACAGGTAAAATAAAATATAACAAATGTGATTTTCCAGAATTTATGAAATATACGAGGGAAATAAAATATACAAAAGACGGAAAGGAATTACCTCAAGAAGAAATTGATGTATCTAAAGAAAAATTAAAAGGTAGAATCAATATAACGCTATCTTGTCCTATGAACTGGTTAGAGTACTGGTTAGATAAAATACAAGCATCTCCTACTATTAAAGCTCAACCAACGTCTGACTTCTTTATTAAAATGAATGGTAAAGCAAATGATCGACAAATGAGCAGAATAAGAATGATAATTGAAGACTATGATTCATATATAAAACAAATTAATATAGATTGTTCAGACAATCAGGAATTGTATGAAGAGAAATTGGTCTCAAAATCTAAAGAAATATTATCGGAACTAAAAAAAATACGTATAGGAAATATTATTACGATTAATAGGCTAATTGAAACTGCACTCGGATTAGAAAATCAAAATAAAAATCCCCTATGTTATAAAAATGCCACTAAGTACACAAGAAAAACGCTTAATTTATTATACAAGATGGATAAAGTAAGATTTTTAAGCAATTTCGTTTGTTTATAATGTGCAAAATTTGCGGAACGCTTTTGTAAAAAGTGCTTGTTTTTCAATGCTTTTTGAGCATAAAATGCGTCCGTTATATGGAGAGCAAAAGAAAATACAAATTGTATGAGTAAACTCCACCGCTATTGCCCGATGCGGGATAAATATGGGAGACAGTCTTTAAATGTATACTAGGGGCGGACGTATCATTATTCGCCCCGAATTCAACATCAATTGAGGACTGTCGTGATGACCAGCCATCAATGGAGAATTAAATAAATGAATAGAGAATTAAATAGGTGAGCTATATAAGATAGGATTATTTGCGTAGATTAACATTTATGTCTTGGGACATCATATCGGTCATTACTTTTGCTTTACTATCAGACAAATCTTTGTTAAAGGAAATTATTGCGGATACAATACATTTTCCTATAACGCTGATAATATGGCAAATCCCGTAAATCAGTCCTCCACTAAGAAGTATTTGTAAAACTTCTACCAATTCTACCCTCCCCTCTTGTAGAATTTCATAAGATAGGGAATTATAGCGGCCAGAACAGTCAGATATTTAATTCCTTTCGTGCCACTAACTACAATTGGCGCTCCCACATGGAATATACCAGGTATATTACCGTGCATTGAGTTAGAATGTGGTAGTCTAACCGCAATTATATCCATCAATATTCTATCACAAATAACTGGATAAATAAACCAGATGACAATCACAAAGAGCTAATTTTTACTGGTGGCGGTGCTGTTATATTAACGGTATCGCTATTAGTGTTGCATAAAACAAATAAATCATAATTCAAGGAAGATACCACTATGGGAACCACAGGAAAGAACGCAGATAAGAGAACACCGGAACAGAGATCTAATGGTGTAGCACAGAATGCAAGACCAAAGGGCGCACAGGATACGACATTTGTCACAACCGGCCCTGCGACTGGTAAAGAAGATGAAAGAACTGTTGGTACAGAAGATTAAATAACAGCTTGCGGCGGTGCCATCCTCTATGATGGTATCGCCTGTAATTGTAATTAGTAGACGAAATTTATTTATATTCGCAACACCCTTCTAATATCAACAACCCATGAATAGTTAGGACAAGATCGGCCATAACATTTCTTTTCTACATGATATTTTATCATAGGCAGCAAGGAATTAAAAGAGATTATTATTATAGCGGGATGCTCGTACCAGTGGTCAGTCGGCTGGCTCATAACCAGTAAACAGATGGGTTCAACTCCCATTCCCGCAACTACCTCATTAGAGGAATAAAAAGAAGGATGTGAAATGCAATTAAACAAATAACGAAAGTACAAATTGAACGGCTATTGGCAAAGGGTATAATTCGTAACACTCAATATGGATATGTTGATAGGAATTTCAATCACATAGGTTATTATAGAACTTGTGGTGGCAAACGTTATATAGAAAATAAGTATGTAACTTAATCCTATGAAGAATAGAATAACATATCACGGGTTCTACATTGACAGAACTGAACATGGATATCGAATTTGCAAAATGTCAGATTCTAAGATTCATACACATCTCAAGAATTTACAACCAGCATATAGACTAGCTGACAATGTGAATAGTAAACGTATTCCACGTAGATGTGGGACATATTATTTAGAAAGCCATGCGAGGCTTTCAGATGATGAAGAATATATTGAAAAGATCAAAAACTATATAATCGTTAAACAAAACAAGGGAAAGAAACAATACTACTACAATCCTTCCAGGAAACATGCTAGAGGGATTTTCTAATGAAAGGATGATTTTAAATGGCAAAATCCAAGTTACAGTTTAAGAGGAATATTACAGATAAATTAAGTGTTAAGGGAGTCCTCTCTGAGGATGGAACCACTATTACCTATACTGACGAAAATGATATTGAGCAGGATGTAAAAGTTTCTGATTTACTGAATGTTTTCAAAAATCAGCCTATTGAATTTGGAGTACAGTTAAAGAGTGATGAAGAACTTGATGTAATTCCAGCTGATGAAGATTAAAAGGTGGTGGGCATACTGATTAATTTCATAGAGGAATTACGTAAATATGGACTAACTCCTGATTCATTTGAGCAGCTTTTACAGGACTGTTCAAATAAAGTGCATAAAATATCTGATTGGGATTGGACCGAAATATGTCAAAAATACAATCTTAACTTAAGTCCTGATACCATCCGTAAAGGTACGCAGCCTCCAGTGGTAGGCTCTGTATTTGTATCGGAATACTACAAATGGAAAGAGTCACAAAATTACAAGCCACATGGTACTGACGATAGCTATTTTAAGCAAATCAAATTTGAAAAGCAAGAAATTGAAAAAGAGAAGCAACGCCTGTTTGATGAGCGCACAGGTTTGAAGAAATTACTTAGGGAACAATCTCGAAGGGAAGAACTATTCAATATTGTTAAAAGAGCAATTAATGATTATGAACCCATTGTTTTCGAATACAATCCAGCTCCGATAATTGATAGTGATTCAGACTTAATTATCCATGTCACTGACGTACATTGTGGTGTGGATATAGATAGTCCATTCAATACCTATAACATTGATATATTACAGAAAAGACTCAAATTATTTCTTGATGAAATATTTGAAATTCAGTCCACTTACAATTCTGAAAATGCTTTTGTCATTTTAGGTGGAGATATGATACATGGACTTATACATCTTAATGGTCGAATTGAGTCAAAAGAAAATATCGTTGAACAAATTAAAATTGTGTCCGATGTATTGGGACATTTCATTGATAATCTTAGGTATTCTTTCTCAAATGTCTTCATATACACTACCCCGGGTAATCATTCAAGATCAACCGCAAATAAAGATGAGACAAGACGAGGAGAAAACTTTGACCTTCTTGTACCTTATGTTTTATCCAAAGATTTTAAAAATGTAGATAATGTTTTTATTGAAGAAAATTCTTTAGATATCAATATCGCTACATTTAATGTTCGTGGATGGAATGTATACGCAAGTCATGGTGATAAAGAATCAGAAAAAAGCGTTGTTTATAATATGACCAAACTTGCCCGTAAAGCCGGATACCCTCTTCCAGATATATGTTATCTTGGACATAGGCATACAAATGGACTTGCTACCGTCGATAATGTTAAGGTTGTACAGTCTGGGTGTTGCGATGGTATGGATTCATACAGTATTGATAATAGATATGTTGGTTCACCTGAACAGACAGTTACGGTAGTAACAGAGAAAAAACGTATCAAAGCATTGTGTGATATTCAATTGGATTCTATATAGAAATAAACCCATTTATGAATATGATTACACTACTATCCGACTCGTGAAGGATAAGGTTGGGTTCCCGTATGGGAGTAGGTCACAAGGCTTAGAATTCCTTTGCCCCTGGGGTCGGATCTACATGCATGGAGAGCGCACTGCTCTCCTACTACAAAATTAAATTATGAGAGGATTTATAATATATGAACAAGAACGAATTAATTGAAGCCGTGGCGCTGAAGATGGAAGATAATAAGAAGGTTGCCGAAAAGGCCCTCACAGCCTTCATGGACGTCATAAAAGATGAAATGGCAAAGGGTGAGAAGATTCATTTGGTTGGCTTTGGAACCTTCGAAGTTACAGAACGCGCAGAACATATGGGAAGAAATCCAAAGACTGGTGAATCCCTTCTGATTGAAGCCTCAAAGACTCCCAAATTTAAAGCTGCCAGTGCATTAAAGAAGGCCGTGAATGGTGGTGAGTAACCGTTGAAGACATTATACTTTGACAATATAACCGACTTGTGTTGCACGGTTTCAAACAAGTATGACTCATTAACGGATGAATTTGCTGATGTTTCGGTAATTGCAAAATACAATGAGGCAAAGGAAATCATCAAGGAATTACTATGTATTGGACATCAAGTCGCAGATATCGATATTCAAAGAGAATCTTTTGATAATTATTATGATGAGTATATTATTTCTTTAGACTCTGATGGTGTCTGGTGCGAAAAATTCAAACGAGAAAATGGATATCTTAATGATGAGTCAGTTATCACTTTTATATCAAATGAATGTAATTCTGCCTGCATCTCTCATGTGAGGAGTAATATTGTTTACGCTTTTGAGATTGATGGAGCTGAAAATGATTGTAGTGACTGTGATATATCCGCTAAAAACATCACAGAATATGATACTGATGGTGGCTATCATGTCACTGTAAAGTGCAATTTAGATGCTGATGAAGCATTGAAAATTCTTGATAATATGGAAAAACGTATTGACAGGATGAATGACACTTTTGCAGAAATGGATAGATTTCGTAGACTGTTTCAATGGTACTGATTGAATTGTACTATTAGGAACTCGGAGTGTCACAGCTTCGGGTTCTTTTTGTATTCTCTGTGAATTATAGATGGAGAATATTTATATAGGTCAGATGGATAATCTGATAAGGAGCTTGTAGGACGGTTAATACTTTCCTATCTCCACCTTCAATTAAATTATAAAAAATATTGAGACAACGAGGAGATATTTAATTATTTTCTCTTTTATTATGAAAGGAAGTGAGATTATTGGATGGAAAAATAGCAGATAGATCAGAAGAAATCACAGATGAATTGTGGGAAACAGTCAACAAATTTAACAGGGATATGGTGCAAGACTATCTTGATAATCAAGCCGACCTTTCTGCGAAAACTCGACCAGCTTATCGCTCAGGACTGCGAGTATTTTTTGTTTGGGTAAAAGACAATTTAAAAGATAAGGATTTTACTCAAATCAAGAAGAAAGAATTTCAGAAATATTTGAATTGGCTTACAAATCGTGGACTATCCGACTCTGCAATTCGTTTTAAGAAATCATGTGTAAGTACTTTCTGTAATTATGTAATGATGATGTATGAGGAAGATTATCCTACGTTTCGAAATTTCACTGTTGGATTAAAAGTCGTTCAAACTGGATATGTACATGAGAAAGTACCTCTCACTCCTGACGAATATTTAAATTTGTGTCAGGAATTAGAACGGCGTGAAGAGTGGCAAAAACTGGCTTACTTAGTATTCTCTTATAGTACAGGTTGCCGCCGCGCGGAAGCAAGGCAACTTTTAAAAGAAGTTGTAGATTATCCCGCAAAGGAAAAAGCAATAAAAATTGTTGATGAAAATGGCAAAGAAACTTCAGCCATCTCAAAACAGTATCTAACTCATACTATTCGTTGTAAAGGAAAATCTGTTGTTGGAAAACCTAGACGGCTTAAATTTGGCGAAGATGCCATGAGCTGGTTAAAAAAATGGCTTGAAATCCGTGGTGAAGATGATTGTCCCTTTATGTTTGTTGTTAAAACAAAGGACGGTAATACGCGTCAGGTCGGAGAAGGTATTTTCAATGACTGGTGTAGTGGCTTGTTTACAGAAATTGTAAAAAGGCGTTGTCATCCGCATCTGTTCCGTGAAAGCAGAGCTACCAATCTTGTTGTGTATGAGCATAAGTCCGCTGAGGTTGCCCAAAAACTTTTAGGACATGATGATGTTAGTACCACCAAGAATCACTACATTATCAAAAATGATGCCGATGATGAATCTGATGAGGCATTTGTTTAATCGGTTAGATGTCCCCATAAAAATCACTTATGCTCCAGGATATTGACGCGAGTTGATGCAAATAACATAACATAAACGTTGTGGGAACGTAAACCCTAGCGACTGGAGTAAAACAAAATCTACCGCCCATCTGATAATTTACATCCCACCGACATCCCGGATTATAGGCCAACCACTGCCATAGTAAGTGTGGGGATGTTCGTGCCTCGCTACGTTAGTGCGAACCATTAGTTCAGGAGGGTTAACTACTCTCCTACTTCTGGGTCTGTCGCCTAATGGCATGGCACTCGACTTTTAATCGAGTTAATGCTGGTCCGAATCCAGTCAGACCTGCTTTTGCCAAAGTATTCAGGACGGCTCCTGAACCTGCCTTGAAAGCAGTGTGTACGGTGATGAATCGTATGGGGATCAACACCTCACTTTGGCGCTCAAATAAGCATTTTATACGAAAAATTTATATTGATTTATTTAGAGTCATTCATTCGCGGACGGCTCTTTTTGTGTTGTTGTTTTATGTAGGGTGATTCCCTAATTCTTTTGCTGAATTTTTTTCTCATTAGAATCCTTTCCAGAGTGATTGTTGTAGCAGTCACTCTACATAAAGCGATAACTAACGTTATCTGCAAAATAACGTACAAACCATTTTTTTAGTGTTTCACTACTTAGTGTGAGGAAAGGATTATTAAATGATTAAGAAATTTACAAAACGTCAGTTGTTAGACCAATGTGGTTTTACTACTAACACAGGTAATTTTAGATTATCAAAAGATTTTACCCTTACTTATTGAAAATGATGAGGTTGATGGGTTTTGTATTAATGCCAGGGATTTATGGTTACAATTAGGAAGACCACAAGGTAAATTCGCTGATTGGTCAAAAAGAAAAATTATATCAAAGAAGACAAAAGGCGGACTTATTACATTTACTGAAAATAAGGACTATATCGGTTTTTCTCAAAACTGCGAAAAACCTGTAGGTGGCAGACCTACCATAGAGTATTCGCTAACATTAGATTGCGCCAAAAACATTTCTATGATGGAAAATACTGATAATGGAGCTTTATGTAGACAGTATTTTATTTTAATGGAAAAGGCAGTAAAGAAAAATATGGAATGGGAACTAATTCGTCATCCACTACGCGAAGGCTATAAGGAAATGCAAAAGGCTCTTAATGGCTATATGAACCGTATAATTCAAAAAGATGCAGATGATTGGGATTACCGAATTGAGGCAGATGCATTAAATGTTATTGCTACCGGATTTCCAGCTAAAGAAATTCGATTGTTCGTTGGATGTAAGGACAACATAACTAGAGATAGTTTAACTGCTACATATAACGAATATCTTATGAAATTACAAGAATGGAATATTCTATTTCTTGGTATGAATCTAAATAGATATGAGCGCTATTTAAAATTAAAAGAGTCTTTTGATATTTTCTTTCCTAACGCTATTCCAATAAAAGATGATATTGATATTAGCAGAAGCAAAGAGAATAAACAAAAATTATTGGATGAAGTAAAAAGTAAGGTACAGAGAGCAGCTTAACCACTGCTCTCTTCTATTATGCCTTGAATCTGCGCTTTCGTGCGTTTATATCTATCAATTACAGAGCCATCATTTGACTGACTCTCTTTGTATGCCATTGGTGCAATTGGAAGCATAGCGGACTCCAAACCCGTAAGATGCAGGTTTAAATCCTGTGGGGCGTGCTTATGATACTGCTCTTTAACAGTATCTTTTATAATCCAAACAAGAAAGAAGGTGTTTATAATTGGCGAGAAAACCAAAAATCGCTGAAGCATCTGATAATTTTGATGATTCTCACGATTATAGATGTCTTCGATGCGGTGATACATGGGAAAATCCTAATGGTCATTTCTATAAATCTCCCTGGTCAGAGTCATTTGAAAAAAATTCGCGTTTTGTACCCTTGTGTAGAAAATGTGTAAATGAGTTATTTGATATCTACGAAAAGAAGTATGGTACTAATACCGCCTGCATCTTGATGTGCTATAAACTAGATATTCCATACTATTACTCGCTTTTTGATTCCATTATCAAAAACAATAATAAGTTTAGCATCGGTTTATATATGCGACAAATCAATGGCAGACAGTATCAAAACCAGGACTTCTCTCAATCTATTCTAAATGGTGAATTAGGAAAATCCAAGGATGACTTTGAAAAATTCAAGGAAGTAAAATGGTCAAAGCAAGATTTACAAAACCGAGATTATGCTATAGAAGTTGTAGGTTATGATCCATTTGTCGGATATCCCGAAGAAGATAGACGTTTTCTATTCAATCAATTATCTCCATATTTAGAGGATGAAGATATAGCTGATGATGCTTTCAAATTGTCACAGATATTACAGATTGTAGATAACAACAAACAAATTCGGCAGTGTGATGTTAAGATAGCAAACCTGGATCCCATAAGAGATGCCACAGATATTAAAACATTAAACTCAATCAAAAAAACATTGGTGGAAGCCAACGACAAAATTGCAAAAGAAAATGAAATTTCAGTGAAGAATCGTTCCAATAAGGATGTAGGAAAGTCAACGCTTACATACTTAATGCGTGATTTAAGGAATAAAAATTTTGAAAGAGCCGAAGCTGATTATTACGACCAGTTAAGAGGTCCAGGAACACAATGGGCAATCTCAATATCCCAAAAAGCAATGTTAGATCATTGTCTATTTGATGAAAATGATAAAAAGGAAGTTTACGAAACACAGATAAAGCTTGTAGATGATTTATACAAAGAACTAGACAGCAAAAAAGAACAGTTGCGTCAATTGCTTATTGTCAACGACAATTTAAAAGCCGAGTTGGAGACATTAAGAGTAGGTGATAGTGATGGAATATCATAAATTAATGTCTGAACGCAAGAAGCGAATATGTGAGTTAGATGCTGAAAGTATAGCATTTTATCGTCGTAACCCCTGCATTGCCTGTGAAGATTTATTGGGTATTAAGCTCATTGATAGTCAAAAGTATATTCTTCAAGCTAGTTGGAATAAACCACATGTGCTATGGTGTTGTAGTCGTAACTTTGGGAAATCCTTTCTCGGTGCCATTTTTATGGTCCTCAAGGCAATATTATATGAAAATCAGGCTATCTACATAGTATCATCTGTTGGTGATCAGTCAAAGGAAACGTTCTCTAAGATTGAAGAAATCGTTCTTCGCATCGGTAAAACAGCCGCATCTATTGATTCCCTTAAAGACATAGTTGAAAAGGAAACCAAAAAATCAGGAAATAATAAAACAGGCTTCGGCCATGCTCAGTCAGGTTTCCACGTTGAATTCTACAATGGTAGTGAAATTTTCACTCTAAATGGCAATCCGGATAATAACCGGAGCCGCAGAGCCACTTTAGTCTTTTTTGATGAAGCAGCATTCTCTTCAGATGAACTAATTGCTGTATGTGAAGCTTTTGCAACACAGAATACAGAGTTTAAGACTTCTGTTGAAAAAGGCTTTAATCCAGATACATTGAAAAGGAAATGCCCTACACAGCTTGTTTACGCATCATCTCAGGATGACATGAGCAAAATTTTCTATCATCATTATAAAAACTTTGCAAAAAGGATGCTGGCTGGTGACAGGGATTATCTTGTGGTTGATATGATTTGCGACACTGCCATTGAAACATATATGGATGGGAAACCATATACTCCTCTCCTAACACGTGACAAAGTTGATGCTGCCATGAAGGCCAATAGAGAAAAAGCGCTACGGGAATACTATAATCAGCCCACTAGAGACGGAGGAGTAAACCAAATCATAAAATGGGGAACAATTCGCAGGAATGAATGTTTTTATTTGCCTCAGTTATCTTATAAACCGAATACAAATATATGTCTTGCTTTAGACCCTGCACGTACATTGGATAATTCCATATTGGGAGCCATGAACATAGTTAACGATCCCAATTATGGCTACATTGGAGAAATAGTAAACTGCTTGAACTTATTTGATAATGCCAGTAAGAAAGGGTACAAACTGGATTCTAATCGGCAGTTAAAGGAAATACGAAATTATCTCTCCCTTTACAATGGACAACATAATGACTATCAGAATATTGATTGCTTATTGATAGATCAAGGATCTGGTGGAGGAGGCGTTTCGACTTATGCTGATGGTTTACTAAATGATTGGGTTGGTGACGATGGTCGGCACCATAGAGGACTTATCGATGCTTCACATGAAATCTATACTGGATATAAGTCTTTATATCCGAACACTATTGATAAATTGCGTCTCATTAGCCCGCGCAAGTATAGAACTCAAATGGTTGATGAGTTTATAGAACTAATTGATTTAGGAGTAATCAAATTCCCTTATGAATTCAAGCAGGAGTTTATAACGATTGCCAGAAAACAAAAGGATTCTGACGAAGAAATAATTGAGAAATATGAGCTATCAGAAAAGGAAATTGTGGCCTTAGCAAATATTGACCTAATGAAAGCTGAAACCACGTCAATATACAAATATGAGAACGCAGAAAAAACTTCTAAAACATATGCAATAGCAAAGGATAAAGAAAGTTCTATGCATGATGATAGGTTTTATGTGTTGATTATGCTTGCACATAGATTGTATGAATTACGCCGTGGACAAACAATACAACCAAAGCAGAAAGAACCATCAGATTTTACCAATGCTCCACGTTGTGTATCATCTATAACATTCTAAGAAAGGACGGTGATTAATTGCCAAATAAAAAAGAAGTGGTCTTATCTTCTTCTGATACTCAGGGCCAGGAAGAAGATTTTAGTGTGACTTTCGCATCAAAAGAAAATACTGATGGTAATGAAACCGTCATTTTAACATCTGAAGATATCGCTAAAGAATGGATGTCAAAAGCACTCCAAAGTTTTGATCCGTCTAATGGTCAATATTCTGTGTATCTAAAGGAACAACCTTTTGGAGATGATAGTGTCACTTTGGATGATATAAAATTGCTCTCCAAAAATGCCCAGAGTGATATAACCAAAATATTGAAAATAAACGCTTTAGTACGTCAGGAAATAAATGGTGATGATATAATTGGGAAAGTCTATGAAACTATGGTAACAAATCTCAATTCAGATATAAGAATATCATTCGATAATCTTCCATCAAAACCAACCAAGAAATACAAGGATAAAGCAGAATCTCTTATTAAGCAATTTCATAGGGAAACAAATATAAATACAATACTATCATCTTCTATCCCGACAGTTTATGTTGAAGGTAATTGTATTAAATATTTGCGCAGTAAAAATGGACATTATGTCATTGATTCTTTTCCATTAGGAGTCGCTATTGTTAGCGATTATAAATACAATGGTATTAACTACGTACTTATTGATATCCGTGAGCTTACAAATAGATTACAGAAAACAACGATTAAAGGCAGAAAAAACAGACCGCTTTTCTTTAAAAACATCACAGAAGAAATAAAAGCAAATTATCCAGATGAGGTATATCAAGCTTACATAAACAAAGAGCATTATGCAATATTGGACATTCGCCGCACGGGTTTAAATCGGTTTTGTAGTATGAATAGAAAATATGGATTATCTGCGGTCTTCAAAGCACTGAAGCCTAATATAATGCTTGACACATTTGACAAATCCGATGCCATTACTGCTAAAGCAAAGGCTAAAAAAATAATACATCAAGTCATCAGAAAAGAAACCATGGGACAAGATTATTCAAAAAAGGGATTTGAAGAAATGGCTTATGCCCATGAGAATCTGGCAGCAGCATGGAAAAATCCAACCGTGCTATATACTTCACCTCCTTGTGTGGAAAAAATCGTATATGTGGAACCTAAAGTAGAAACAACAAACATAGCTACAATTAATCAATATCGTTCTCGTGTCACTTCTGCTCTTGGAATATCTTTTCTAAATACTGATGGAAACCAAACTGTTAGTACGGCAAACATTTCCATTAAACAATTAATGAAAACTATAAATAAAATCACAGAACAGGAAGAAATTATCCTCTCTCGCTGGTATTCTTTAATTCTTGAAGAAAATGGTATCCCTCAAGAGTATTGCCCCACTCCACATATCCTTGATACAGAATTGCTTGAATTTGAAATGCGTAAAGACTTATCGGAATTACTATTTTCAAAGTTTAATTGCTCTTATACTACAGCTTATGAATTGGTTGGACTCAATGCAAAAGATGAAGCGGATAGATTAGTTACTGAAAAAGAACTAGGTTACGATGAAATATTTCTTGTTCATCCAACTTCGTATAACAGCTCTGGAAATTCAAAAGACTCTGGTGGCAGGCCGAGCGGGTCAGATAACCTACAAAAACAGGATTATGACACTGATTATAACAAAACGAGGGTGAAATCTTGAAAATAAAAATACCTGACGGAAGTATTTATGACTTAGAAGAATGCGAAATAATCGATGAAGAATTAGAACAACAGGCTAAATTTGCTGATGAATTATTTGTACAAACAGGAATTTTGATTGCCAATCAGAAAGGTGGTGATGCTAGTATTGAATGAATATGTAAATATGGTGGGTGCCGTTATTGATGTTGCTGAACACTCAACTTACCTTGAGCTAACAAGTAGGGTTTGTTATTATGATGAACCAAACTTAAATAATGATATGTTACCCTATGATGAGTTCACTGAAGAACGAGCACGAACCTTGATTAATATGCCTGTACAGGCTAAATATCGGATTAACCCAAACGGAGAGCCAACTTTTTCAGGCCACGAAATGGTGAAGAAGAAGGATGGTTCTGTAGAATTTAAAACTTCCAGTATCGGTACTCATACTGAAATATATATAGAAAACGATAATGTTGACGTGAATGGTACTATAAAGAATTTACCGTGCCTATTCGCTAAATATCGCATATGGAAAAGATATAAGAATGTAGTCGCTGCTGTTCAGCGACTTTTTAATTTGGGTAAATTATACAGTTCCTGGGAACTAAACACATATCAGTATATTTTTGATCGGGGTATTCGTAAAGTTACTGATTATGAGTTTCTAGCTAACACATTACTTGGCTTTGAATATGCATATCCCAGTTATGGTACAAGTGCAAACGCCATTAGTATGGCAGAATTTAACGATAGCCAATTAATAATTGCAGAAGCTCTTTCTCAAGACTTAATTGATGAAAATAATAACAACAATAAGGAGGAAAATCTATTGAGCAATAAAACAGAATCTTCTACGGTAGAAGAAAATATTGTGACAAGTACATCTGTAGAAACTCAATCTGATACTACGGGTACTGCTACTACATCTACTGATACAGAAAAAACAAATATAGAGAATCCAACTACTGACTCTGCACAGCTTACTGATTATGATTTACGAGATAAGGTCAGAGCTGCATGTAGAACAAAATTAGGTAAATGGTGTTGGGTATCTTTCCTATTTCCAAACGAAAAAGAGGTTTGGTGTGAGTATGACGGCAGAGAATCAGAATTAGATTATGTTAAATTTACATATGAAGTAGGCGATGATGATTCTATTACAGTTTCAGAGCCAACATACGTGAAATTAACTGTTTCCGTTGCAGAGATTAATACAAAAATAGCAGAACTTGAAAAAGAGGTATCTACTGTAAAAGCAGAATTAGATATTAAAAATAATGCTATTTCTAAAGCAAGTGAAACAATTCAATCTCTTAATGTGACTATATCAGAACTGAAGCCTTTTAAGGAGCAAGTAGAAATTGCTGAACAGAAACGCATAGAAATTGAAATTGCTGAAGATAAAGCAAGATTAAAAGCAAAATTACTAAAGGGAAATCTCTTTACTGAAACTGAAATAGCTGAAAAGAATATTACTGATTTAATCGAAGCAAGAAATGAATCCGCAATCAATGGACTGATTGCCGATAAGTTTGTTGCTTCTTTTGATTCACAGACAAATGAAACAATTTTAACCTCTGAAACACAGAAACCAGAAAAGGCTACTGCAAGCTTAGAAACAGATGACGATGACGATGATATCCGTAGTTTTATGCACAAACTTTTATCCAAATAAGAGGAGGACAATTATATGATTAGAGATTTTAGAATTAACGGAGCAAAGGCTCCTGATGCTATGCACAAGGCAAAAGTTGACATGGTAACTGGTATGGGCGTTGTAAAGGAAGACTCTACAACCGATAAATTTGCTAATATCGCTTCGGCTGAAACCGTAACTGACATTTTTATTGTAGATAAAGAGCGTGTGCCTTCTGGTATTAACTGTGCAAGAGGTGATATGTCCGATTATGACAATGATTTTGTAAAAATCAAGGCCAATGAGCCTGTATCAATGGATAAGTATCACGCTGGTGAGAAATTTGGAACCGATCAGTACGATGATACTATTACCTCCGATTTAGCCCTTAATACAAGAGTGTCCTGGAAGAATGGACTTGTAACAAAAGCTACTATAGCTTCTCCATATGTTTTTAAGGGTTTTCATAATGACAATAGACATTCATTGGCTCAGATTGAAGTGTCCGACACTGCTGTATCTAACGCATAATTAAAGGAGGATTTGTAAATATGAGTATTTTAACTAGCGAAGTAAAAGATTTAATGTCTCAGGAGCATGCACTTTATGATGTAGCTGAGAGTATTGAATATAAAAGAGACTTAAATGCAGAACAGAAAGACGCTGCACAGGTTATGGATGCGTGGGCAAAAAATATCGGAGAAACAGGAAAAGACCCTGAGTGTGATATCGCTGCCTACATCAAGAGAATTGTACAGCCTGAAGTATATAATGCACCCGACGAACTTTTAGATCGTATTTGGGAACGCGGAGGTATTGGGGAGTTTGATGATGCTGAATACAATGTAGAGCCAAAAAATACGCTGATTGCTCATGAGGCAGCAAAGGGTGGCGTTGTTGACAGAAGTTGGATTGACCTCTCTGCACTTACTCCTGTATGGAGAAACAGACAGGTTGAAACAGACCTTTCTTATGTCGATTTAAGAAAGAACGGTTTTAAGTCTATTGCCAATCTCACTGTGTTCATGAAGGAAGCGTGTCAGAATGCACTATTCTACGATATGTTATCCCAGATGGACGAAGCTATTGTCGGTGGTGAAGCAAAAATCGATGTTACAGGTAAGGTGCCTACACTGGCTGATATGGATGCAATCTCTTTGTACCTAAATGATAGAAGCGATGATTCTGTTATTGTGTGTCTTACGAAATATGCTCAGGCCATTAGACGTATGGAAGGCTTTGCTCAGTATATGAGTAATGATATGAAGAACGACTTCAATAGATATGGACTTGTAAAGACCTATGATACTATTGGGGTAGCTGCTATCTCTGGTGCAAAGCGTCAGGGAAATGGTAATCTTCTTATCCCAGATAAGAGAATTTTCGGAATCGCTGGGAAAATTGGGAACCTGGATATGAAGGGTGATATCCATGTATTCCAGGAGATGAATCCAAGAAGTGAACAGATTCATATTATGTTAAAAGATTTTACATATGGATTTGTGATTACCAAGATTGAGAATGTATGTAAAATGGTAATGTCACAGTAATTATAGTATTCTAAGACGAGATGGATTTAATAACTACCCTATCTCGTCTTTTTTGATTGGAGGAATTTACTTGATTAAAGAAACTGAGAAAATCAGCGTTCTTAATTATAATGAAAATAGAGTGTCAGTTATTGTTGCTCCTGATAAGAGTTATAGTTTTGACCCATCGGTTGATGGTGTTATTCCTTGTGTTATACCAATGACATTAGATGAAATTAGGTACGCAAATAATACAGGTGCTTTCAAAAACGGAATGTTGTTCTTTGATCCAAACCGTGAGGAAGATGTTTATGAAAGTCTAAACATCGTTAATTGGAAAGACATACTCAAAAATAAAGACATTGAAAATATAATTATTAATCCCACTTATGACGGACTTACAAAACTTATATCAATTAAAGATAGTGCTATGTTTGAGCGAATAAGAACAGTTTATCAGAAAATCAAGAATGAAGGTACTAATGACATATCTGTGCGTGTTGAGCAGATTATTAAGACACGGTATAAGGAGCTTCTGAATCGGCAGGTTAATACCTCAATCGTTCTTACTAAAAAGGATGTCCCAGAAAAAGTATCTTCTGATGAGGTTGATATGCTAAAGGAGCAGAATCGCAGTATGCATGAGCAACTTGAAAAAATGCAAAAAATGATGGAGCAGATGATGACTAATCAGAAAACAGAGCTTCCCATCACAGAAGAAGCCAAAAAGATGCCAGGACGCCCAAAAAAGACTCAGTAGAAAGCTGGTAATTAGATGACAGAGATAACACTATTTGAGTACCTATTTGAACGATTTTATAGACGTATTGAAAAGGATGAGGAGTTCTTTAATTACTATAATGTAGATATATCGGAAGCTATTCAATTGGCACACGATAGGGCGAAGGGGTGTTTAATTGATGCATTAGATATACTGTCATCTATCAGTAATCTACAGGTCGATTTTTCTGATTATGATGCAGGTTCTGAGGAATTGAATTTTAAAACAACTCCGGCAGAAATTAAGTTGATTGTAGATTTGATGTTTCAGGTGTATATGGAACGCGATTTACCACTACTTCATGCATTTAAAATAAATTTTACACCAAGCGACTTATCTGTATTTTCTCCTGCCAATGAACGAAATTCGTATGAGGCATTTATCTCCAGGTTAGATAATAACAATAAAATCGCTCTCGATGATTATAAAAGCAGAGATAGATATACCGGCAAGCTCAAGAAAACTATCAATTATTCTGCTTTTTCGGATATTTAATATGGATATAAACTATTTTATGAAAATCCAAAATGCTTATGGCACAAAAAGCAAACGCGAAATGGAGCTTGCCAAAGTGAATCGTGAAATGTCAAAGCATTTTAAGGATACATACGATACTGAGACTGTATTGATAAATGGTGTCTCCAGAGATTTGATGATAATCAAGGATACTGATGGGAATACGTTCAAAAAGAAAATCAAATCTCGGCATGGTGAAAAATTCAATCTTGGAGACTATGTTATTTGGAATAATCAATACTGGCTTATTACCCTATTGGATCCTGATGAAAAAACCTGGAACAGAGGATATATGTATCTTTGTACAGTGCCATTAAGATGGCAAAACACCGATGGTCAAATAATTGAACGCTGGGGATATTCAGAAGATTTTACAAAATACTCAAGTGGTGTTATTGGAAACAGTACATTACAGGTGGGGGACAATCAGTATGGTCTTACTCTTCCAATTGATTCAGAAACGAAAAAGCTAAAACGAGATTTGCGTTTTGCTATAGATTTAGACGATGCGGAAGAACCCGACATCTATAAGCTTTCAAATCGCAAGGCCAATTTAAATAATAACATGTATTTTAACCGCGGTAGCACTATGGTACTTACATTATCATATGATGCGTTTAATAAAACAAAAGACAAACATGTATTACGAGAAGATGGCTCACAGATATGGATTTGTGACTACCACTCTCCTTCCCCATCGCCAGAACCATCAGTTCCGGATGAAACGACAGATTTATCGGCCGTTATCTCTGGTGGCAACACGTTGCGATGCGGAAGGGCTAAGTCATGGACTGTCACATTTTGTGACCAGAGTGGCAATGAAGTTATGAGTCAGGACTTTCAGTGGAAGGTTGATAGTGAGTACACTATAAAGCAAGTGATAGATGGGCAAAAAATACAGTTGAAGGTAGATAATGAACAGTTAATAGACTGTTCTTTTTCATTGTCGGTAATTGTTGACGATGTTGTTGCTAAAGTTGAAATTACAATCATTGATGGATTATAAGGAGGTATGAATGCCAGGAACAGTATTAAAAGATATTGGATTAGTAAAAAATCGTATTTTACCTCTTTTGTTGAATTCGGATGATATTATGGAGATTTTACTTGGTAAAGGGTATACACAGGAACAAGTCTGGGGAAATGACGACGATGACGACGATTATGGAATAGTTTACAAACAAGTATTCCCTACCCTTTATATTGATGAGACTCAAACAGAGGTACTTTCATATTTGTGTTTCGAGGTAGATGTACCCAGAATACCGACAGGAACAATAAAGGATATGAAGATAATCATATGGGCTTATTGTAACAAAAGCAGTATGAGATATTCTAAGAAAGGTTATCTCGGCACTAAAGCCGATATTTTGGCCGATGCGGTTGAAAGAGCACTGTCTGATTCACAAAAATTTGGAATAGGAAAACTTAATTTGGATTCTGCTACATATTTAAGTTCACCAAATAAGCAGTTCTATGGTAGGCAGATGATTTTTACTATTCCTGATTTCAAATCAAAGAGGTGATAGTAATAAGTTTATATACAAATTTTGATTATCTATGTAATGAGCCTTTTTTTATTGATGGAGTAGGCACCGTCAAATGTCCTACTTTAAGAGATATCCGTACCATCACCTTTAAGGTATTTGCCTTATTTCAAAATATAATTGACATAACACTCGAATCATATTTAAAGTCCTTTAAAACCACATTTGATGAGCCAGATGAAAAAACAAGTGAGAGCATTTCTTTATTCAGAATACTTCTTTATGATAACTCTAGTATCCTCTTTTCAATGATAAAATTTTTTATACTGGATGAAATTGAATTTAATCAAGACACGAATTGCATAGATGTCTTTAACTATTATCAAGTAAAAAATGAATCTGATGTATTTAATCAAAAACGAATAATTGGACATATTGGAGAGGACAATTTCGATACTTTCCGAGACGAATTGAGATGTCTATTGGGTATGAATTCCTTTGAGGAAGAAAAACCCAAATTCGCAAAAGGGACGGAAAAACTTGCACAAACAATGTTTAACCGTTTTCGAGAAAATGCTTTAAAAAGCAAAAAGAATAAGAATAAGGATAGGAATTATACTCTCGATAATATGATTTGTAAATACTGTACTCATAATAAAGTCGGAATTAATATTCTTAATGTCTGGGATATGACATATTACCAGTTTATATCCATGTTTAATGAATATTTAAACGGACGGAAACACGATTTTAATGATATGATGGCCGCCAATACCTTTTCGTACAAAAAGTCTTCAGATTATAACCCTATGGGATATATAAAAAAACTTAATATGTAACTATAAACCAACCACTGTACAAACAGTGGATTTTTTATTTTATGGAGGATTTTTAATGGCAGATATTAATATGGCGAATAGACAATGCTGTGATCTTGATATTAGAGATTATAAGACAAAACAGCCTTGGATGTATGCTGACTTTTGTAATACTACTACTATGGGATTTTCAAGTGATCCGGTATATGCAAATAAAAAGGGTGGAAAATGTATTAAATTCGATAACCCACTTGATGGGACTATTTCTATGACATTCCAAGTACATCCGTTTAGAGTATATGCAATGTTAAGTGATGGTGAAATCGAAACCAAAGCAATACTGACAAGGAAGGAATCAATTACAGCTACTGAGGCAGGAAAGATAACACTTCCCAATGCTCCGATTGTCGGTACTGTATTCGTTTACGCCGAAGGTGATTTTGGTGGTAAATCTATTGAAGGTACATTAGCTGATAAAGTATTTACTGCTACAATCGATTCTGAGATTGCTGTAGGTACTTCATACATTGTTGGGTATTTAGAGGAAAAGACTTCTGGTGTTCAGAAGATATCCTTTAACAATAAGAAGATTCCAAAGGACTTCTTTATTCAAATGTCCACCTTAGATAAGAACGAAAACGGTGAATTGGTTCCAATGAGAATCACTGCTTATAAAGCAAGTCCTCAGAGAAACATAGACCTTTCTTTCTCGTCTGATGGTGATCCCGCAGAAATCACGATTACTTGTGATGCTTTGATAGACGAGAATGGTGATGTCATTGACATGATTGAGCTTACAGACGAAACAGTATAAAGGTGGTAAAGGGGCTGAAATAGCCCCTTTTGTGAGGTGACTATGATAAAAGAATGTGAAGTGATTTATCGAAATGAAAAGGTTTCAGTTGTGAAATTTGATAACAAAAAGATACAGATTCCAAATAGTGACTTGATTGGTCGCAATGTATACATTCGTTTTGATAAAGGGACATATACAGTCGTTTCAAAAAACGAATTTGAAAAAGAAAATATTAAAGAATCTATAAAGGTTCGTACCCCAAAGAAAAAGAATGATGAAACTATGGCGATGGATAATGAGGAGTAGGGATATAACCGCTTGTAATCCATCGCAAGTGCTATATCCCTATTTTTTACTATAAAGAATAGAGGTGTAATTATCGACAGTAAAATTAAATTTGACAAAGAATATTGTTGTACCTATCCACTCGAAATGTTGTTCTTGAAAGAATCTGGTATACCATATACGTTTGTTAAAAAGAATGAAGATGGGATAACTGTATGGAAGTACAGAAAAACATATAGGCTCTTTGATATCCTCAAAAATTTCTATAAAAATCAATAAAAGATAACAATGGGTTGCTCAAGACAATGAGTGTAAAAGTAGATGTCATACCTGTGAGTGAATGACACACAACATATTCATAATAGCCAGGTCACTACTACTCTCCAACCCACAGAAAGGAATTAAATATGGACGAAATTATTAGAACACTGCCAATATTGGTAGTTGCAATCCTCATGAATATTGGAGCCGGATTGTATTACAATATTGGAACCAAAAGTTTATCATTTGACACAAAAAAACTGATAAACGGAATTGCAAAAGCACTTATTATTTGTGGTATGTTTGTTGGAACTGCTTATTGCTTCGATTCAACTGACTTATCTTCTATCGGAGTAACACCACAGTTTATTATGAACTCAGCAATTGTAATTTACGTAAGTAAATCAGTTATCTCATTGGGTAAAATTCTTGGTGTAGATATAGAACACAAAAAGGAGTAATTTATGACAACATCAAAACAACGGAGGCAGAAAGTGGTTGACAATTATGCTTCTATAATTGGACGCAATATTTATAATCAAAATCTACGTGATTACTGTTTCAAAAAGTATAAAGACGGAAAATATTATTCTGATTGCAGTTCCTCTATTTCATATTCATACAAAGAAGCTGGTGACAATTTTGGTATTCTGAATACTGCCGGCATGTATGATTCTAACAAGCTTACGTTCGTAGATGCAATTATAAGAAATGGTATTATACAGAATCCAGAAATTCTGCGACCTGGTGATATGCTGCTATTTGCAGGTTCCGACTCATCCAGACCAAAGAAAATCGGACATGTAGAGATGGTCCATCATAAAGATTCTAATGGAAACTGGATTATTAGTGGTCATGGCAGCGGTGTACCATCCTATAAGAATATGGATGCTTATTGTAAAACTAGATATAGTTCCTGGGCTTCTGGCGGTTGGCGTAAGGGCCTCGTATGTGTAAAAAGATTTATACAGGATGACGATAGTGAGAATAAATCCGGTTGGTATAAAGAAGATGGTGGTTGGAGATTTTATCTTGGAGACACTGGGAACTATGTAAAAGATGACTGGTATAAGGACTCTACAGGCCGTTGGAGTTGGTTTAACGCAGCTGGTCATGCCATTTCAAATACATGGTATGAATACGAAGGAAATTGGTTCTGGTTTGGACCAGACTGCTATATGTACTCCAGTCAATGGATTGCGTATAAAGGCAATCAGTACTATCTTTCTTCTGACGGTTCAATGGCAAAATCTGCTTACATAAAATCCAAAGATATTAATTCCAATAAATACTATTTTGTCAATAAAGATGGAATTTATGAACCGCAGTGGGATACCTCTACTCCAGATCTGTTGAAATATGATTTGGCTGAGTAATACAATGAGAGGAGGTTAAACTTGAATAATGTCAGAATTAAAAGAATTACTATCGTATGATTGGACTAGTATTGTCATTTTCCTTGGGTTGATAATCATTAGTTTTGATAAATTTGCCGGAATCTTTTGTAAATGGTTCCCGAATACAAAACTTGAAACAAGGTCAATGAAAGAAAAACGAGAAATGGCAGCGAGTATAGAGCGTCAACAACAGCAAATTGACTTATTATCTTCTTATGAATCAGATACACATAACGATGTTAAAGAGATAAAGCTTATGCTCAAAGATCATATCGTTATGGATAATGATCGTACTATTTCTTCATTTAGATCTACTTTGTATCGGTTACATATGGAATTTACAAAACAAGGCTATGTCACAAGGGAAGGTTTAAAGACCTTTAAAGAACTTGGAAAATGTTATGTTGCCGCTGGTGGCGATGATATATACCATGACAAGTTAGAACCTGAAGTTCTAGCATTACCTATAAAATATGATGATTTAGTTTCTTAGTTTTAATAATGAAAGAGCGGTTTCTTGCGTAGCCGCCCTTAAATATATTAACACGTTCTGATAGTATAATCACTACTACCAAGATGATAATAGTCCCACCAACTTTCATCAGATATTAGGCGTACTTGATGATTGCTACTAAAACAATTAGTAGAACCATAAATACAGAATTTATTCTGAACTCCATTTAACCTCACCCCAATACTTTTTTGATATCTATATAAAAGGTATACCAAAACCGCATTCTAGTGAGGACTATGGGCTGACGCCTGCCATTTCTGGCGACCGTACTGACTACTCGTTGGCCCTCCTACAACTATCTTTTGGATAGTCATTCCACCACAGGATTATTATAACATACTTGGGAGATTATACAATTCAGAACATTTGTTTAAAAGATTTACTGGAGAAGCACATTTTTTAGAACCTTGATTATGGTTGAGGTTTTTTTGTGTTTCTCAGAAATCAAAAAGAGAATATCTGTATGAGAGACAATGGTTTGATACAGGTATTTTTAAATATCTGTGAGACAGGAAGTCATTGAGCCTGTTTCTTGAGTGGTGAATAGACGGAGTAATTACCCGTCGAAGTGGGATACCTCTGACCACGTTTACCACTCTTTTATTAACTGATTCAGGGGATTATAGAAAGTTGAGGTACAAAGTATGAATGAATTAAAAAATAATGGAACACAAATATTTATGGGGATTGAGATACCTATTATCGAAGGCGGTTTTGGTGAAAATCAGAAAGTGATATTAGCAAAAACCATTTCCCAAATTCATGGGCAACCACTAAAGAAAATCAACCAGCTAATAAATGAAAATATAGATGAATTTGAATTTGGGGTTGATATTTTAGATTTAAAAAGTGGGTACTTAGAAAGTACCGAGTTTTTATTGAATTTCATGAACAGACAGTCTATTTCTAATTCAACTAATATATATTTACTGTCTGAGCAAGGCTACATGTTACTTGTTGGTTTTATGAAAACAGAACAGTCAAAAAAAATCCGTAAGAAACTACGGAGAGAATATTTTGCAATGCGTGAAGTAATAAACTCTGATGTAAACAAAAAGGCACATCTCTTATTAATGATATATAATGGTGGTCAAGATGGTATTCTTGCGTCAAAAGAGTTAACACAATTAGAAGTTCAAGAAGCCACTGCTCCGCTCATTGCTGAGAATAACGAACTTAAACCTAAAGCAGAATTTCACGATGCAGTACATACTTCTATAAATTCTATATCTATTGGTAAATTCTCTGGTGTGTTACAAAAGAATCCACTTTTCAGAAAGTTTGGTAGGAACAAACTTTTTCAGTGGTTAAGAGATAATGACTATTTGTGTATCTGTGGTGATTTAAGGAACAAACCAACACAAAGAGCTTTATCTGGAGGCTATATGGATTATGACGAATATGTAACTGATAATGGTTATGGCAAAACCATAACTACATATAAACCTTTAATTACTGGTAAAGGACAGATATATTTTACAGAAAAGCTAATAAAAGAATTTGGTGAAGTACATGAGTAACCCAGGGAAGCGATTTGAAGAAGATTTTAAATCCAGCATAGATAATAATGAGAATTGGGTCTATCGCTTAAGAGATAATGCTGCATCTTTTAGTGGTGGTACTAACACACGCTTCGCCAGTACAAATATTTGTGACTTTCTTATATTCAATAATAAGTACAGGACATTGTATCTTGCGGAACTGAAATCAACTAAAGGCTCTAGACAATGATTAAAGATAACCAAATAACAGGATTATCAGAAGCAGGTAAACACAATGTTATACCTTGCTTCTTTTTTAATTTCAGAGAAAAGAATAATGCAACATATTTTATGATAATTGATGATTTTATCAATATGAAATGTGCACTTGATAAAAAGTCTTTTAATACACAGGATTTAGAGAAATATGGAGCCATTTCGGTTTCATGCAATATTAAGCGCACACGTTACAGATATGATATTGAAACATTAATCAAACAAATACACATTTAGGAGAATTTTATGATTACACTTATTAAAATGAAGCTCAAGGAATGGAAAATTAAATTAGCATTATACACTGTTATTGAAAAACTCATCACAGAACAGAAAGATATCACAGCTCTCCTCTCCGACCTTTACGCGGCCTTGAAGGACGTTCCATTTAATGAATTGAAAGACGAATTTATTATGAAGCTGGCAGATATTATTCATGACCAGGCTGAAGCTGAACGCAACGCAAATATCTCAATAAAAGAGGATTAGAATATGAACAAAAGAAAATGGACATATATTCTTACTAAATTGCTTACACTCTTCTTGGTTGGGTATTGTGCATATATTGCTATTGAGGTTACATATAAAAACATAAGCTATCCTCTTATGGGAGCGGTCGGCGGTATCTCCTTCTTGCTTTTTGACCAGATTAATAACATAATCTCCTGGAATCTCGATTTAATCCTGCAAGGATGTATCGGGTCAGCCATCGTGACTGGTTTTGAGCTTATCATTGGTGAGGGGCTGAAAATTCTTAATCAGACACCGATGTGGGACTACTCCAACATGCCTCTTAATTATGATGGAGTAATATGCTTGCCGTTTTCAATAGTATGGATTTTCATTACGATACTTGGAATACTTGTAGCCGATGCATATAATTATTATCTATTTCACGAAGAACCACGACCGTATTATTGGATTATAGGTCATTACTTTGTCATGCCCAAAAGGTGTTGTGATGGCGAGTAAAGTGTTTAGAACACCTGTAGAACTGAAGAATTATATGCAGATATTATGTGATAAAGCTGTAGAGAATGCTTGTAATAGGCTCCTGGGAGCGTTACAACAGATAATAGATGATGAATTTTATGACACGTTCACGCCCTCATTCTATATTAGATCGTACCAATTCTGGAAATCGGCTACGACAAAAATGCTCAATCAAAATTTAGGCTCTGTATATATGGATGAAACAGCTATGAACTACAACAGCTTTTGGACAGGTGAGAAGCAGTTACTTGCTGCATCAATTGGATCGCATGGTGGATGGGTAACAGATGAGACAAAAGAGCATAGATTTTGGGAAGTGTTTCAAAAATATTGCCAGGAAAATGCAATAAAGATATTAAAAGAGGAATTAAGAAAAGTTGGACTATCCATAAAATAAACATCTAAAATTTCTTGCTATATTTTTATATATAGACTATACTGAAATAGAAAATACTAACGATAATTTTTATGGAGGTATAAATTATGAGGTCGGAATCAAAACGTCGTGGTCTTCCTACTTTGGCGGAAGAAGTTAAGAACGGTAAATACAATTTTAAACATCCGCTTCAGCGTCCTTCTGGACAGTGGAATGCATTACAGAAGGCAGAATTGATTGATAGCGTGTTGCGTGAATACCTAATTGACCCTGTTACGATTGTAGTTAGTGTGGTAGATGAAACAACTGGCGATATTATTAAATTAAATAATGCTGTTATTGACGGTGTTCAGCGTATAACCAATTTTGCCGATTTTATAAATGGCGAGTATCGTTTATCAAAGAAGTTAGATGATGTTCCCTTTACTATCGAAGGAAAAACATTCTATCCATCAGAATCATTATGGGGAAAGAAGTTTGAAGAACTAGACGAGGAAATAAAGAGCAAACTTAGTTATTATGAATTGCCAATAGACTTCTATTATGAAGCCACGAATAAAGAAATTACTGAATTATTCAGACGTAAGAATTCTGGCAGACCTCTCACTAATGCACAGAAAAATTCTGTGAATATTAGTAATGAATTATATGGACAGATTTTAAGCATATTAAACGCTGATGGATTTACTTATGAAGTTGAAAAGAAAAATCGTGCTGGCGAAATCATCGTGAAAGATGGTAAGCCAGTTATGAAAGAAAAGAAAATGCCAAACCTCTGGGAAAGAATTTTCAGTGTCGGTATTTTTAAGAATAGTGAGGACCGCAATCTTATTCTCGAAGTCATGATGTTAACTTCAGGTTATAGCAAGGAGCATGAATTTGGATTTAGAAATGAGGATATCCAGGCGTTTATAAGCTGGTTTAATGAACAAGAAAACAATCAGGGAGTCATTGAACTGATTATCAACGCTGCTGATTCTATTAATCATAGAATTACAGAAAAGATTCCAAATTTGAAGAAGACCTCTATCCCGATGTTTGTTGCTGGTATGTGCAAGGTGATTAAGTACAAGGGTGGAAAAGATAAATACATGGTACTCGCAAAGGAATTCTTCAATAGCTATGAACAGAATGACGAGTACAGGAATCTCTGCGGTTCCGGATCTGCTGCTAAAGAGAATGTACAGGCCCGTTGGGAAGTATTCAAGAATATGGCTAAGAAATGCTAATAAATCAAGGATGGTTGAGTTAACTGCTCTTCCATCCTTTTCTATGTAGAGAAATAGCACCGTATTTCTACGATGCTACCTCTCATCACTCTCTACTCACTCTCTCCTACTCCCAAATGGTAAAAAACAACTAATCTTCTTGTGTTTTGTCTCTATCAAAAAAGGTTCCTGATATATCAAATCCTTTAAATAAGCCAAAATGCATATGGAATTCTTTTGTGTCCTTGAGCAGAACAAGACTTCCTAAATAACAAACAGCACCCAGCATAAGGATAGAGCCAATTAATGCTAGTACTATCTCCATATCTCACCTCCCTTCTGTACTGTGACATACAAGAAAGGGAAGATATTGATTTGGAGAATCCAAAGATGTGTTTAAAAACACTAGAAATACCATTTGACCTTTCTGGTACTATGTACCGTTTTGTAGGATTCGTATAAAAATACTCCCACAGGCAAATGCCAAGCACATAGCCGTGCAATGGATTGTAATGTGGTTGTACAATCGCATATGTACTCATTTATATTTTACCAAAATCATCCCAAATAATAAACTCTAAACATATGTTTGTAATTAATCATGAAAGGAAAATTTATATGACAAAACAACAAGAAAAGGAATTCGAGAAATTATTTACGGAAAAGCTTAAGGAACAGCGATTCCAAGGACTTAAGGCCGGAGCAACAGGAATCCTCGGCGCAGTTCTCAATATGTGTAATGAAGGTAAGTCTGTAGAGGATATTAAAAAGTTTTGCGAAACCTCTCTTGGAATGCCTGGGATGAAGTAAGCAGAAATCCATGAGTATTAACTCTTGTACACAAAAAGGATGTGCTTACTCAAGGTACACCCTTTCTGTCTACCACTACTTACTATCCGCATCACCCCATATTCCAAGATATTTCATTAAGTAATTAACGTGATTACTCCAGCAGAAATTATTGTACTGCAATTTTGATAAACAGAAAAATCTGTAGCTGATGCAAACTGTGAACTTTTCATAGAAAGGAAATGAAAATGGATAAATTTCTCGATTGGATGTATAAATATGGATGGGTAGTACAAACAGTCATTGCTACACTTACTCTTATTTCTGCCATCATAACAACTATTAATTTATTTGAGATGTCAGATTATCTATTAATTCTTTTAAGTGAGTTGAATACAACGTATTAAGTATATTCCATAATAATGATAATGAGGAAATAATTACAGGTATTAGCCACTTGATTAAATCTCTTCTTTTTTGAGATTCCTTATTCTTTTTATCCATAAAATAAGATAATGTATTTCCATTGGGAATAACCTCAATATAAGTTTTTAAAGTATTGTGATGTCCTGTTAAATATTTAATCTCAAAATATCCGAGAGTTTCTATATCTCTCAGTTTAGTAATAAAATCGGATTCAGAATAATCAAGATTATAATTCTTTCTGCTTACTGTTATTCGGTTATTGGTGTCTCGTGGCAATGATAGTAGGAATGTCAAAATTTTTTCTTGTTCTTTTGTGAGCATATGTTTTTACCTCATTTATTTTAATAAAGAAATTATATCACCATCCATCAAAAAAACAAAACACAAATTACAGAGTGTCAGTGTCAAAACTGATATTTCTTTTCTTAGCACTCTCCTTTCGTGAGGGTGTTTTTTTATTGCAGTAAATTACGGAAGGAGTCATGAATGAACGATAGTTTCAAAATATTTCTTCAAGCTATTATTGACGATAGTAGTTTAACCAAAGTTCAAAAAGACTTAGCAAAAAAGAGATTAGAAATCCAAGCTGATATTGATTTTTCAGATTTTGCAAAGAATAAGGCTGATATCGAAAAACAGTTTCGAGCGCTATCAGGAATCATTAAAGATATACTTGGAGATGCTGTTTCTGATAAACAAGCTGTTCAATGGGCCAAGCAGTATTATAAAGAAATTGAGTCCGGAGCCAAACAGGCTGTTAAAGAACAGGAAAAGCTAGTAAATGCTATGGCGAAAGGACGTGAGTCTTCAGAACAAGCACGTCAGGCAGAAGAAAAGCGCCATCAACTTGCCCAGGATAAAGCTGTAAATAAGGCGCTTGAGGAAGAATATAACCTACGCCAAAGAATTGCAAATAAGTCAAAAGAAATTCAGCTCGGAATCGATACAGAGAAATATTCAACCCAGATTGTCTCAATCCAGCAACAGTTAAGTAAATTTGGAATTGAAAGTGGAGAATCATTCTTACAAGCAAGTGCCGCATTGAAACAATTAGAGGCTGCTTATAATGATATGAAATTCTCTAGTGGTGATAAACGATTAGATTATGAAAAAGAATACCAGAAACTTCTTGAGAAAACAAAAAATCTCATAACACAAATTAAAAGCCAAAAGTCAAATGAGATAATTTCTAACGGAGACAATCGTCGTATATCCCTTATAAACGAATTAAACAATTATCTTCAAAAGAATACTGCCATGACTAAACAGTCTAAGCAGCAAATCATTGAATGGATTAATACACTTAATTCTGCTGATGATATGACAAGGGGTACTTTTGATAATCTCAGGGCGCAATTTAAAGGTCTGGATGCTGAACTGCGCGCAATGAATAAATTGGGATTATCCTGGACCGATAAATTCAAACAAGCAGTTGAAAAATTTGGTGGCTGGGCCATTGCTACTGGTTCAGTTATGGAACTGTGGAATTTGTTCAGGAGAATGCCAAAAGAAGTATATAATATAGATACTTCAATGACTAATCTCTACAAAGTAACTGACGAAACCGAAAGAAAGTATTCTAAGTTTTTAGATAACGCTTCTTCTAAAGCACAGGATCTTGGTCGCTCTATATCTGGACTAGTTGAACAAACAGCTAACTGGGCTAAACTAGGGTTCGATATTGATCAAGCCAGTGAGTTAGCACAAATATCTTCTATCTATGCAAATGTAGGTGAAGTTGATGATGCGACCGCTGTAAAAGATTTAGTAACAGCAATGAAGGCAAATTTATGCCTTAATATATAGAAATATATATTTAGAATGAATTTAATTGCAGGTAATACCTAAAGCTCTACACCACAATACCGGAGAAATCACGATATGAAGGTTTTACAACGTAGAGATGTAACAATGGTTGTTCATGCAGCAAAGTTCCCTAACGTATTCCGTAGACCATACGGTACTTGAGACGAGGGAAAATGTTCAACGACTAGATTCAAGTCGAGCTATAGACTAGAGAATAAAGGTGGAAATCCTGAATATCTATGGCATTAATCGTAGGGCGCAATCGCAAATGGCGTGGGTGAAACCCCCTTAAATCGAAAAGGTCACTCTCAGCACATTATGGTGGAGATGAAGAAATAGTCTATTCTTACATGAAAGTGTAAGTTGTTATTAATCATAAAGTAATCATAAAAAAAAACAATAAAGATTCTATTTAATCTCTAAAAAGACACCGAGTTATTTTTAACTTTGGTGTCTTTTTATCATGGAAATACAATTGAACAGCAAGCATGTGAAAATATGAAAAATATAATATCAAAAGAACAAATTAGAAATGCTTTAGAAAACAAAAAGTTAAAAATCATTGGGGAGATCAAAACTTCAAACGACAAAATATTATGTGAAACAACTGATAATTATTATGTAATGGCATTACCATCTAGTATAATAAGAAGAAATGATAACCCGCCAATATTCTCAAAATACAATCCCTATACAATTAGAAATATAAAAACATGGATTAAAAATAATAATATTCAAAGCCTAGATTTAGTCTCTGATGAATATTTATCTTCGTCTGTTAAAATGACATGGGTATGTCGTAAATGTAAAAATGAATTTAATGCTTCTTGGAATGACGTATTACAAGGTAAACGATATTGTAATAAGTGTGCAAAAATAAATAGATATGATACTGTTAATTATACAGACTATAATTTTTTAGTAGAAGAAAAATGTAAGCAGTTAAATTATGAGCTTTTGCCAAACCAAAATATAGTTCGTTCAAATACAAGATTTAAATATATTTGTAATAAACACAGATCATACGGAGTCCAAGTAAGCTATCCGAATAATTTCATTACAGATTATGGAAATGGAGGTTGCTATCAATGTGGTGTAGAAAAACGCTCTTTGGCAAAAAGAAAATCTATTTCATATTTAAAAAAAATCACGAACTCATCTGGAATGATATACGAAGGCGTGGAATATTCAGAAAATGATAAGACAAAAATATTATATAGATGTCCTAATCACTATGACAAAGGAATATTTAAAACGCACATAACAAACATGAAGCGAAACAGTGGCAAATGTCCTTGTTGTATTGGTAGGTTTAGAACAAAAGATGATTTGCAAAATGAACTCAATAGTAATGATATGAATGTTTCTATATTAGAATATGCAAATTACTCAAGCCCAATAAAAGTGCAATGTGATATATGTGGTAATGTTTGGATGACTTCTGGAATCAATTTATCGCAAGGTCATAGATGTCCTAAGTGTTCTAAATCAAAATTTGAGCTATCAGTTGAAAATACATTACAATCACTTAATATTGATTATATATCACAATATTGGTTTGATGATTGTAGAGATAAGAATCCTCTTCCATTTGATTTTTATTTGCCAAGTAAAAATACATTAATTGAAGCCGATGGTGAAGGACATTATAAATCAATTAGACGTTCAAAAGATATGTCCGATGTTGATGCATTGAATCAACTCAAATATGTCCAATACCATGACAAAATAAAAACAGATTATTGTAAAAGAAATGGCCTAAAACTTATAAGAATACCATATTGGGAACGTGAAAACTTAACGAATTTTATAAAAGCAGAATTAACTAAAATTACAGAAATATGATTAATAACATATAAGATATTGCGAATCTTATACAATATAAAAGATTTAATATAACAGCAACAGATAGTATTACCATTGTAGACTCGTTAAATAAACTTGGAAATGAGTTCGCAACAGATTCCGCTTCTTTAGGAGAAGGTCTTAAAAAATCTGCTTCTGCTTTGAGTTTAGCTGGAAATGACATAAATCAAACTTTAGCTATGATTACTGGCGGTACAGAAATTACGCAAAATGCTTCAGAGATGGGAAATGCTCTGAAAGTTCTTAGTATGCGTATTCGAGGCATGAAGGGAGAATTAGAGGAGCTAGGTGAAGAATATGAGAATGTAGAATCAATCTCTAAAATTCAAACTCAAATTCTTAACCAAACAAATGGTGCTGTAAATATATTTGATAAGAACGGAAATTTCAAATCGACTTATGAAATATTAAAGGGCATTTCAAAAGTTTGGTCTGATATTAGCCAAGTAAATCAGGCTGCACTCCTCGAAACAATAGCAGGAAAACAGCGCGGCAATCAGATTTCGGCACTAATTCAAGCTTTTCAATCTGGACAAATAGAAAAGGCTTACGAAACATCTGTTCATTCTGCTGGATCTGCGATGCAGGAACAAGAACGGTGGATGGAAAGTTTGGAAGCAAAAACGCAACAATTAGAAGCTGCATTTCAGTCTTTATCAACCACAGTTTTTGACTCTAATTTCTTAAAAGTATTAGTAGATAGCGGTATCACATTAACTAATGTATTGGATACTGTTATTGACAAAATTGGTGTAATACCAACTTTAATTACAGGCGGTAGTATTACCGCGTTTATTAAAAACTTCGATTGGCTCTGCAATAAGAGCTACTTAAAAATTGCCTAGATTTTTAAGATGGTCTACTATGTGGGAAGAAATGTCATAACGGCGACAAAATCAACTCCGTAGGACGAAAGTTTCAAAATAAAAAGAGGACGAATTGGCCTGAAACCCTAATGCTCACTATGCTACAACGTAATCGAAAGGTAGGCGTGAATGCAACCGAAAGGTAAAAAAATCAATCGGCACAACTATGGTCGAGAGTGAGATGCATATGACTAAAAAATACGGTCTAAGTGCGTGATTAAATGGGTAAAAAATTAACTGGCAGCTAACCTAATCTACGTAAAGTCATACTATATAATCCGATAGTAAAAGTTGCGAAAGCAATGTCGGGATAAAAGTATTAAAGATCAGGAAAGTTCAACGAGCATGATTCCTCACAGAATAATAGAGCCTTATCTACTATTTTGTTAATGTATGTTCTAACATAGTTTATTGTGGTGAACCACACGGCAAGGCTATGTCGTTAATCAGTTATGGTAATCATAAATATCATATTGTTAGCAGTCTTATCCATTATACTGTTTGATATAGCTGAATGGATTTTTTAATCAAGTTAGGTAGTCTTACTACTGCCCTGCTTAGTACAAATTATACACATCTATTTCTGGCTTGGAAACGGGAATGGAATTTAGTTATTCATTGGTTAACCATAAGCCTAACATATATGCTTCTGCCTTGGCTTTGTTAACCGGAGTTAATTTATTATATATAAAGAGAATGTCGTCCTGTGTTTTTATGTTTTCATCTTCGGCATAAAATTTTGACATGGTGATAAAAATATTGTAGATATTGTTTGGTGATGCATTCATTTCGCGGGCAAGACGATAGAGACTCCAACCACGTTCATGGCAAAGCTGTTTGATACGTTTCAATTCATAATTCATTACAAATTCCTTTATATATATTGTATCTGCTCTTCTATTTTGATAAAATTAATCTACACCCCTAACTTGACAAAATCATATAATAATAAATGAGGTGGTTATATGAATAAATATTTTAAAGTTGCAATGTTTTACACATCTTTTATACCACTGTGGATTACCATCTTGTTTATTGATGTATTAAGCCTCATAAGAGATGGTTCTAATCCATATACAGAAATAATAGAAATAGTACTCATTTTATTAGGCCTTATCTTTTCCATACTAATTATTGCTAAGATGATTACTAACGTATCCCATGAACATGGAGTTAGGTATAAAATCATAGACGCACAGCAAGAAACAGGAATAACATCTGAATTTTTACTTTCATATATACTTCCGCTTTTTGCTTTCGATTTCACTCAATGGGACGGAGCAATTATGTTCTTGGTATACTATGGCATTTTAATGTTTCTATGTGTAAGAAATAATAATGTTTATGCAAATCTTATTTTTGAATTTAAGAGCTATAAGTTCTATAACTGTGAACTTCAATGGATTGCGGAGCCAGACGTTCCCACCACGCAGTCAATGATTATCAGTCAAAGCAATTTATGCGCCAATAAAGGAAATACTGTAGAGATTATTTGCTTAGATAAACCATTCTATCTCACGAAGTCTTAAGAGGCATGGACATAGGTACTTCACATAAGCTGTCTTCTGTCAGTTCTCGCTTTGCCTTACCACATATGCCAAGAGTAAAATTCTTGGCATTTTGGGGATTCGATAAATCAAACTTTTTATTCTTTTTATCATATGGTATTCCAAATATCTTTGCAAACTTTTCTCTGCTTGTTGGCTTTTTTAGATAGTTAACAACCTGAGATGAATAAGATATAAATTTTTTTGGTGTCTGTCCTTTATTTGCATAGGAAACGTATTCATCAAAATCTTCAATCATATCCATCGTTTCCAACTCATTTAAATGTTTTTGGCAGATTTTTTTATGAGAGTATTCAAGGTTAAACACCGATTCACAATTCGAGTTTATCATATATATCGCATTACTATAAATAATAGCATCGAAACAACTTCCGAATTGAACCATCGGTTCAGTTACTTCAGCTAGTGTATTTAATCTTGACACAAAAACTGAACGTTTTGACTTTTTTAGATTAACAATTGGATTACGTTTAGTTAGCAAATATAAGTTACTATCCTCTCCATCATCATTTTTGTATATTCCAACAAAAATGTACGCTCCTGCCTTAATCTCATCTATCTTTTTGGAATCATCATGGTCCTGTATATGCCGTAATAATGCTGCCCACTGAGTGTTTATAAGTTCATCACTCATATCAATTTTGTCAATAACTCCTTTTGAATTAAAACCTGTATATTTGATTACCTTTTCATCAAAGGCTTCAATATTTTTTTCAAAAGTAGTTTTTTGACGAGATACAACTGTATTTATAAGATTAACTGGTTCAAAATATAATGGATAACATGTATACTCATTCGGATGTGTCTTATGGTTATAATGGATTAGGAACAGAGACCATTTTGTAATTTTGTCTATTTGATTCAAACCCTCTTTTAAAATAGCATATGACATTGTAAACCTCCAAATATACCTACAGATTGATTCATATTAAATGCGCTATACCCCCTCCCTTATTCTACCATAATCCGACAAAATCTGGTAGCACTATTTTAAATACCATACAAGTAAAGTTATATTTTGTTATCTAATAGAAAAGAGACTATTTCTAGTCTCTTTAAAAATCACTCTTGCAGTGATTACAATGCCATTGCTTACTTGCTTTTCCAACAGCAAATACACAACGACTAAAATATGTAGCAAAGGAATAAAATTATGGATAAAGAAAAAGAAATTAAAAAAGAAGACTTAATCAATCAGTTTGAGTTGTTGAAAAAGTCTTCCGATGAAGTATATAAAAATCGAGAATTTGATTCATTGTCAAAATTGAGTATGGCAATGATTGAGTTATACAAGACTATTATGGCGTATTAACGCTTATTTGCCATAGAGATTTTGATGTCATTAAAGAACTCCATGATGTAATCCACTCTCTTGGTGTTATTTGCGTATGCATCGTCTTGTAACTCTTCTTCTGGCAATACATATTATAAATTAGTAACCATGACTTTTACGATATTCATCTGGATCAAAACCATCAGCTTTTAAATTTTCATCTTCTGCCCATGAGTTACGTCTGCATCCGTTATAACCTTTCCAATCATCTTTATGCTTCTCTTCGTATGCATCAATCTCTTTTTGATGTTCATAGTAGAAGTTACTACGTTTATTCGTTGTAGAACATGAGCCAAGTGAACCTATTATATAAAGAATTATCAAGAACATTATTAATGGGGTATAATTTGAGTTCTTCATTTTATTTTGCCACCAAAATATTTAGTAGATTTCAATAATACATCACGCATTTTATTCGTGAATCTACATATAAGCTACTTGTTCCAATTAGTTTCCCTGGAATTTCGAATTCTTGTATGACTTTTTTCGAACAAGTAAAAGTATCGAAACGTACACCTACAATGTCTATGCCTATTTCATCTTGATTTCCTAGTTTGATTAATTCGTTTTTGTAACGGTCGAAAAATCCCCTATCTTTGGCATAAATGATGGTATTAAACTGAGTATCACTAGAAAATAATTTTTTAATAGTTTTAATTTCAGATTTAATTATTAATAAGTCTCCCAAATTTCCCTTGTAATAAAATTGTATTTTCTTTTTTTCCTGTACTATTTCATATTCACCATTGCTTGCTTTTGATTTAAACATTGATTTTATGCATTCGTAATCACTATTACATAATCCAATTGCTTTTTTATACAGTTTTTCTTCAGTTTCTTTTAAAACAGCTTCTGGAAATTTTGTTACATTATTTAGTTCATCTGCAAAACTCATATTACCCTCCAAATTTACCTAGAACTCACTTTGGTGCTTGCGTTTATTTCCAAGTAGACCAAAAAGTGCAACATTGACAGCTTTAGCAGTAGTGGTAATTTTTGATGTGTTGGTCGAATGACAGTAGGGGCACTCGGCGTTATTCCGATATTGAAAGTCTTGTACTCTTTATACATCACTGTATTCAATCGTATGACCATTTTCATCAAATTTATAAGGTGCTTCAATATAGTCCATTTGTCTACGTTTTGCTTTTTCAAAGTTTTGCCACATATCAGCCATATTATCTGACATATTGAAAATGGTTACTATTTTATTGATTTGAGCCTTTAAATGAGGGCTTCCATAATCATCAGTTAAAAATTGAAAATATCTTGCAAGTTTATTTCCACTTTTGCTTACTGGAACTTTCTTTTTTAATTCTTCTGTAACACCTTCTGGAAGTTCGTTATAAATCAATTTATTTGTCCATGTACCAATTACACCGGGTCTTTTTGAAATTCCTTTTTCTGTAAAGTCCCAACCATTTAATCTGAATAATTCCTTGTAATATACATCAGGGAATGTTTTTTGCCAAGGAAGTAATTCTTCACTTATGTATAATTTCAAGAGTTTTTGTAATGCGTCAGCTTCACGTTCATATTGATAACCAGTTGCTTCATCAATTAAAGCTGTTATACCAACTTTAGCAAAGCTGCGCATTAAAATTTCTGCTTGGTCGGCAATAATTTTTTGTCTTGATGATAAAGTTATATTTTGTCTTGCTTCAAGGAATCCATCACACAAATCAACTAAATCGGTTGCATTATATCCGTTTATCTGTGTGTTCCCTTTGTAACATATAATTGGTTTGTATTTCTCATCGGTTGCGTCTTTATATAAATATGGCTGTAAGGATTTTTGATTTAAATATCTTTGTAAACGAGAACCAGTACTTTGTGATGATGGCGTATCATCAATCAGTTTTAAGGCAGTTTGCATTTGTCTACCTGATAAAACTCTTGTGCCGTCTTCTAATACATAGCAAGGTATTTGATATCCGGCTAAATCTAAGATTCCTTCGTACATTATTTTTTGTTTTGACATATGTATCTTCTTTATTATATATGTGGTCTGGCTGAAACCCTTATAAAATATGGTTTTTCCACGTTTTAGGGTGATTAAGTGGCCCGGTATAAATAAGACCATTTTTAGTTTTTACCATTCATATTTACAGTTATTACAATGATATGTTTTCTTTCGTTTATTTCCTAATAATCCAAACATAGCTATGTTAGTAACTTTAGCAGTTGTTGAAATTCGTTTTATATTTGTACTGTTACAAGTGGGACAATGAGGAATATTTATTTGTGATTGCTCTGTAGTGCTGTTTGTCGGTATGATTTTATTCATATCTTCTTGGATATCTAAAATTAATGCTTTTGCAGATATAGTATCAATACCTGTTATTTTACTTACTCTTTCCGCCGCTTCTGCTGTTTTTGATGCACTTATTAAAGTAAACATTTCCATATAATGATTTTCTTCAATTATACTCTTTGCCTCTTTATAGTCCACTTTTGTCACTCCCCATATTGTTTTTTATATTATACTATCAATATGTTTAATTTTCAATAACAATGAAATCAAACATTATAATGCATTTAAAGAATCTAGGCAATTCTATTGAAACAGCAAATAATATAAATAATATTATTAACAATATCGCAAGTGAAAAAGAGCAATTAGTAGCATTTAGTGAAATTGCTCAAAAATCATCTACAGAAGTTCTCAAACTAGCAGCTTCTCAAGTAACACTTACAAAAGAGCAAGCTACCGCAATCTTCACAGCAAAAGGACTTTCTGGAACAGAACTAGATGCCGCAGTTAAAACCGCTACCATGTCAGCTGCTCAAAAAGAAGCCACCTCTTCTACCATCGGACTTAGCACAGCCACCAAAGGATTATGGTCCACAATAAAAGCCCACCCAATGATGGTCGCTACTGCTGCTGTCGGTTTAGCAATCGGGGCATATTCGAAGTGGAAACAGATTCAGGAAGAAAATAGGCAAGCGGCTGAATATGCAGCGAGAACATATGCTGATACATCTAAGTCTATTGATGAGTACGCAAAGAAATACGAAGAGCTTCACACCGCTCTCCTGGAAGCAAAAGGTAATGAAGAAGAAACATACAATGTCAAAAAGCAGCTTCTTGATCTCCAGGCAGAACTGAATGAAAAGTTTGGTGACGAATATGGTAAACTGAATCTTGTCACGGATGCTTACAAAAACCAAACAGATGCAATCAAGGCTTTTAACAAAGAATCTGCCAATAGGTTCCTTAATGAAACTCCTGGGCTAGATGTTGCTGAAAGAGAGATGACTAAAGTTCGAGGTTATTTTCTTGGTTCTACTGGCAACATGAATGAACAATACGCAAAAGATATTTATGATATTGTCTCAAAATATCAGGACAAAGGAATTAAGTTAGAGAAATTCACAGCTAAAAACGTTCCTGGTTATACAATCAAATTTGTAGGAGACGCAACACAGGCTAATGAAGTCATCAATGAACTGGAAACAAAAATTCGTAATCTTCAAGACAAATACAGTAATAATGGTTTTGTTAATGGCATTGTTGAAAACTCAAAAAATAGACTTATTGAGAATAATAAAGTAATTACTGCACAGGGGAAACAGTATGAAGAAAAACTAAAAGCTGAAATCTTTTCAAACGACGCTTTATCAAATAGTTATGATGAAATGCTTCAATCTGTCAAAGATTACAATGAAGCAGTTTTAAAGAGCGAAGATCCATTTAATGATGAAATAGTTAAATCCGCTTACCAGCATTTAAATGAGATAAAATCTGGGGTAGAGGATAATGAATCAGTATGGGGTAAATACTCTTCTGTTATTAAGGATGTGTTCGATCAGGCCGACACAAAACTATTTGATTTTAGCAATGATTTAGCAGCAATAGATTATAGTAAAGTGCTTGATACTTTGCGTGGTAAATCAGACGTTGAAGCAAAGGCTCTGATAGACGAAAATAAGGATAGTAATTACAAAGAGCTTATTTCTCTTGCAGATAAATATTCCATGTCAATTGATGATGTTATCTCCAATCTTCAGAAGATGGGTATTGTCGCTAAAACTGTAGGTCAGGAAACGAAAGAAATCCCCAAAGCCTTTACTAAGACAGAAATGATAGCCGCTATCAATGGACTATCTGAAGGTTTTGAATCTCTGGACAAAATAATGTCCTCGATAAAAGGTAAGAATCCGTTTGACTATTCCCTTCTGGATGATAAGAACTTCAAGGAGACATTTAGCGGACTTGGTGAATCCTACGAGAATTTTGTAGAAAAGATTTCAAAATCACCAAATGATATAAACGCCTGCCAAACTGCTTTCGATGACTTATTAACCACATGGCTAAACTCAACTGACATTCTTTCAGGACTTTCAGAAGATACAGCCCAACTTACTATTGACATGCTGAGTAATATGGGCGTGGCAAATGCGGAAACCGTTGTTACAGAGGCACTGGCACAGAAACAGGCAATGTTGGCCGCTGAAAAGTATTATAGCGCTAATGCAAGTACAGCATTAGCAAATAATACGATAGATGAATATGGTGCATTTTTAAATGAAGCTGATGCAGTAAATGTCTCAGAACAGGCACTGGCACAATTAGAACTCACCAAAATTGCTGTTAACGATGTCAAGATAGATACTGCTTCTGATATAGACCAGGTAATAAATTTGGCTAACGCTGCTGGAGCCAGTGCACAAGCTCTAGGGAAATTAGCCCGTGCAAAAGCAGTCTTTGCTCAGGCAGAAAACGGTTCTTTAGATTTAAATGTTCCAGGTAATAATCTGTTATTAGCTGAGGCCGAAAACACTGTAAAAGAAATTGGTAATGGTAGCTTTGAATACGAGTTTAAAATCGATACTAACCAATTTAAATCTGCTACTTATGGTGGTGGAGTTAAAAGTGGTAAGTCCGGTTCTGGAGGCTCCAAAGGTTCCAAAGATAAAGATCCAACTGAATTTGACTGGATGGAACAGAAAATCACCAATCTTGATTCCCAAGTAGATAAACTAAAAAACAACATAGACTCTCTTGTTGGCTACAGAAACAAGAACTCCATGACCCATACTACAATTGATGTACTCACTGAAAAAATGGATATCCTCCAGCAGATGCATGATAAATACATGGAGAAAGCAAGTAGTCTCGGACTCTCCCAGGAATACATTGATAAGATTCAGAACGGCACTATTGAAATTGAAACAATCAGTGATGAAAACCTAGCAAAAGTCATTAAGGAATACCAGGACTTATATAATAAGGCCCAAGATACGAATGATAAAATTTTAGAAACACAAAAGTCTATTCATGATCTTAATCTATCCAAATTAGACAACATCATAGATCAGTTCAAACAGACAACAGATATCCAGTCCAAAATGATTGATACTGAAAAGCAGCTTCTTGACCTTCGTGAAAAATCTGGTGAAGAAATATATGCTGATGATTATATCTCACTTGCTGGCAAACAGTTAAAGCTAACGCGCCAGAATGCAGATGCTTACAACGAACTGTCCGCCGAGATGTCTCGCATGGATTTACAAAGAGGCTCTGAAGAATGGAAAAAATATAACGACCAGTTGCAAGAGTACAAAAACAATATGATTTCTGCTGCTGATGCCGTAGAGCAATATAAGGATGCAATGACGGATTTGGTATATAAGGGTCTTAGGGACTTTACAAGTGCAATGGATTCCATCAATGGAACCATCAGTACAATGAATGACTTAATCGGAAACACTAATCTTGTTGATGATTTTGGTAATTTAACAGACCGTGGATTGTCCCAAGTTGCTTTATATGCCCATCAGATGTCGAATGCAAAACAGGAAGCCGCTGAATATGCTGAAGCTATCAAATCGCTCGACGATGCTTTAGATAGTGGATTAATCACTCAGGACGAATACAACTCAATGCTCCAGGAGTACACTTCTGCCCAGGAAAGCGCCGTGAAATCAAGTAAAGAAGCCAGGGATGCAATTCTTGCTCTTGTCAAAGAAGGTATACAGGCTGAAATCGATGCAAAGAAGAAACTAATTGACGAGACAAAAGCGGCTCTTGATGCTGAAAAAGATCTACATGATTATCAAAAGTCAATTGCTGAAAAGCAGGATAATATATCTAAATTAGAACGTCAGATTGCAGCCTTAAGTAATTCCACCAATCGTAATGATATAGCCCAGAAATTGCAGTTACAAAGTCAATTGGCTGATGCGAAGGAAGAATTATATGAACTACAGTATGACCATGAAATCGAGCAACGTAAAAATGCTCTGGATGATGAGTATAATGCGTTTGAAGAATCTAAACAAAAGGAATCTGATGAGCTTGATACAAATCTGGATGCGCAGAATGCAGCTATCAACAAATATCTTGACCAGGTAAAAAACAACTACTCTACTGTCTACGGAGTCCTGACCCAGTATGGAGATGAATATAGTCTAGCGGCTATTGAGGACCTTACCAAACCATGGGAATCTGGAAGTGAAGCAGCTGATTTATGTGCAAACGCAATTGGCGATGCAGTAGCAAATATCCAGTACGAGATTGACGGACTCGATTTTAGCTCACTTTATGAATTGGTAGATTTACTTAACCAGATTGGAATGGGCGGTTATGGCGGCGGCGGTTCTTCTGCTTATGAAGATGTAACTAACCAGGGAAGTTGGCAGAAAGGCAAAGGCGGAAAATGGTGGTATGGAAACTCCAATGATGATTATGTCTCTGGGGATATTTATACCATTAATGGAAAACAGTATGGCTTTGATGACGATGGATATATGGTAACAGGATGGCGTGATGATTTTGGAGATTGGAGATATTTTGAACCTGCAAATGGTGAAATGGTTATATCCCAATGGCGAAAGGACAAAAATGGCGATTGGTACTATCTTGATAAGGATGGTGTCATGGCTACTGATATGGCTGTTAAGTCCAGGGATGGAGACGGATATTATTACCTTGACGAAAATGGTAAATATGATGGGAAACCTCTAACTGCTGAACAGGTTAGAAAACTTGGATATACAATTGGGTATAAAAATGGTACAAAACGTATTTCTCATGACCAGCTTGCGTGGACTCAGGAAAACAAACCTGAACTAATTACACGTCCAAGTGACAGAGCTTTATTGACTCCACTGAAATTAGGCGATGGCGTAATAAATGGGGATTTGACTCAGAACCTTTTAGATATCGCTGGAAATCCGAATAGATTTGTTGAAGATATTGTCGCTCGGTCGATGCCTAATTATAAGATACCAGAATTTGATATAGTGCGGAATCAACCCGTGGCAATTAATTCCCCTCTTGTACAAATTGACGGTACTGGTCTGTCCGCTAGTGAAGTCTCTGCAATCATAAAGAATGAAACCCGTGATATTGATAAACGGGTTGCCAAAAGTATTAGATATGAACTGACGGGTAAATAAATTTTAAGGCACTCAGAAATGGGTGCCTTAACCAATGAGGTGAAAACGTGTACAATCGTAATATAGTATTAAAAAATATAAAAGAGTGGATTGAGTATTGCAATAAAATACAGTCTAATTCAGAAAAACCATACAGTGAAGATATAATTGAGAAGATTTTTTCATTACCATTTGAATTTGACACTATCCCAATTTAATCCCAGCTTTATTGAGTTGCTTCTTAAAATTATCAAAGAATTAAAATATTTGGCCGTTATTAAGAAAGGATGTGATAAAATGTTTGACAGATTTATTTTTGATAATATCCCCTGTAATGAATACGGGGTAACATGTGTTTCTTTTTCATCTCCTGGAATGGAAACCATATCAGCACAAGAATCTGAACTAGAAACCGAAAAATCTATCAGAGGGGATATATTTCATATTACATCCCATGAATATACAAAACCATTAACGTTTACCATACAAATTGTAAATAAAGACTTCTCTCCAATTTCTGCCATCCAAGAACGTGCATTGAAAAAGTGGATGTGTCAAAGAGGAAAATACAAGCCATTTTGTATTTATGATAAACGATATGCGGATACATGGTTCTTCGCCAATATTAATAATCCTAAATCTATTTACATTTGTGACACTGTTGGATTGGAGTTTACTGTAACGACTAATGCTCCATTTGGGTTTTCCGACATACGAGATAAGAGATGGATATTGGAAGGAAATGACACTATTAAAGATTTATACGTAGACAATGATGAGGAGTTACCAATTTATCCTACACTGACTATAACACTAAATGAATCTGGTACACTTAATTTGTCAAATCAAACCTTAACAGATGCCCCAAATACTCTTACCGTCAATAATTGCATTGCCAATGAAGTTCTTACCTTGGAATGTGGATATCCACATATCTCATCTTCTATCCCTTCCCATAAAATCTTTGATGATTTTAACAAATTCTGGCCATACTTAGTTGACGGCTATAATAAAATCACTGTGGATAAACCATGCACTGTTGAATTACAATATCGTGAATACAGAAGGGTAGGTATTGTATAATGGGATTCTTTACATACAACTATTTCAAAAACCTGAAGCGCCCAGAAGTATATCTTTGCTATCCTGATAAACGCACTATTGGTGCACTCCACGCTTATGATCTTCAAACTGATATTATGGCAAACTCAGTCAACAAAGGTACTTTTACAGTGTATCGCTATGAGGATAGCGAAGAAACAAGATTCTATGATAAAATAGAGATCGGGAAATATATTCATCTATATGGCGTTGGATGGTTCAGAATTAACGAAGTATCTGTAGTCAATGAAGGAGTGAATGAATACAAAGAAATATCATATCTGTCTATAGAATGTGAACTAGGTCAAACGTATCTAACATCATTTGGGTCTTTGGGAACCGATGAGGATGAACAAGGTGGCCTGGATCGGTATTGCTTATATAATCCACTAGACGTATCACATTCAATCATGCACATAGTTCTTGAAAAGAATCCTGGATGGTCAATCCGATACATAGATTCCCAAATTTCAACTGAATATAGGAACTTTCAAGAGGATAGCGTTGACACATACTCGTTTTTGACTGGAAAAGTTTCTGAAACGTATGAGTGCGTATTCTTATTTGATTCTTATGAGCGCAGTATTTCAGCTTATAAACTCGAAAACCTTGGAAAAGATACAGGCATTATCTTAAATTATCGTAATGTGATAAAAAGCATAACGATGAATAGCACAGAAGATGATATTAAAACTGTGCTGACAGTAGTCGGCGGAAATGACGAGCGAACCAATACTCCTCTTGGAATTCTTGATGTAAATATTTCTGGTACAAATCAAATCTATGACTTTAGTTATTTTCTTCATATGATGAGTCCAGAGTTACAGGCTGGTTTATCTCATTATCATGAACTATGTGAAACAAATGAATCTGCTTATCAAGAAAAAATGTCTTCACTACTCTCCCACTATGACGAACTGAATACCTTAAAAAACAAAGTTCCTGATGAGGGTGAAGATTCTACAGACTGGACTTTATTTGGTCTACGTGAGCTACAAGAAAAAGAAATTATCTATAAAACAAACATGTCCTTACATCTTGGGGAAGATGAATCTGAGCAATATAAGAAAAACGCTACCATCCATGCAGCAATTGAAGCCGAAATAAAGGTTCGGGAACAGCAAATAAGCAACAAAGAAGCCGAGATAAACAATCTTATTTCTGCAATTAGCTCCTTAGTTGTAAGTTTGCCTGATGTACTTGGTGAAGAACTATACAAAGAACTTGGCCCTTATGTCCGCGAGGATACCTTAACTGATGATTCTTTCATAGCAACCAACTCTATGACAGACCGTGAAATTCTTGAAATGCAACAAGCTTTGCTAGAGCACGGAAAAAATGAACTTGCTAGAGTTTGCTATCCTCAATTCACTTTGGATGTAGATTTAGTCAATTTCACTGTAGACTATAATTATAAACGTTTTACTGATGCGCTTGAGATGTTTAATATAATCCATATTAATTTTGAGGACCATGATTCTATTATTTCAGCAAGACTTTTAAAGCTTCACATCAATTGGGATGACCCGTCTGATTTTAAAGTTACATTCAGTAATTGTAACTCACTTAAAGAAACGTGGGAATTAATTCGAGAGGTACAAAAACAGGCTGAAGATGTTTCTACAAAGGTTGAGTTCGCTACCGGAGCCTGGAAAAACGCTGCTATCGTCTCTGTTGATGTCAATAAATATATGAATAACATTCTGAATGCTAGTAAGCAACAGCTCGTTAGTAATGATAATAATGAGATTTTAATTGACTCAACTGGAATTTTATGTAGAAAATGGTTGTCAGAGCGACAGATTTATGATCCAGGTCAGATATGGATAACCAATAACCAAATCGCCATATCCCAAGACGGGTTTAATTCAGTTGGGATTGCCTTGGGATATGTAAAAATGGGCAATGACTACTTCTTTGGATTGTGTGCCCCATCAATTGTTGGTAAACTTTTGATGAGTGAAAAGCTTATCGTGTCCAATGCATCCGGTTCCTATACCATAGATAAAGATGGATTCATTGCGAAGAAAGGTTCCTATGAGGTAAAAATCAATCCTGATACACCAGATAATATCTTTTCAATAGCTATTGATGGAAAGAAATTACTCTATGTGGACACTGTTGCTAAAGCATTAACATTTGAAGGAAAATTGATTTCTAAATCTGGGCAAATCGCAGATTTCAATATTGCTGAAAATACACTAATTTCTGGCAATATAGGCTTGTGTTCTGATAAGACATCTGGTGCTATTGCATACTGGGCGGGTAATACTGACAGAAATAATGCTCCATTCAGAGTTAGTAATACAGGAGCCTTAACTTGTTCTAATGCTATTATAACAGGTGGCAGTTTAAAAATCGGAGATAACTTTGAAGTAAATTCACAAGGGGTATTGACAGCAAAATCAGCTAATTTTACAGGAAACATAATTGCATCCAAAATAACTGGTTCTCAAATATCAGGTACTATTATTACTGGCGGAGCTATTAGCGTTGGAGCACTGGATGCAGATGCGTATACCCTATATCTTGGTAGATGGATGATAACTACAGCCGACCGAGGTTGGATTGGAACAAGTGATGATAATTATTGGAATGCATCTGCTTCGGGTTCAACACAGGCATGGTGTAGTTTTGGAGGAGCCTTAGTAGTTAATGGTTCTGGAGAAACACATGCCCAAACAATTATAACAAATAAAATAAATGGAGATGCTACACTTGTGGGAAGTAACTGGTGGAATGGATATACAATATTCAGTGCGCTAGATTATCTATATAATCGCATACCAAATACCTAAAGGAGGTACATAATTGGATATTACACTAGGCAAATTAGCTGGGGCTATACCAGTATTACAGCAAATTAAAAACAAAAAACCAAGTTTTAAGATTGACTATTGGGTCATGAGGAATATAAAATTGTATGCTGATTCATATAATTTCTTTATTCAAAAGCGAGAGGAGATTTTTGAAAAGTACTGTAACAAGGTAAAAAATGAACTGACCCCAGAAGGTAGCTATTATTCGCTTGATAAAGATGGCATGATTCAATTCAATCTTAAACCTGGTATTAATAGCGAGGAGTTTCAGAAGGACATGGATGAACTAATGAAGATGCCCTGTGATGATATTACTCCATATAAATTATCGCTAGATGTTATCAATAATTCAGGGGACTTCAACCTTGACAATGAAGATGATATTTTTGCTATTGACTACCTACTCTCTGAGTAGGTAGTTTTTTAATTTTTGCGAAAGGAGGGCTAAATGGCACAAACACAGTCAGAGGATTTTAGGATTGATATATCCCATGAACAATCATTTAGATATTTACAGGCAAAGCAATTTGATCACAATTCAAGGATACGACGATTGATCATTACTGATAATAATATACCACTAAAATTTACAGGAAAAGAACTAATTGGGCTATCACTCTACATCAATGGTGATAATTATTCGAATACAACATGTCCATTTGGAGATGATGGATTTCCAAGAGTCGTATTTACAGAATCCATGTTATCCCGTGAAGGTGATGTAAGCTGCGAACTCAGGATTTATAGTTCATCTGATACAACAGTTGCTACTACATTTACTTTCATGATGACAGTAAGCAAGAGTCTACTTAATCAAGATAGATTGGTTACATCGTCTGAATTTAATATATTGAATGATCTAATTCTACAGGCCAATGTAATACCAGATTTAATCAAACAGTTTAATTTATCCCAGGAACAGATCAACGCCCTGATTGAGCAGATTCAAACCGATATATCTGATTATACAAAACAGTTTTCGACCATGAAAACCAAGTATACAAATGACTTTAATACACTTATACAGAAAATTAATACTGATATCACGTCTTATAAATCTGAATACAACTCTTTAAAAACTGAAATCACAAATCTTAAAAGTTCCATTACAACTTGGTACACATCTGCCCAGGCAGCGGAAAATACCCGCGTTGCCAATGAAAACAAACGTCAAGCCGATACCTCTAAAGCTATTGAGAATTGTGAGAAAGCAACAGCAAATACAAATACGGCCATCTCTGGAGCTAATACAGCTCGCGATAATGCCAATGCTGCGGCTACCGAAGCACAAACTAAGGCTGCATATGCGCAGAATCAGGGAGACCGTGTTGATATGGCGCTTAAGGATTTTGAATTCAGACTTAGAACTGTCGACGGAGGTGAACTAACCGATACCACACCCGCCGAAAATATATATGACGGTGGTTCATTGTAATTATATGGAAGTCCAGCTAAGAAATGTCAATAGGTAAAATGAAAAATGTTTAAAAAGTTTTTT